TCTGAGGAGTCACTGTAACGGTTCCAGTGGCTGTACTGGACCCATTTGCATTGACTGCCTTTAGTTGGATACTGTATTGGTCTCCATTGGTCAGTCCTGTAATTGTAATGGGACTGGTTGCATCTGCAGGGCTGAGAGCGGTAAATGTAGAACCACCATCTGTTGAGTACATGTAGTTGGTGATGGCGGAGCCTCCATTGCTGCCTTCAGTAAAGGAAATTTGGGCAGTTTGGTTTCCTGGAGTTCCAGAGAGGTCTGTGGGTGGTTGAGGTGTGGTCTGAGGAGTCACTGTAACGGTTCCAGAGGCTGTACTGGACCCATTTGCATTGACCGCCTTTAGTTGGATACTATATTGGGTTCCATTATTCAGTCCTGTAATTGTAATGGGACTGGTTGCATCTGCAGGGCTGAGAGCGGTAAAGGCGCCTCCATTAAGAGAGTACATGTAGTTGGTGATGGCGGAGCCTCCATTGCTGCCTTCAGTAAAGGAAATTTGGGTAGTTTGGTTTCCTGGAGTTCCAGAAAGGTCTGTGGGTGGTTGAGGTGTGGTCTGAGGAGTCACTGTAACGGTTCCAGTGGCTGTACTGGACCCATTTGCATTGACTGCCTTTAGTTGGATACTGTATTGGTCTCCATTGGTCAGTCCTGTAATTGTAATGGGACTGGTTGCATCTGCTGGGCTGAGAGCGGTAAAGGCGCCTCCATTGAGAGAGTACATGTAGTTGGTGATGGCGGAGCCTCCATTGCTGCCTTCAGTAAAGGAAATTTGGGCAGTTTGGTTTCCAGGAGTTCCAGAAAGATCTGTGGGTGGTGAAGGAAGTGCTATGGGTGTCGCTGTAATCGTTTCAGAGGCTGTTCCATCTCCATTTTCATTAACAGCTTTTAATTGTATGTTATAAGTTGTTGCATTGGTGAGACCTGTAATTGTAATAGGACTGGTTGCATCTACAGGGCTGAGAGCGGTAAATGTAATACCGCCATCAATTGAATATTTATAATTAGTAATTGCAGACCCGCCATCGTTACCTGGTGTGAAACTAATTTGCACACTTCCATTTCCTGGAATTACAGATAGACCGGTAGGTTTATAGGGTACAGGGTATCTATACACACGCACACTTCCTGAATCTGTCAACCCATTTATGTCACTTTTATTTGCACCAATTGCCACAGTAGAACCGTCTGAAGAAAGAGATACGCTATATCCTGATTGATCCTGTGCGTTCTCGCCATTGATTTCATTTCCACGTAGAGTCCAGATTATGCCATTCCATGCATATATCTGCACATGCCCTGCATTTAGTTTAGTGCCACTTACATCATTTAGATATCCACTTATAGCCAAGAGTGTGCCATCTGCAGAAAGAGATACACTATTTCCAAACTCATCAAATGGTTGTTCACCGTCAATATCGGCGCCACGTGGATTCCATGCAGAACCCGTCCATTCATATACGCGCACATGCCCCGCACTTGTACCTACTCCGTCATTTAGTTTTGCACCGATGGCTACAACTGTACCATTGGCAGAAAGAGACACACTATATCCTGATTGATCCAGTGATTGCTCACCAATAATATCATCGCCACGTGGAATCCATGCAGTACCAGTCCAAGTGTAGACGCGCGTATACCCTTTATTATCAAATGGCTCAGTCGCTCCAACAGCCAGTACAGAACCAGTTGAAGAAAGAGATATAGAAAGTCCAAAGAAATCAGAGCTACCGCGACCATTAATATCTGCACCACGTCGTATCCACGCACTACCATCCCAAGTATAGACGCGCACGAGACCCGAGTTACTGCCACTTGCATCATTTAATGGTGCACTGATAGCTACAACGGACCCATCTGCAGAAAGAGATATACTAGAACCAAAGCTGTCATTAGTCGCCACACCATTGATACTATCTCCGCGCAGAGACCAATCAGATGTACTGGCATTCCATGCATATATATATGCCCGCCCTGTATTGGTATTATAGCCAGAAGCACCAATAGCTACAACAGTTCCATTTGAAGAAAGAGATACACTAGCTCCAAAATAGTTTTCGGCGGCTACACCGTTGATATCAGTTCCACGCTGATTCCAAACAGAGCCGTTCCAAGTATAAATACGTACATGACCTGAATTAGTTGCACCACCGTCATTTAAGATTGCCCCAATGGCTACAGTCATTCCATCGGAAGAAAGCGATACGCTATACCCAGACTGATCAGATGCGGCTTCGCCACTAATATCAGTTCCAAGCGGAGCCCACGCCATTGCTATACATATGCATTAGAAAATGGAGTTAATAAATCGTAAAAAAGAAACACCTTATTCGGGATCTCAATCCCGTAGAAAAAATTGATAGCATCTGGTGACAGTATATTCAAGTACCCAGAGCAGAATACAAAGAACCATGCAGCCTCTTCGCGTTCGTCAGATCCTTGCGCACATGCACACTCCTGAGAAGATGGCTCTCAAAAAGTTGTTGCCCAAAGGGCTGAAAATGCCTGATGCGGAGACAGAGCGCTATCCTTCGGCTCTTCTTGGCGTACTACCAAAAGAGGAGGCTTATGCTATTCTTGGCTGTATTGCCGAAGAGTTGCTTCGTCTTCCTGTAAATGAGTTGAATATGGACGCGCTCGAGACGGCTATGCGCGACTATTGGAGCGACGAGGATGCTGAATTTCTCTCAGCTGTGGCGACTGTACGCAAATCTAAAACCACAGAGCCATTTCTGGAGCTTCTGCGGCAGACGCGGACGAAAATGATTGCAGCTGTACGCGACTCCCTGCAATATGATCAAGTTCTAACGCACGGAATGGTTCAGGGACATCCTGATGCCATCAATACGACGCAAGTCTTTAAAGTCAAACTTACAGGGCTTTTGAAGAAGGGGTGGACGGACTTTCTCCTCCAGACCTTTGCCTATGCTGCACTCCAGCCCTCTGTGCGCGATGTCTATATTGTTCTTCCTCTCCAACAGACAGTTTGGCACCATTGCCTCGATGGATGGATGGGGCGCAAAGCGTATAGAGATATGCTCAACACTGTTGGAAAACGAATCGCAGAGGCTGCGGTAGCCGATGTTGCAGTCGGTCAGCTTCTGCGCGAAATGTATTTCATCGGCTTCCATGCACCCAAACAAAAGACCCTCATGGATACAATTCAAAGCTTTCCTGATTATAAGAAGCCGTATCAGATCTTTCTCGGCGGACCCCAGAATAGTCAGCTGCGCATTGAAGATGGAGAACTGGCTGCAGCAGGATCTCTCGTGGCTGAAAAGGGTGTGAACCTTTACGTCCACAGCCAGTATATTATTAATCTTTGCACGAGTGGGGGAGGAGGGGACAACTGGAATGTATCTCTGCTCAAAAAGAATCTGCAATATGCGGCGGCTATTGGATGCAAAGGCGTCGTCGTTCATGTAGGAAAATCCACAACAGCTGCTGTACCTGCCGCCTTGGAGACCATGCGCAAAAATATTGTAGAGTGTTTGGAAGATGCGACGGAAGAGTGCCCTCTTCTGCTGGAAACTCCAGCGGGACAGGGTACTGAGACACTTACTGGGGTCGATGACTTTCTCGGATTTGTAACGGGCATTAATGATCCCAGGTTGCGTATTTGTCTCGACACATGTCACGTCTTTGCGTGCGGTCACAAACCCATTGACTATCTTGGAAAGTTTGAAGACTACCCTGGACTCTTGAAGCTAGTTCATTATAACGATTCCGCAGCACCATGTGGTTCCTGCGTAGATCGACACGCATTCATGGGCACGGGGCATATTGGTATGGAAGGTATGAAACAAATTGCCGAGCTGTGTCATACGAAACAGGTGCCAATGGTTATTGAATAGATTGTATGCAGTCTAAACATATGCTTGCATTTTAAATATATGGACGAGATACAGGATATCCTTTTACACGATTATGTACATTTACAAACATACCTTTTTTTAAAATACAATATGAAAAAAATACTGTGTATTTGTATTCCATCGAATCTTTTTATTTACGCTCTTCTCATAGAAGGTCGAATTCAAGTTCATAATATAATAGTAAAAATAGACTTAGAGGCTGCGTCACATATACAATCCTTATATCCTTCATATACTTTTTCATTGAATATAAATTCAGCTGATTTGGATTGCGACAAGCCCTGTATTTTCATAGATACAGGTAATAGTAACCAAGATACAGTCATAGTTAAGAAAATACTTGAAAAAAATCCAGCATCTTATATATTTGTACCTTTTTCCAGCGTACAGAGTATCAAAGACTATACTTGTATTCCAATCAGCCAAGACCTAGCTGTCATTACTGCATTTCCAGCAAACTTTCCCAGTCAGTTCTCTTTCTTACCAATTTCTGTACTTCCTTATAGTTTTAATTCAAGTTGTATTTCTATTTCAGAAGAATCATTTGAGCCCTCTATGCTTCATAGTGAGGGTTCTCAGCTAGTCTATTCATTTCGAACTTCAATGACTAAATTCCGTGAATCGGCATTAGGATTCTGTGATTCTGAAGGACAAATAATTCCTGAATTTTATCAAATAGATAAAGAAAAACGTACAGTTCGTGAAGATCTTCGATTCTTTGTATGGAAAGGGGAACTTTACGGTTCCTATACGTTTATCGATCCCTACATTGCAGGCGTCAAGACACGGCAAACGCTCACTGTAGGAAAGTTTGCATGCAGCCCTATGGGACTACAACTCATAGATGAGGTTGTACCTCCTTACGCTGGAAATCTTTGCAATCAACCGGAAAAAAACTGGACATGGTGGGAAAGTCCTGGGGGCAATCTTCACTGCGTCTACTTTTTCAGCCCATTAAAGATCCTGTCTTTTTCTTCGCTAAATTCTACGCCAATCGACATTACACATCCAGATGACTTGGAACTTTTAAAAGGGCACATTCGTGGCGGCGCTTGCGGTGTTGTTTGGGATGGAAAAGTATGGTGTTTTACACACACAAATACAGAGTCTGGAACCTTTAACATTGGTATTGTTGTCCTAAGTCATGAGGAGACGCCGCGTGTTCTTGGATGGAATCATGAACTCGTTCGAAGCTGCGATTTTGGGCATGTTATTTTCTATATTTGTGGAGCTCTATTTAATGCTGAAAAAGGGTCATGGCATTTGACAGGGGGCGTTCAAGATGCAAAATGTTTTACGCTGGATTTGCCCCACGACTATGTTTGTTCTAGGGTACGCTGGATTTGATATTTGAAAAAATTGATAGATATATTCTTTAAAGTCAAAAGTACCTGCTTTACCGAGATGACATATACCGCGCAAGAACTCGAAGTCTTTGCAGCATGTTCCAAACTCTTTGCGAGCGGGTGCAAGACTAGCCATGATATGCAACGCGGAGTGTATCGCGCCATTTGGTGGATTACACCTCTTGAAACGCAGCGCCTCATTAAAATTTGGTGCATGGATAGGGTAAAAATTGAAGCCGAACTCGACCGTCTAAATACAGTACCCAGTGATCTTGTAAAGAATGTCAGCATCGATTCGTCAGAAGGCGCGCCAGAGTGTGGAGGAGCTAGTTGCGCGTCTTCGCAAAGCTTCCGAGGCGTACTATGAAACTGGTTCTCCTGAATTTACAGACGCAGAATATGATATGCTTCTCGAGGAACTTCAAGATGTGGCGCCTAATCACCCCTATCTGAAAGAAATTGGCTGGACACCAAAAGAGTCTGTTGTAAAGCTTCCTGTTCCAATGCCCTCGCTTGATAAGAAAAAACCAGACACTCTGAAGCCAGATGATATCAGCGGTGAATATATTGTAACAGATAAACTAGATGGGATTTCAGCTCTATGGGTCTCTGGCTACTCGCGCAAGCCCGCCCTGTATCTGCGGGGCGACGGTCTACAGGGACAGGATGTAAGCCATTGTATTGGAGGTATTAAAGGGCTTGTTCAGTGTAGCGGACCATCTGTTATGGTGCGCGGCGAATTGATTGTCCCCAAAGGTGTTGTAGAAGGGACACTGGCGCGCAATTGGGTCAATGGAGTCCTTCATCAGAAGACTCCTAGTAAGGAGGATCTGGGCAAAATTCACTTTGTGGCGTACCAGGTTTGTGATCCAAAGACACTGGCTCGCGGCGAACAGATGGATTGGCTTCTAAATCGCGGGTTTGAAGTTGCATGGCATAAACGTGATGATAGACTAACAAAGGATGCTCTGCAGGGTCTCTTTGAAATGCGACGCAAGGAATCACCTTATGAATGTGATGGTCTCGTTGTAGGGCGCTGTGCAGTGCCTACCCTGGAAGCTGGAAATCCCAAAGACGCCTATGCATTCAAAATGCCCGTGGACGATCAGAGGGCTGAAAGTACAGTTGTAGATGTTGAATGGGCATCCAGTCGCACTGGAAATTGGATTCCACGCGTGCGCTTTGAGCCGGTCAAAATTGGCACTGCGTCCATCGAGTATTGTACCGGATTTCATGCAAGCTTTATCCGAGAGAATTCTGTAGGTCCTGGTGCTCGCATTCTAGTACGGCGCAGTGGAGATGTTATTCCTGTTCTAGAAAAAGTGCTTCTAGTGGCGCCAGGAGGATGGAAACAGCCTCCTGAAGGACGATGGAAGTGGGATACTACTGAAGTGCATGCAATCGATACGAGTGAAGAGGCGAGCCCTGAGAAACTGGCTCTCGAAATGGCACATCAACTGGTGGCTCTAGGTATTGAAGGGGTAAGTAAAACAACATGCAAGAAACTTGTAGAAGGCGGAATCAAGACACTCTATGATCTTATGGTTGCATCTGTAGAACGTGTACAGGGACTTATTGGTAAAGTAAATGGTGAGAAACTAAAGACAGGGCTGAGCCCCGCAATGAAAGAAGCGGCTGTTGCAGCATGGATCAAAGCCTTTCTTGGTTGGCCGAAGGGGTTTGGCGATAAGCGCATTGAGTCCTGTCTAGCCATGGAACCAGATGTGAGCAAATGGGCGGGGACGGGGACGGGCGTGGGAACGGGGACGGGGAAGGTGCCAAAAGGAATGAGCGGCGAAGCCTTTGCTGAAGTCGCGAAGCAAGTTCCTGCATATCTTGCATGGCGTGCACTGTTCCCACCTTCAAAAGTGGTTGCAGCAGGTATTGATATAACCCCCGTTCCGACAATTCAACTCACAAACGGAAATGTACTTGTGCCCACAATTAAAGGGTCTTATGTCATGAGCGGATTTCGTGACGCAGATCTTCAGAAACGTCTTCTGGTGGCAGGATGGCGCATGGACGACAAAGTAAAAAAGACAACTCAATTCCTTCTTGTTCCGGATGATGCAAAGGAGACTGTAAAGGTAAAGGCGGCTCGTGACGCAGGTGTGCGTATTGTATTTCGCAGCGCAGTAGATAGTCTTCTCTAAGTTTCTCAGGAGTGTATAGAGAAAGGCGATGAATTCTGCCTTGAATAGTATGCTTCCAAAGATGAATGGACTGATGATGATGGGTCTAGGAGGGGCTGGGACTGGGACTGGGACTGGGATTGGATGGATGTTTTTTATAAAATGGCTTGTTGTTTTTAGTCTTATCGGTATACTTGTATATCTGTGCATACTTGCATTCAAAAACAGTCGCTATACGGCTACACCCGATAATATCAAACGCATCCAAACCCAGCAACAGGGGGTGCTAGAGCCGCTTTGGACGGGTATAACCTCTAGAAAAAAAGGGTTGGATCAAGTTGCATTGGATGAAAGGTTGCCACAAGACCAGAATTTATTGATAAATAGCGCTGTACTCGCCACTCGTTTGACTGGATATTTAGGACCCTATGACTCTGGTGTCTTTGATGAAGATACGGCGACACGTCTCGCCTTGAGTTCTGGTGCGCGCTGCCTTGTACTAGAAATCGACAGAGAGGTTGGATCCAATGAACCCAAACTTATTTACAGGGATGCATGGGGGATTAAACAATCCTTAAATACAGGGTCCATCGAAAAGGTCGCAAAGAGCATTGCAGGGCGCGCCTTTGTGGCGTCCAATGATTCTGTGCCAGCATCCGTAGCCAATGACCCTTTGATTCTTGTCTTGTATTTTGTGAGCGCTCCAGACGCCGCCACAGCTCCACGAGACTATTTACGATTCCTTGGAAAAGTTGCTGCACAATTACAGCCTCTGAGAAATCTTATTGCTGGGCAAACACCACAGGGAGACTTTAGACGTCAAGCCCAAGAATCCCAACTTTTTTTCCAGCAAACAAGCGTGTTTAAAAGTCGCGTTCTTGTTTTGTGCAATGCAGACACAAGCGGATTCCGCCGTTTGTCTGCTCTCGGTCTTGCAGGTGAACTGGGATCCGGTCAAGATTTGGATTTATTTGTTCATGCGCGCCTCTATGCTCAAGAATCCCCTTCCAACCTAGGAATTTCATCTGCGCCCACAAGCACATCTGGTGCTGCAGCCGTTATTACGAGTCCTGGATACTGGCTCTATATGCCTCCCGACCGCCTTGCACAAGCCCAAGTGCTAACTAAAAAGGCGTGGACACTTGTAATGCCCCCCGTTGCATCAGATAAGGGGGTCTATACAAAGGAGAATCTGACACAACTCTATACACAATTCGGTGTTCATGCAGTCCCGTTTACACTTTTTGATTCCAAGACTACAACAGACTTGTTCGTTGGAAAAGGGGCGCATTTTGACACTGCAGCATGGCGTATAAAACCCGAATTGATTCGTTTTATTCCGCCCAAACCCATTGTAGGATTGAAGGCGAGTCCACAAACAAATGCGGCTGGAGGTTTTGTATCTAGTCCGAAGTTATAAAGTGTATGAATAAGTAGGAGATGGAAGATCAACTTTCTGAAATTGAATCGCAAACGTTTGATAAAAAACAATTTCAGCAAGTATTTAATGTATTGGAGAAATCAATAGATGAAGCTATAGATCTTCGAGATGAAGCAATGGTACGCGATCCCGCTTTGCGCAAAGCCTTGGGTATCGTAGAAACATTCTTGAGACGCACTGGGCGTATTTGTTATGGAGGAATGGCAATTAATGCTCACTTGCCGTCTGCATACAAGTTCTACGATTTCAGCAAAGTTTTGCCCGATTACGACTTTTTTACGCCAAAACCTGACGGCGATGTAAAAACACTTGTTGCGGCGTTTAAGGATGCAGGATATGAAAGTGTGTCTGCACGTGTTGGAATGCACGAGGGCACAACAAAGATCTTTGTAAATTATACGGCGGTCGCCGATATTAGTTTCATGCCCGTATGGCTCTATACGATCTTACACAAGCGATCTATTGTAGATGATGGTGTACATTATGCAGATGCTGATTTTTTGCGTATGAATATGTATTTGGAGCTGTCTCGTCCCAAGGGTGAAGTGGAGCGTTGGGAGAAAGTGTATAAACGTCTTGTATTACTGAATTCTATGAAGAAACCTTTGAAACAGGGGTGCAAACACAAGAAGGTTGGTTTGACGAAGCTGAACCCTAGTGTGCACGAAGCAGTCATGCACTATATTGTGGCTGAAAATCTTATTTTTGCTGGAGCCGAGTTGGAACGCGTTTACAAACATCCCAATGTGACTGGAGCTGGATATGTCCTGAAATCCAGCCGACCTATTTTGGCGTATTCTAGCGCACCAGAATCTCATTTACAAGCCATTCGTCAGATTCTTCATGAACAAGACCCTTCTATGCCTCTGCAAAATATGCATTGGGATGCGCGTGGAGACTTGATTCCTGAATTATTTGGAATTCAGAGCCGAGGGCGCGTTCTAGTTTTGCTCATCCGTGAGCAATTCTGCCACGCCTACAATACTGTGACGCTTCCTGGTGGGCGGTCCCTGCGCATAACTTCGCTGGATTCTGCCATTACATTGTTTTATACGCTGAGCTATGTGCGTGGCTTGGATGGACTTGTACCGAAATCCATTCATTGCTTTGCTGATGCATTGGTGCAGGTCAGCATGAATACGCGCGACAAGGGTGTGCCGTCAAAGTTTCCCCTATTTCCAGCGACTTGTCATGGTCATCAGCCGTCCAAGGCGAGTTTATTGGAAGCCAAAGCGCGTCGTGTAGCAGAGATGAAAAAGACAAGAAAACGGGGATTGTCTTATAAAAGGGGAAAGACACAAAAACGATAGATAGAATAGAGTGATGAATACGCCCGGTTATCAGGAAGCATTGAGGCGTATTGCAAATATGCAGGATGGTGAGTTAAATTTTACTGGATTAAACTTGACAGTATGTCCGCCGATACCAGAAGGGGTAAGAAAATTTAATTGTTATAGAAATCAGCTCACTGCACTTCCAGACCTTCCTGCATCACTAGAAATTTTATATTGTAATAATAATCGACTCACTGCACTTCCAGACCTTCCTCCAAGATTAAAGGTGCTATTTTGTTATGCTAATCAACTTACTGCACTTCCAGACCTTCCTGCTTCATTACAAGACCTATATTGTATAATTAATCAACTCACTGCGCTTCCAGAACTTCCTCCTCATTTAACAATATTATGGTGTGCACATAATCAACTTACTGCACTTCCAGAGCTTCCTGCTTCATTAAAAAATTTAGATTGTCGTAATAACCAACTCACTGCGCTTCCAGACCTTCCTGCTTCATTAACACGTTTAGTTTGTGATGACAACCCTTTCATTGAACCCTTTCGCGGATTTATACAAACATATGAACAAACGGGTGATATAAATCAACTTCGTCAATCTATTCATGCGTATTATGCGTCTATAAGAGCCAAAGGGCGCAACGTGAGTGCGCTCAATCAATCGTTTGGACAAAAAACCGGACCTCTTCCTGAAAATATGCTATCAAGTATTGGCTCCTTCTTGTCTGGAAAACCTGGGACCTTGAATATGCAGACGACTGCTCTCAAACGAAATATGGGGTTACAAGGAGGTCGTCGTAAGACTCGTAGACATCGCAAGAGTCGTAAGACTCGCAAAGAAAAGTCAAGACGTCGCCACTAAATCTGTGGGCAATTTGGCATGAGTTCCCCTTTTTCTGCTTTTCGTTTGAGCTCTAAGAGTTCATCCGAATCTGCCTTTATTTTTGCGAGAGAGGTCGCAACCTTTGGATCATTAACAAGGAGTGAAACTGCTGTATATCTAGCTTTTAAAATCTCCTGTCTTGTTGTATCGTCGACACTTTGTACAGGTTTGCATCCAGCTGGTTGAAGGGCTTTTGGATCTGGTGGTGTAGTCGCTTGACCTGGTGGTGGGGGGCACGCTTCTTGGAACCCTTCTATACCAGGGCATTGATTCAAAGATTCTGTAATTGTTTTCTTTAGTTCTTGGAGCCTTCTTGAAAAAAAATCCAGCGTACGCTGAATTCTGGTTGCAATATCCGCTGGAATTTGTACTGGGTCATTGGGTGGTGGGCAGCTGAAAAGTGGACCGCCCGCTGTTTTTTGGAACTCTAATTCAGCTGAAATTCGTTTTTCAGCATCAGAACCCTCTTTTCCAGATATTGCATCCTCTACAATCACTTTATGGGTAGGACACAAAACTTCGCTGAAAAAGGTCATAGCCTCATTTAGTTGAGCTTCCATTGGAGCCTCTTGATCTTCAAACCCTTCTGTTGTCATAAGAACATATGCTGAAAAAAGTAATACTGCGCTGAAAAAGAGGACTGCGTAGAGAAACTTTCTTTTAGACATAAGGACATACACTCTAATAGGAAGAGTAGAATGTCGGCTGCTGAAAATACCACGGTTCGGGGGACCCCGACCTTTAGTAGCGGATTGACTGCACGTCGTGCTGAAGACGCACGCCGATGTGATCAACAAGCACTTTTACAGCGTATTCGTACAGGGACTACATGCTGCCCTGGGACGCCGAGTTTAAAAACAGCCCTCTATGCAAGCGTTTTAGAACAAGATCATGCAACGAGTTGCCAACCTAGCCCTGTAGTTCAAGCAGAGACATTTCCTAGAGCGGGAACAACAGAAGGAGTGCGACTTCAGAACAAGGTGAGTGCTCTGGCGACGTGTAGCAGCGACCCCTATGATCCATCTGAACGATATCCGTGGATTCGCCGATTCGTCCCACAAGCACCATGTGTCGGACCAACTGCCGAACAATTAAACAGTACGGCTCCTAAACCGACATTTGCACCAGGATGTCAGCCTTCCAGATTTTTCTAAAAATACTAGTTAGAAATGCCGACTGCAATCTACGATTCTAGTCTATTGACCCAGCGCAGACGCAATTATGCGATCTATACATGGAATCGCCTCAACAACGCCGCGGTGGCTGCTGGAACCTCCATCCGCCGCGAGCAACCCGATATGCAACTCCAAACCGTTGTGACCTATCGCCACGAAGTCGCTGCAAATAAAGCCCCTACCGCAGAGTGCCCTTGCAAAGAGTCTGTGGATCGCAACGCTGGCGGAGATAATTCTGCAAACGTGCAGTAAGTTGGTTAGTGATAGTGTAAGTATACTACACATTAGAATTGGTAAAATAGTATTCTACAATTCTAAAGATAAATTACGCCTAATATCTATACTTGTTAATTATGTGTTACAAGTAGAATTAGAGTATGAATGCACCCGGATACCAAGAAGCCTTGAGACGGATTGAGGCTCTAGGTGCAGATGGAAGGCTAGATCTTTATAATTTAAAATTAACTCGATGCCCTCCTCTGCCAGTAACTGTAAAAATACTCAATTGTTCTCGTAATCAACTTGAAGAACTACCCGCTCTTCCTGAAAGATTACACACTTTACTGTGCAACAGAAATAAACTTAATACCCTTCCTAAACTCCCATCAACACTTGTACATTTAGAATGTGAAAATAACAATATTCAAGCACTTCCCGAATTAAAAGAGCCCTTGTCGGTACTAAAATGCGGTGGAAATCGAAATCTTGCACCCATTCCTAGTCTTCCTCAAACACTGACAGTCTTCGATTGTCGCGGAAATAAATATCAAACTTTACCCGAACTTCCTCAAACCCTATTTGAACTAAACTGTGACTCCAATCAACTTGCGGCTTTACCTGTACTACCGCACTCTTTGTTGGAATTAAAATGCAGCAATAATTCACTCAAAACACTACCAAATCTTCCATTAACTTTAATGACATTAGAATGTAATGCAAATCTACTCGCGCGGATACCCGAACTTCCCGAATCTTTATCTGTATTTTCTTGTAATGATAATCCCCTAATAGAACCATTCAAGACATTTTATGCAGTATATGATGCAAGTATGGACGTGGCGCATTTACGAGCTTCCATTCACGAATACTATCAAGCAAATCCAGTAAATCAAGCAAATCAAGCAAATCCAGTAAATCAAGCAAATGAAAATGCAATAGGTATATATGTTCCAGATCAACCAGCATACCCTATAGATGCCGATAAGGAACGAATTGACTACTATTACAACTATCTAACCGAATTAACAGAATTACAACAGTATACTATTTCACAGTATTCATTCCATGGCGATGTTATTTTAAATACAATGTTGAGAGGAAGAGACGATATTGATACATATAAAAATAATATCGCATCACCATGGACTGCCGTGCGAAAATATCCATTAATGCAACTATCGTGTTTATACCTTTATTTACTAGAGCCCTTATTAGCTGAAAATGAATATTTAAAAGCAAAAAGTCCTGGTGTCCGTCGTATATCCTATTACCAACTTGATTCTCATGTAAAACCCCCTTTAAAAACACTGAATCGATGGAATGATCAGTATCGAAGAAACAATGGTAGAAGAAATCTGCCAATTGCAGATTTTACTGCATTCAAAAAGGAAATGTTAGAAATATATAGTACTCGCACATATCCTCAATTGAGAGATCGCCTTCTTGCATTTGATTTGGATTATTTTCGTAGATTAACCTATGATGCATTTAAATTAATTTTTAATGCTATACAAGCTACAATTCCTTCTTTGCCTCCATCTTTAAAACGTGGAAATGGGTTTATCACATACCGCGGTGTCGGAAAGTTCTATCTTCCAACAACAAAACAACCGATCCTTATAAATAGTTTTACATCGACTACTGCAATGCACGATGCTGTATATAATTTTTATATGGGTCAGTCAACAGGGGGTATTTATCAATTTATAGTAGCTCCTAATACTCCCTGCTTATATATTGAATCTATTACGTATGCTTTTGATGAGTATGAGTATTTATTTCCTCCAGGTGTACGATTTGTCTATATAAGTAATTATAAAAATGATAGGGCGGTGACTGTGCAAGTATTTTTAGTATTGCCTCCATTGCCAGATTCTCCAGTTGGTACGCGTGTACCAGATAGATATGAAGACTATATGCAATGGGTTAACACTCTAGAATGGACAGGACAAGCGTATGCACCACCTACAAATAGTCCAACCGGTATACTCCAAGTAAGTGAAACTATTTCTTTGCTTGTTGATATTATTAAATATATGGCAACTGATTCTGAACCAACTCCAGAAGAATTGGCAGCTTTATCTGCACGCGTCCCTTATTTAGCGCCAGTTCACGCAGAAGCACTCGGTATGCTTCCTATTCCTACTGTTTCTGAAAATAATTTATATGCAGGGGGCGGGGGTGCAAGAGTAAGTGGGATGCTGAAAAGACGGACTCGACGGACTCGACGGACTCGACGGGCTCGACGAGCACAGCAGATGCGAGGAGGGCGTACCGCTATAATGAAACCTGTGCAAAGTCGTTTCAATAGTAATGGGATTACACGCAAATTAAACAAGGGGAAAAAATTGATGAGAGCACCACCACCTCGTGAACGCAACACGATCCTAAACGCCGCAACCAGACCTGTATCTATGGATACCAAGGTTAATACTGCCAATATGAATGTAGGTACGAGAGTAACGGGTGATCGCTGGGATACTAGTCAACCCGTACAATATGCGATTTCTAAATTTACGGCAAAAGAGGCGGCATATATGAAACTGATTGAAAAGATTATCGAGAAGAATACTCGCAATTGAAATGTCCTAAACGAATGGATTCAATATCGTTATATTTTACAATTAATTCAGGTAAATACGCCACTTCAATCAACTCTTTTTCAATACGACCTAATTGAGCCCAGCGCCGCATAGCCTTTCGAAACTTGTAGTTTGCAAACGCCTTCTGAATCGTGGTCGCATGCACATGATGTGTCGCTTGATTCCAATTATTGGCTTGAAAGATGTCTTCCACAAGATTCTGATCTTTCAATCCAAGAAGATTTTCTGTTAGGCAATTATCACGTACGTGCAACTGAAAAAGGCGCTGACCCGGTTTCCAGATGGGTTTAAAGGTTGTGATGTGATTTTTATTTGCAATCAAGATTTTAAGGGCGGTGGGCAAATGCATTGGGAGTGATTTCAGAGCATTGCCTACAACAGATAGGGTTTCCAGAGTATTTGGAAGCGTTTCTGGGAGGGTTGCGAGTTTATTATAGTCGAGATTCAAATAACGAAGCGTTTGAGGAAGTTTATACCGAAAAATGGCGGGGCTCTGAAGCTGATTATAGGCGAGATGCATATACTCGAGCGCATCTGGAAGTTTTTCAATCTTGGTAATTTTATTATAATAGGCTCGCAATTGTTTTAGATGTGATGGAAGCGCTGGCAGCTTTTTTATATCGCAATAACTCATGGAGAGAAGTGTAAGCGTATTTGGAAGGCGCTGAGGAATATCTGTTAGCGGATTGTCATCAATTGAGAGCGATTGAAGTGAAGCAGACCATTCGGCTACTGTATTTGTAGTTGTAATTTGATTCCGATCAAGAACTATAGTTTCAATCGTGTCTCGCCATCGCAGGGGTAGTGCATTAGGTCCCAATGTATTATTATAAAAATTAACTACTTTTACATTTGGCGGAAGAAGATCTGAGCAAATAATCTGAAGATCATTGTTGTTAAAATAACACGTAAGAATTTCAGGGTGCCCGGACAAATTGGGCATGTACTTTAAATCTAACCAGTTTGCATTGTATACTTCTGGATTCAAAGATGTGTGTGGATGATCCACGCTTGAATTGTCCATCGTGATTTGTCCTATAGACGCGTTATTTTTTTAGATGAGTTAGATAGAGACAAATGGCAAAAACTCGTCGTGCTCGTCGCGGTAGTCGCAAAGCTAGCCGTAAAGCTTCTAGTCGCAAAGCTTCCCGAAAGCAAAGCGGCGGCGCAAGTGAATGGAACAAGGCTGTCATGCGCGTATACGGCGAAATGAAGCGCAAAGATAGCAACGTCAGCTTCGGCGACGCCCTCAAGGAAGCCAGCAAGCGCAAGAAAGCTGGAAACCTATAAATTTTCGTATGATGAACGCCAAATTTATTTAAAATACTATTTAAAATAATATTTTAAATAGTATAGCATGAAAAAACTCGCATTTTGTTTTTTAATTTATGATATTATAAATCATGAAGAAATGTGGAATATCTTTTTCAAAAATGTAGATCCCGCTAAATATTCTATTTACATCCATTATAAAACAAATAAACCATTAAAATATTTTGAAAAATATAAATTAACAAATTGTATTGAAACGAGATATGAAAATCAAACAATTTCATTGGCGTATAATGTACTCTTTAGAAAAGCATACGAGGATCAAGATAATTATAAATTTATGATTCTATCTGGCGCATGCATACCATTAAAATCATTTGACTATATTTATAACAAACTAACAGCAGATATATATGGATACTTTAATATCTGCCCACAGAGCCAATGTTTCCCCAATTGCAATTATTTATTAAAGATAATTGATAAAAAATATATTGCAAAATCACATAATTGGTTTATATTAAATAGAACTCTTGTAGATAAATTATGTTTTGATAAAGATGATTTTTTAAACAAACACTATAAAACAATATATGCCCCTGCTGAATATTTTTATTACACATTTATTAAACTATTGAATCTTGAAAATGAAATTGTTACAACATTAAATTCTGCAAATGAATCAACTACATTTACCAATTGGGCTGGAATGGATTATAAATACCCTGTCATTAGAAGTTTAAAAAATTATGCACAAATATCATACGAAGAATTGGTATATTTACTAAATAGCAAGTGTTTATTTGGAAGAAAATTTAATAGAGAGGCTGTAGGATCTCTGTGCAATGAAACATACTTAAATTGCATTCGTTCATCGACTCTCCAATTGGATAATAAAGAGAAAAATTGATACGATATATAGCATTTTAAAGAGTACCCCCGAACCTACACAAATGCTGGCAAGCACTGAGCGAAATAACGCCTACTTGTTGGAGGAGGTGGTGCGCAGCACTATTCCACTTCCCCCCATAATGGCAATTTGTAGGCACCCATACGAAATTGAATCTCTCGGTTCAAGTCCAGCAGCCCTGCTTCTTTCTGAGCGCGTTCCAGACTATGATGGCGTATGGAAATTTCATGTACTCGAACGACCCCAGGAATACTTGACTGGTGCTAGACTTGTACAATCAACCAATGATACTTGGTTTCAAAATAATGCAATCCGCATTCTCGTGCAGCGATCCAGCAGCCGTCCTGAAGCACATAATAAACTCTTTGAGACGATTCTTCAGTATTACAAGTACAAGCTTGTATGTGATCATGCTACAATTCCTGTTATTCGGCTTCATAATGATGTGGCTGTGCTACCCAGTGCATTTGCATTTCTAGACCAACATGAAAATCGTAAATACAGATTTACAATCAACCTGGAATCTGGTCTTTATAATGATCCCGTTCTTGCAGAAGCGGCGGCGGCGGTTCATGGTCGGCGGGGTGCAGCTGCGGGAGGGGGGCTCATACGATCCATGCAGTCACTTCCTGTAGCATCAGTAGTCCATACAGCTCCAGCTCCAGCTCCACTTGCAAGGCTTCTACCCCAACATATTGTAAATGCATGCATTGAAGGAATGATTGCACGGGGCGAGACGTGCCCTATCGAAATGACCCCTCTAACAAAAGAAACTACATGCCTCACCCCTTGTGGGCATACAATGACACTTTCTTCAGCGGAATGTTGGATACGAGATGCGCATTCCTGTCCGGTTTGTCGCGCACCAGCGGAGCTTCCTCAGCTTCAGCGTTGGACTCCATAACCCATTCCAGAATTTGCTGCCGATTGTAAATATACAGCCATTTTTTACAAAACCACTGCTCGCCATCTTCAAGTTCCATCAAAGGTTCTGGCATGTACAGCGGGGCTCTTTGCAAATTCAGCTGAATCCAGGATCCAGTTGCGTATTTTTGATAGGTACGATCAGTGTCTACAGATGTGACGGCTATAAATGGTGACTTTGATTCTAGAAATTTCTCAAAAAACAGCATAATTTCGGGTTTCGGGTACAAGCAACAAAAATCGCGCGCAAACCATAGATCCACAGTCTCTGGGGGGTCTCTTAAAATGTTCATCTTTTGAAATTTTACAGTTGGCAAAGTATAGTGTGTCTGGAGATCAGCTATCAATGCATTCACGATATCAACGCCAAGATACCGAATACCTGGCGCATCTATGCTCAAAATCCAGGGAGGGTTTCCTCCGCCAGTACCGCACCCACAATCCAATATGGACTGGATTTCTAGCTCCTGAAATGCAGCTGGAAGTTGACTGCAAAGTTGTACTGGGGATGTTGTGGTGGATGTCCACGCCCATGTATTGTAAATTTCAGTCATAATTGCCTCTTCTGCGTCCATCCTAACCGCTGAAACATGTAGAAAAATTGATACTTTACGCGCGAGCTCTTTCAAGTACCCTGCCGTGATATGAACATTTTCTTCCTCTCTGGAAATCCACGACGATGCGCGCGGTGGCACTGCGACAAGCATGTCGTCAAAATGATCCTCGAATCGACGCAAATTCTCTACACGGCTCTCCATGTCAATGGCGGTACCGCTATCATTGAATCCTCTGCTCCCCGTTGCGCTTCAACAGGGAGGAGGGGATATAAAAAACACGCAGCAAAGCATCCAAGCGTATTGTGGGCATCCGCGGCTTTGCCGCATTACTTGTGGCTCTGTCGCATGGCGCTTTGCTTGTGCGACGAATACATGTTTCGATGGGGCTCTTTGAAGGATCATGCATGCAAAGAACATATCGGGTGGCTTCAACAGAATGTACCCCCTGGTCTCTTGACGAAGCTAGAATGGCTGAGCGATCCTACCCCTGCGATGCCAGACGAATACAAGGATCCAGAGTCTGTCGTGGCGAGCTATTGGGCATATTATAAAGGCGCCAAACAAGAGCGGGGACTCTTCAAATGGACGCGGCGGCAGACACCGCACGTGTTTTCTGGAGAACCTAAATAGAATGAATTTTGGATCTACAAATCTTTTTAATTTACCAGATGGAAATATAGATGCATTTGAATTTCCAAATCTACCCGAAATGGCAAATCTAGGTGACAATTCTTCTTCTCAAGTTGAAACTTATTATTTTAAAACAAAAAAGAATAGTTTTAAAGCGGTTCTAACACCCCAGCCCTTTGGATATACAGTTAAAATCGGAGGTAGCTCATATCTAGACTGTATAAATATTAGTATTACACTTCAAAATGGAGTTGTTACAAAAGCAAAAATAGGACACATACAGTCTGAGCCAGAATGCGGATTTGGAACTCTTTTAGAAAATGGTAAAACTGTGGATTTTATAAAGGGTACACTGCAATTCTGTAAACTAAAATTTCCTTCGCTTCGTTATGTTGAACTTGATGACATGAGCAATATTGATTGTGGGATAAGCAAAGACAAGGAGCCCCCTCGACGCCCTGAAAAGCCGTTTTCATTGCCGCATTTTTCAATTGCAAGGACGGGCAAAACATGGTACGAAAACAGATTCGGAGCTAAACTGAAAGACTCGCAGCTCTATACAAAGTATCGGTCTGCAATTCAACCCCTATATGAACCTGCTAGAATGACATTTGAAGCCTTTTGTGCAGATGCACAATTTACAAATGAACAAACCGTGATACTCAAAGCGTATTATTCTTCTAATCGTACTTGGATGGATTTTTTCAATGCAATTCCCAAAGTAGAGCAATGTAAAGCTCTTTACAATTGGTTACCAGCATTTATTACAAAGCTCGTTCAAAGTACATTTCAACCTTTTGGTTGGCAAATTGATATTGAGAATATGGAATTGGTACCTTTTGAACTTATCAAGGAGCCCATTCATCCAGGAGGCGGAAGATCTAGAAAAACACGGCGAGCTAGAGGTCGCAGAGGGCTGCGATTTTCAAATCAGTGGTGGTGATACTGTGGAGTGAAGCTGCAGAGTGAAGATGCAGCGCATAATGTTGTCGGCAATAGTCGGTGATCTTGTACACATCACGCCCACATCGTTTACCATGTTTATATGTGTGATCGCACGTGTATTTGTAAGTTTTTGAGTTTGTTTTCCTCTTATTTTGCATCCATTCTTTGGAGGCGTCGTCAAAGTCTATCATCTAGTACCCGTATAGATTTATAACGGTACTAGACTGGCGTCTGGCGGGGGTCGAACCCGCATACTCTTGCTTAGAAGGCAAGCGCATGTCTCCATTCTGCTACAGACGCACATGTAGTATATGTTTGGAGGCTTTAGATAGTTAAATCAATTCCAAGTCATTTGGCTCGGCGAAATGGACTGGATAGGTTGGAACGGGTGGTTCTGTCCGAATACGACTCCCCCATCGTTTCGAGGATTTTCTCCAGCTTATTTTAAATCTGCATCGGTTTAAACATATTACTTGCTACGAGTTTTACGAGTACGATATTTTTTATGTCTTTGACGACGAGTATGACGTTTTCCACCTACACCAGGTCCAACAAAAGGTCGTGAAATTATTTCTTTTAGTTGTAACTCCTGTTGTTTTAATGTCCCCTTTTTACCAGTAATTGCCTCGCCAAGCAGATTTGGAACTGGAGGTATAATATATGGTTCAACAGAATGTTCTGATTCAGATGGGTGTATCTTAGAATGTCCAAGAGTTTGCTTTAAACTTGAAAGATTTTTATATGAAGATATAGCTTGTGTTCTTTCTCGTTTTTTTTGAATTAATTGTTCTAACCATTTTCTAACACCATGTATTGCAATTTCATATTCTTTTATATCAAGTCTACTAGGATATACACGAATATACATTCTAGCCCCATTCTTATAAAATTGAATTTGTAAATATCGCGCTTGGGTTTTATAAACGGTACTTATTTCAGTTAACATTGGATTTTTTATAATCCTAAATTCTTTAATTGTCACAGCATTATTTCTTGGAAACTGTCCTGATTGTATTATTTCATCATATAATGTTTCAAATAAATTTGTATAATATGGTTCATTTAAACTATACTTATCTTTTGTTTGAGTCGGTTTAAACATTTTTAAAGATGATAAATATTCCGGGATATATACGTATGTACCATTTCCTCCTCGTGTAACAATTTCTATATTTTCCATATATTATCTCTGGTATATGAATAGATTATATGCCGCGACTGACAAGTGGACTGCCCCCTGATTTGATAAAATTGTATAGTATACAATATATAGAATGGAAGACAATGTGGAAACACATACACTTTTTTTCAAAATCATGACTCCGAAGAAACTCAATGAGCTTCTTCTTCGTGCAAGCGGGGATAATAGTATATTGCAGAGAGATATTAATGCTAGATTAAAGGGTCTGAATGTTGGATATGCATACGTCAATATTGCCAAAGAAATAGAAGATGGTGACGAGATTTGCTCTTTATACATAAATTTTAAGAAACAACATAATAAATTTGGACACATAACATTTCATTTTGATAAAAAACGTAATAATAAATATAAAAATGTTGAAGATGGTAGATTTCATGCTAAAAATAATAGGAATAATACGCGTAAATATGCACTTAGAATACAAAAGAATAGTAATAATTCCTTTATTACTATGCGCTTATCCGATTACGCAAAAGGAGTGTTACCAGATTTCAAACAATGTATTGATAAAAGCCTTGAAGTTTTAAATGAATATTTCAATCCCAAGACCGCGGTGTACTTGGGGATTCATAATCCAGACATACCGCTGCATGTTCACGCATGTTTATCACGAATCACTAAAGTATTTAAGAGTAATAGTGGATCTCTTCAGCAAACACGAAAAAATCCATTATCTGTATATACGATTTTATCAACCCAGAGACCTCCGTCCTCACAAGCATCTCGCAAAAGCCCCTGGGGCAAAGTAAGAGAGGATATAGGCAAATCAGTCGATAATACTAGCAAATGATCTGGAAGCGGTGGCAAATCATGTATAGGATTCCATTTAATATCTATTTTCAGTAGGCTTTTTGGAAGTAAGGGGAGACTATTTATATTATTTGAAAATAGTTTGAGAATTTTTAATTGAGTTGGTAGTGCTGGCACTGTTTCAATTCTAGAAAAATTACAAATAAGCGTTTCTAACGTATCTGGGAGTGGTGGAAGACTTGTTAATACTGTTTCACGAAGACGAATATATTCAACATATGGAGGAAACGAATTAATAGTGTGAAGTCTATCAATATAATTCAAATCTAATGTTATTAAATTTCTTGGCAGCTTTTTTATATGACGCAGTTCAATACATTGATAAATATGCAGGGTCTCAATACTATCAGGGAGCGCATCAATAGAGGTTAACCGATGATTACATGCAATATTAATATAACGAAGTGTATTGGGCAAACGATCAATTGTAAAACATGCATTGCCGCAACACCATAAATGAGTCAGCCTCTTTAGAAGAGTATCAAAATGCATAATACTATTCGACTCGCATTTTAATCTTCGTAACCGTTTTGGAAGATTTGTAATATCCGTTAGTTGATTATCATAACAATTTAACCGTCGGACCTTTGATGGAATTGGCGGAAGTTCCGTCAAGTCAAGATCAGATAGATTTAGCCATTTTCGGGGATTTTTTAGCTTCTTCCAGCGACGAATGCGGCGCCGAGCCTCTTCCATTCTAGTATGGTGGTACGCTGGGTTTAAAGCGGGGTGCGTGGGGGTTTAGAACATCGTATAGACCTTTATAAAGGTTTGTAGGATGTTGTTGATAAATGTATACAGGAAATGGGGTTCGAACCCATGCGGATTTCTCCAGCGCATCTTGAGTGCGCCACCTTAAACCACTCGGTCATTCCTGTGATAAGATAGTACTATAGCTTATCACTGGTTTTTAGAGGAATTAACATTACTCTAAAAAGGTCCTAACGAGGATCGAACTCGTGCACTGCGGTTCAAAGCCGCATATCCTTATCGGTGCATTCAAATTAATGCATAACCACTAGATGATAGGACCACATCGGTGCCTGCAGGATTTGAACCTACACTCCCAGTGGGAAACAGATTTCAAGTCTGTCACCTTTACCAGATTCGGTCAAGACACCTTCAAATGCTACTTTTATAAGGAAGTAGCAAAACCTGAGTGCCCCTTCTGGAAATCGAATCCAGGACCTTTTCTTTACAAGAGAAATGCTCTACCGACTGAAGCTAAAGAGGCATAAATGTTTCTTTTATACAGGAGAAACAAACCTGGATCTGGCGCACCAGCTCTTTTATGACGGAAAAAGAACAACCCGCTGACAAGGACAGTCCTCCTTGCCTATACATGTCTATTCACATGTCTTTATACCTCCACCATTGGACCCTGCGGGTATCGCGCCCGCGTCTCTCGGATGCAAACCGAGCATGTTGCTTTTATCACCAAGGGCCCACACAGAAGGTCTCCCAACACCTTCTAATACATCATACACACATCTCTTTATATCCTTTTGGTCCTTCTGGGTTTCGATCCCAGGATCCCTGCGTTACAACTAGGTTTTACCTCGTATCAGCACAGTGCGATACCACTTCGCCAAAGGACCAGTTCCCAAAAAGTGGGACTCCAGGTTCTTTTCAAGGCTCAAGAACCAAACCTATTTCTCGTCGGCCGGAATCGAACCAGCGACTTGAGGAGAATCATTTTTAGAAGAAAATCCTCTACAATCCTCCGCTTTTGGCATTCAAGATATACTATGAATTCTACCAATTGAGCTACGACGAGACACCACAGGAAGCCCAGCACCTCCTACGAATGCATCGTAGTATATCTTTAAGCAAAAAAACGCAGCACCTCACACAAACACATACCAGTTCTCGCACTCGAGCGTAATGTCGCGAATCGGCAGAATGCCCGCAAAGAGGGAAATGATCTCTTCCTTGTCAAAGACGTGATAATAGCGATAGTAGACTGTGCCATCCTGTTTGTGATGCCACGGGACCAGATAGTCCCCACGCTCTCCAAGCGGCTGCCAAGACGGTTCCACCGAGTCATGCGACCAGACCGTGAGCATTCCGCCGCCCTTTCCATTGTAGACCCGCGCAAACTCTCTCAGGAACTGTCTGCGCGCATCTACAGTTGCAAGGTGATGAAAGACCGCAATGGAGATTACAACGTCCATAGACGCATCCTCATAAGGCAATGCAAGACCGTTGGCGACTGTTAGGGTGGCTGCTGGATGCTGCGTTTGTGCAAACTTTAGAAGAGGCTCGCACGGATCGCAACCAAAGATCTTGCAATCAGGACGCTCCCCGAGATTTTTCCCATTGCCACAGCCGATTTCTAGAAGCGACGAGTTTGCAGGAATGGAGGCTAGGAACTGGCGCACACCTCGCCAAGGCTTGTACCGCGTCTCGCTAAAATGCCCAGCAATCGTATCATAAACGTCATGAACATAGGTTTGCTCCATGATGACGTGGTTGGTACTCGTAGAAATAAACATGCCGCGTATCAATTTTTTCAAAGGAACAGAATAGAATGCCCCCGCCACTTGATTATACAATACGGTATCAAATTCGTAGTGGGCGCGTAAATTTTGCAAATTATGTCCAGCGCCGTCAGCTTGTCCAGGATGGGCGCCTATTGGGATTAAAAGCATATACTCCCGATGGCGACGCATCTATTGTATCAAATTTAGAAGAGGGTGCAGCAAGTACAACACCAGCTGAATACAATGCATATATATCGGCTGTTGCACCTCCCACCCCTGAACCTGAACCACCAGCACCCACCGGTCCTTTACTTCAATCTAAAAATAATGTAACAGACGGGGGATTCCCAGTTGGCGGCAGTGTAACTAAAGACATGGACAATGAAAACTATACTGAAGAATTTGACCCCTATGATTACCAAGCTCAGTTTTTTTCTGGAATGGCAGACTTTGTGGATGCAAATATAGTGGAAGGTGATAAGGCACCTGAAGATAGATTAATTGCATCCTACTGGAATGACCTAGGCAATGATGTTTTTGATGATTGGGGATATTTTTACCTGTATGATCCTACTTCAGGAAAATATTACTTCCCCCTGATTAATCCGCAAAATGGGACAGATGGAACTTTGACTACGCAAACCTTTACAGCTTTTGGTCGCACATTTACCATAACACAAGGATGGTGTGTACAAGGTATATTTAAATTTGATGTATCTACAAATGATTCCTTGCCATTCCGCTTTGGCGCCTATGGAAATATGGGATCTGATGGGGATGAAGATATTGAAAATTTAACCTACGGGTATGCTCTTGGCAGTACAAGTCTAACACTCTATTACCAAAAACATTCTGAAAGCGGAGATTCAAATGAAATATTATATTCATACTGGATTCCCAAGGCTATTGCTGAAAATAGTGCTCAAACATACGATTTCTACAATGACGGTGAAGATAATAGCATGATGTCAAAAGAGGTGACTAATGGTGTACTTGTCTACTTTGCCAAAAAGAACGATGTCAAAGAATGGGTTGTGAATGATTTAGAAATTGCCGCGTAAATACTATATATAGAATTTCTATCTTTCAACATATTGTTAGATACGAATCACGAGCCCAGTTTCTGAACTACGAATCAAACGAAATGGGTCCATCATCACAAATCCATAGTCCCACCCAGAATACGTCTTCAGATCTTTAATAACATTCTCTGTTCCAAAATAGGGGTGTGCAATTACATCATTGTCTGCAAATCCGTGTCCAAGCGTACACACTTCATATCCATGCATTTCAACGATATGCCCAGATTCTAGTACAAGGTTATAATACCCGTCCATGGGCTCTTTCTTTAGTTTGCCAGCAGGATGTTCTGCAGGAAACATCCATGGAAGACCCTCTTGGCGCATAGGATGCCACTGGGTAATTTGGAGACCACTCTCAAAATGAACCATTTCAATCTTTGCATAATGCGCTGGTGTAAAGAGAAGACATGCAACAGCATGCCCTCCGTACACAAGATCACCTTTTCGCAGGTTTCGCACCTTGCAATATGTATTGTCATGCATGCGCACAAAACAATCGCCCGCAAAACAGGGTCCCGCTTGATACATATATTGGCTCATATTAATCGGTCCAGAAGAAAAGGTTAGATCACCAGCAGTATATGCAGACGGTGTAGGGGGTTCAAGCGTGCTAAAAATATCGGCACCCTTTTCTTGAAGTTCTTTGAAATCATCGCTTGCAAAATGTTGAAGCACTTTATCTTTGAAATTAATGCACTGTTGAAGGCGAAGCGCCCTCGCATATGCAATGCAATGGTTTGCACCCCACGTAGACCACCATTCTTGTTTAGAAACCGCCTTTTGAATCTGCCCCTCGCTTTCGTTTGAACTCATAATATCAAGCAGCATATCCTGAATCAGTGGGTCTTGGGATTTTAGACTAGAAAGTTCTGTGTATAGCCGTGTGAGATTCCACATAGGGTCATTATCCGTATCTTGTTGGTGATGAGATTGTCCAAGCCGTTCAACATGAGGAATACCCTGGATATGTGTGAGTGCCTTGACAGTATCGTATAGCTTTGAAATATACTTTGCTTGTAGGGTTGAACCAAATTGTTCAATGGGGGTGGGAGTATAAAAAAGACCATTGTCATATTGAACCCCTCCAATCTTCATACCATCTTTCCAGATAGGAAAATACATGGATTTTGATTGACCTTTCAGACAATCGCCAATGAAAAAGGTTTCTTTACCAACTTGTACACGCACATTATGGGCAACAGTGAGCAGTGCTTTTGCGCACCAATTGATAAAGACGGTCCCTACCATACTGCAATCCGGAATAAACCCAAAACTTCCACCTCCTTCCACACATACGCTTTCCATTAGACCCCTGTCAAGGTTGTAGCCAAATCCAAACCCGCTAATCGTTACTTTAGATCCAATCTGGGCTAATTTTCGTTTGACCGTTGGCATAATTCCCATTGGAGGAATTGCGTCTGGTGTAGGCTCGCCGTCGGTCAGAAGGAGAATCTGTACATTCGTGCTGGGATTACGATTCAGGATAAGTGAAGCTTGATCGAGGGCAAGACGAAGTCCATCCCAAATATTCGTTGATCCACCCGCACTCAGATTTGTAATAGCCAATTTTGCTTCCGCGTATCCCAATGCATCCATTTGTTTTACGGGCATAAGAATTGTAGCTTTTGTATTAAATTGAATAATTCCAAGAGAGGATTTTGTAGTCGCATACTGTGAATGCATCAGAGCAGACAGGGTTTTCATAGAGTGCTTCACAAGATCAAGACGACTAAACGGGGCTTGTTCAGACGCAGCGGCGGCGGATTGTGATTGGGCTAAAGAATCCATTGATCCAGAGGTGTCCAGTACCGCAATAAGCGCCGTTTCCATTGGAGCCATAGAGTCACACTCGAGCTCAAGAGCCGCGTCTCCATCTGTTTCGGACTTTACAATACGAACAAAAAATGTTTTCTCAATTGGGGTTTGGATTTGGGGTTGGATTTCTTGCACAGTGGAAGTTTGTGAATGGGGGGTACTCAGTTTCCAACGTTCAATTGCGCTCCGCAGGGCAAAATTCGGTTTCAGATCTGCGAGTGCCATGGATTGACGTGTCATAGGGCTATCAGACTTGTTCTGAAGCCAGTGCTCAATATTGGATCGCTCATAGGTATGACCATCCGATCCAATGACAGGGTCTGTCATTAGATCCATTCCAATAGGGCATTTATATTCGTCAGGAATACTATCCATTTTACTTAAATAATGTGGACTTGGTTTAGGCGTCTTTGATAGGATCTAAAGCTATTTATGTGACCTATATAGATATACAGTCTCCTATCTTTACCCCGCACATGAACACAACTCATATCTACATCTTACGACTCAAAGGAAATCGATTCTATATTGGTAAAACAGAAAACGTACTTCGGCGCTATAAGGAGCACTGTAAAGGAGAAGGGTCGGTTTGGACACGAAAGTATGAGCCCATTGAGCTTGTTCTGGTGATTGAAGATGCAAGTCCATTCGATGAAGACAAGTACGTAAAAGAATACATGTCCAAATACGGCATTCAGAATGTACGTGGCGGTTCATACAGCTCTGAAGTGCTTGATGAAGCGCAATTGTATACACTCCAGCGTGAAATATGGGGTGCTAAAGATCGGTGCATAACGTGCGGGCGAACGGGGCATTTTGGAAAAGAGTGCTATGCAAAAACAGACATTTATGGAAATGAAATAGGCGATTATAGCTGCGAGCTTTGCAATACAATCTTTCAGAATTTAATGGAATGCACGCAACATGAAAAACTGTGCAGAACAGCACAAAAAAAGGCGGATTCGATCTGCTACAGATGTGGGCGCAAAGGGCATTTTGCTACAGCGTGCTATGCGCGGCGGGCGGTGGATGGGCGAAATTTACAGACATAGATAGATTAGATTGTCATCCGTATCGCGCATGTCATCCATTAGTACGTTTGCAGATGCAGCTGCAGCTGGTGCAGCGGTCGTCGCTGTTACCCTTGTAAGTCTATACGAACTACAAGTGCCACAGTGATCTTCGTTTGTTAGATTTACCTTATGGTCTAGTTTCTTACTACAATAGTCAACACGCCACCTGCCGAGTGGCGGCTGAACAGGAGACCGAAACCGTTTGAAGAGGGTAGAAAGTGTGTGCTTCATGATAGTATATGCAAGTGTACTTGACTATACTAAGATGTCGTGCGTCAATTTTTTGAGGAGGGGGCGTGGGAGGGAGGCGACACTAGGCTTTTATTTTAAATTCGCCAACACTAATTACCTTCTTATATAGTGCATTGTATTCAGTTTTATCCTGACTTTGCTTTAAAGATGTTAGTGTTTCTAGATCCTGAAGTACCGTATTCTCATAATATATATTTTCTTTTAATAGTGCATGTGTTTCATTATTCTTAACAATGGTTGCATACAGGGCGTTTTCATCTTTGAACACTCTATAGGTTGGATTACAGCGTGTTGGTTTTAACAGTGTTCGAATTAGCGGGTTGGGGTAATTTTCAATTACAAGGTTGAGCTTTTCTTCTGCTTCAGCGCACAATCTATCGATACAATACTCTTTAATTTCAACGGGTACATTCTCCGCAAAATTAGCATGATACCAAATTACGCTATTGGCTAAATAAATACTCGATAGACAGTCTGCCATGGCTCCAGAAATCATTTGTTCAGACTTGATCTTGCCCCCTAATAGTGCAATAAAGTTTGCAAGGTTTGCATATTTTTTTGTTATGTGTTCCAACCTTTTATTTTTACTGGACGGTAAAATACTGGATAGATAAAGATTGATAGTAAATCCAAGCATACTATTAAACTCTTTTCTAAACTTTTTGAGATCATTTGTTTGAATCGCGTCAAAGATGCTGTAAATGTAGGGATGAGACTTGTTCAACCCTTGTCCAAAAATAATCAAACTCCGTGTTAGTGTATTTGACCCCTCTACAGTAATTCCTACTGGACTAGCGTTATAAAATTTTGTGAAGAAATTATTTCTGCCTTCACAGATTGCACTGCCAGCATAAATATCCATGCCATCTAACAGTACTCTTCTAGACCGCTCTGTTGTCTGTTGCTTCATTATAGCGGTTAGAACAGATGGAACAGTTCCTTCGTCTAGAATATGCGCTGTAAATTTGACAGAGGATTGAATTACCCATGTATTATAAAACATATCTAAAAATTTTTCACGAACGCCCTGCATATTTCCAATCGGCATTTTAAACTGTTCTCGGTTTTGTATGTAATTTAAAATGCCAAAAGTAATTGCCTTGGATGCCCCATTAGCATTTGCGGGCAAACTTACACCCCTACCTACCGCCAAACATTCCATCAACATTTGCCATCCCTTACCCGCCATTTTCTCTCCGCCGATAATCTGGTCTAGACCTATATATATCTTGCCTTTTAGAGTTCCGTTGGGAAATCCTGCATTATTTGGATTATGATAGGTATTTCGCAATAGTCCAGGATGATCCTTTTCTATTAACGCGAGCGATACACCCGCAGCACCGCCATCTTTTAATAACCCATTTGGATCTTTGAGATTAAATGCAATACCAATGAGATCGGCTACAGGGGCGAGTGTAATGTATCGCTTGTCCAGCTCGATTTCGATAACTTTGGAACCATTAATTTCTTTAACTGTGCCTATGTCAATAGCCCCTGTTGCATCACTACCGTTATGTGGTCCTGTTAATCCAAAACATGGGACTAATTTACCCGTGGCTAGTCGCGGCAAATATTTCTCTTTTTGCACATCCGTCCCATAATGTTGCAAAAGCTCCCCTGGACCAAGCGAATTTGGAACCATTGTAACAACTGCGAGTGAAGGATTATAAGATGACATCATTGTAAGCACATCACTCTGCGTAGAAATTGGAACACGATTTCCATTATATTTTTTATCAATAATCATGCCCAGGAATCCATTGTTTCCCAAATCGGTCAATATATCCTGTGTGACACTAGACGGATATACCTTCTGATCGCCGTATTTTCGTAGCATATCTCTAGTCTTTTCAAGCATGGTGTTTGTATTTGAAGTGGGGGCGGGAGCCATTTTTCCCAGTTTCTTGTAGTCTACTCTGCCACTAAAAATAGCCCTGTCTATGCTCACACCTCCTGATCGCAGTGCAATCAACTCTGTTTGAGAGATTTTGGGAATAATTCGCTTTACACCTGAAAAGAGTACTGAATACATCCTATACTGTGAGCCAGATATATATCTTTAGACTTGTATTGTGGGCGGATGGATTTATATGGGACTATATGCAATGATTGATGGGGAGGGGGGTTTAAAGATAGGTAAGGAAAATTGAATGCATAAAATATACATGGCTGTGTAGAGATTAAAAGTTGTGAGGAGATGGGCTACATATATCTCATCACAAATATGATAAATAAAAAACAGTATGTGGGACAAACAAAGCGGCTAGATATTCAAGACCGTTGGAGACAGCATAAATATAAAAAGGCTGGGCGATATCTTGTTGGTGCATATGAAAAATACGGCGTTGAAAACTTCAAATATCAAATCATTTGCATATGTTTTGATGAAGACTGTGATAAATATGAAGAAGAATATATCAAAAAGTTTAATACAATGCATCCACATGGATATAATTTAAAAGAGGGGGGTCATTTTAGTAAACTACATCCAGACTCTGTTGAAAAGATGAAGGAAAGTCTTAAAAAGGTTTGGACCGAGGAGAAGCGGAGGGAAATGAGTGAGCGTTTCAAAGGAGTGAATGGACCTAATTATGGAAACAAAACTAGCGATGAAACAAAAGAAAAGTTGAGTGAAAAAAGTAAAAAATACTGGGAAAATATGAGTAAAGAAGAATATGAGCGTATTTGTAAAGAACGGAAGGAGCGATTTACAGGACAGACTCCTTCTCAAAAGGCAATAGATGCATTAGCAAAGGGGAGAGAAATAAACGAGTCGTGTAATAGAAAACCTGTTGGTAAATATGATACAAATGATAATCTTATAGAGGAATATGCAAGTATAACAGCTGCATCTACAAAAACAGGAATATGTCACGGTACAATTTCAAAGGTCTGTTTAAAAAAGGGGTATTATAAAACCGCGGGCGGATTTGTATGGAAATATTTGTAATCATCAACGGGAGGTTCTTTTTTCAAATAGTAAAACTAGAAGAAAAAAAGAAAAAGTGGTCGCTGAGGGATTTGAACCCCCGACTAATCGCTAATAAGGCGACTGTTCTGGCCGTGCTGAACTAAGCGACCTACTCGTATATACCAATACGCGTAGGTCTCATCATCCACCTACACTACTAAATCACATACTCTTTATACTCCTTCATTTCACTTTTTAGTAATCACCTTCTTCTTGATTACGGTGCTAGTTTTCTTGGGTACCGGTACGGGCTCCGCATCGTCGGCGTCCTCCTCTTCGGCGGGTTCAGGAGCAGGGGGCGCTTTCGGCAGCACAGCAGCCACCACGGACGGCTTCTTCGGAGGAGGAGCAGAGAAGGCTTCATCTTCGCCATCATCTGAGCCTTCAGCCTCTTCATCGTCCTGGACAACTACCGCGGCTTTCTTGGAAGGGGCGGGAGCAGAGTCGCTCGCATCCAGCTCGCTGTCTACGAACGCCAGATTGCGAGAGCTCTGGGGCAGACTGGTCACAATAGCCTGACTCAGCTTCCAGCTCAGACCATATTTCATGCCCGCAAACCATACACCCGTGCACTGAATCAGACAAGTCACCTGAGCACCCTTCACTAGCAGTTCCTCCAGAGGAATACCTTTGTACTGCATGCGCTTCTCATCAAAGCACACTACATCAAAGTCCTGGGAGTCGCGCTTCTGGCGCAGAGACAGCTTGATGGTGGGAGGATAAGGCTTGGGATTGCCTTCGCGATCCTTGGCTAGACGGACCATGGGAGAATAGAAGGCTTTAATGACATCGCGGCTCATTTCAGACTTGAACCATTGTTTGGAATTCTTCACACCCTGGTCAATCATAAACTCATCCAGACGGCTCAGAGCATCATGGAAAGGCTTCATCTTGTTTCCAGGTTCGTCATATCCGCGCAGGGATAGTTCTACACTGTACTTGACGGGACCAGCCTTGTCATATGCATTCATGCCATACGGCAGGTAGCAGTTGGGAGTTTGAAAGACGAAGGAGCCATTTTCATAGTTGGCGTAGCATTGCTTGCCGCCATTATCTAGAACTTTGAGTTGACTGAAGGTGAGTTTCTGGGTGTTAAAGTTAGAGGCTACAACGGTGTTAGAGGACATTTTGATTGCTTTCTTCTGTACCTTTCGGCTACTAGGGCGGAGGAGAATCAATTTTTCGGTTTGAACGCGGTCCGGGATGTGAGGCGACGTATGAAGTGTGAGGAGGCTGCACTTTTTTTTTTGAATCTAAACAGAAGTACGATGGACGCCTCAAAACTAATAGAAAAGCGCATGCAAGCATCAAACACCTATCGCAGCAACTGGCAGCCACGCGATGCGAGTGAAGTTACCATGCGTAAAGTGCAAATGAGCCAAAAGAATGCATCCAGCACACACCATGGACCCAGAGGAGAGTGCTGCTCCGACGGAAAGCCGCCAGTACCCCGTTCCACCAGTCCAACAAATGGATTCAGCACAACATACAGTCAAGAGCCCGTTTTTCAGCGTAAAGCGGGATGTGCAAACTGCAACGATCCCAACTTTGGAGCTGCTGGGGGCGTTGTTTTACAGACTTGTGCAGAAGTACAGACTATTCTGGAGAGACCGCCAAATCCAGTCAAGGGATCCAGCTGCTATTGCGCAGATCCTGGTATCAAACGCCAACCATTTCCAAGAGACTGCAGCATCATTGAGCCAGCCTATACTGGGTCTCTGAATCAAGTCCCCATCACAGCCTCTGAGCGCTATGGACACTTGCCTAAACAACAATATCCCTACCCGAGCGGTTAGTTGAAAGTAGCTAAAATGTATCCTCCTGCATTTCTACGAGCCACGGGTAATGTTCACGAACGCGTGGACTTACAATTGCAAAGGCTGTCATGCCGTACAAGGCTCCAAGTATCTTGTGCTCTTTGAGCTGAGCAGACGATACAAACCTATCTAAGAGATCAAGAATAGATTTTTGCCACCATTTCTTGTCGTGCTTATAGCGCAATTCACTAGGATTCCACTTGAAAAGCAAATTTTCAGCTGAATTCCAATTTGGCACCACGAGCTGCTTTACATCCTGGCTAAGTTGAAGGCGATGCGACCACAAATCCCACAATTCAGCGTAAAAGAGCCATAAATAGGGTGCAGATAATTCTTCAAACCAATTGAGACATGTATGGTATCCAAGAGCATCGTATTTCATTGTCACGTCTAGAATGCGTTGATGCCAGAGTTGTTCTGGTGTAAGCGCAGTGTCGGCTAAATGCACGAGGCAATACTTGCGTTTGCGCAACCACTCACAACGGCGCGTATAGCTGGATTCATCTGTATTTGAAAAGGGTTCTCGAGTATAGGGGTTCAAAATAGCTTCACGACTATCTTGTGCTCTTGTCATTGAAATACTTCGTATGTCAAAAAGCCACATGTGTTTTTTAGAATCTGCATAACTCCATCGGTACATCATTGGAATACTCGCTGTAAAATCCAGCGTATATACGTCGGTTTGATTTTCAGCGTCGGCTGGTGCATTGGCGGCAGGTCCTTGTCGCTGGAAACGGAGAAATCCAGACCAGAGTAACCACCACCGCTGTATTTTTTCAGCCGCTGTATTTTTAGAATATGTAGGCGTACCAACAGTTGTTTTCTCTTGAAAACGCGTAGGATTTTTATAATGTCGGGCGCAGAAATCGCCATGCGATGCTGGATTTGGACATTGAGAATCCGGATGTTTTTTAGATCGAATATTTGTGCAACGTCGTACAAGCGTGTTTGTTGGTACGCCGCCGCCCTTTTTCTTAGGCATCCTATCTCTCTACACTACGAGAGTATTTTCAGTTATCTATAAGCCCTCTGAGTACTCGGATAGACTTTTTATAATTTCAAAAAAAAATAGAGGGGATATGCCAAACAGGGGTAAAAGTTGAACGCAGGAGCAAAAAATTGCACGCCCGTTTTCCCGAGTTTAGAGGTACAAGATCGCGGAAAAATGTCTAGCACTAATACCTCCAGCACCAGTACGATGAACGCCCCCAAGAAGTCTGTAAAGAAAACTGCCCCTGCTCCTGAAGTCGCCGCTGCTCCTGTTCCTGCCGCCGCTGTAGCTAGCACCCCTGCTCCCGCCGCCTCCAAGAAGTCTACTCCCAAGCCTTCCCCTGCGGCTAGTGTCCCTGTCCCCGCCGCCCCTGTAGCCGCCCCTGTACAAGTCGTGACTGAAACCCCTGCTGCCTCTGAAGCCTCTCTGGCTGACGAGCTGAAGACCCTGCAGGATCAGCTGACCAGCATTCGCGACTCTGCCAACGCGGCTCTGGCGTCTCTGAAGCGCGTAGCTAAGCGCGCGGCTTCTGAAATCAAGGCTGCTGGCAAGAAGCGCAAGAACCGCAGCACTGAGAGCACCACTGAAGGCGCCGCCCCTAAACACAACAACCTGACCGATCCCGTGCCCATCAGCGATGAGCTGTCCGCCTTCCTGGGGCTGAGCAAGAACAGCAGCCTGGCTCGCCAGGATGTAACTCGTGCCATGAACAAGTACGCCAAGGAACACAACCTGGCTGAAGGATCGAATATCAAACCCAACGCTGCCCTGAAGAAGCTGCTGCGCATCGGCGATGATGTCGAGCTGACCATCTTCAACCTGCAGACTTACCTGAAGCCCCACTTCCCTCCTTCCAAGTCAGATATTGCAAAGGCTGCCAAGGCTGCTGCGAAGCCCAGTGCGTAAAGTGTTTAAAGACGAGACAATAAGACTAGATGTGAAGAAGCCTAGTCGTTGAAAAAACACGCTTCTGTCCCTGCGATGAAGCTTGCCAGTAATCAATGCCCATCATCGTAAGTTGATGTAAAAACTTGCTAAAAGCCTTGTTAAAGGCTTCTAGCAAGGTTGACCGAGTGGTTTAAGGTGGCAGATTTAAGCTCTGCTGGAGAAATCCGCGTGGGTTCGAACCCCACACCTTGCATAATTACAGTACATCTTTTTTGTTTATGAGAGTCTTCTAGACCCTGATATGCAATTTATTTTCTAGATCTACGCAGTTTTTGTAAACCTGCATTGCGTTGTCTCCTCAGTTGATCATAGCAATTTGGACAAACAGTGTTACCTTGAAATGACTGAAATGGAAGTGGCAGTCCTTGCCACATATCTCCATGTCCACAGCGAGTACACACAATTGTATTTTGTTCCATTTTTATATCTACAAACTTTATCAACGAAATAGATATCAATTTTTTACCGCTACTCTAAATAGAATGCCTCCGCGCCGTTTTAAAAAGACATACAAGAAACGGTCTATTATAGCCCCTATATGTCCTTGCTCGCCCGATGTTGGGGATTGCCCTCGGTGTCACCTCCCCAAGAAAAATTATAAGAAAACACGCCGCCGCCATAGTCTCATCATTCATAAGGCATCGGCTCATAGTTCATAAAGGCTTTATAAATATGAAGCTGATCTTCACGAATCCATGGCTCAACAGTTTCTACCGATCGATAAAAGATATGAGAATCGTCTGGCCAAACAGCTAGCCAATCCGGATATTTTTGTTTAAGCGTCGTTAGATTTCGAAAGACCTTGAGCATATGATACGCTTGCTGAATTGTAAAGTTGTTTTGTTCTTGACTGGTCTCTGTAAAACACATGGAACATAGACTGCGGAACTGCCAATCCCCAAATCCAAGCTCCTGCAGAATTTGCTCTCGATTATACTCTCTGAACTGCATTCCATCCTCTAAAGGCGTCCAAAGCAGCTTTGCTCCCATAGCCAGCAGATCCATATCCCCACTAATTACAATATCCAAATCGCCCTTTGCGCACGCCGCCGCCAATAATCCATCGGCTTCCCCCCTCGCCTTGACCATCGGCACTTTTTCTTCATAAAGGCGTTCTTTGATTGCATGGCGAATTTCCCTCGTAAGGCTCCATCCCTTTTTCTGATGTTCAGCAGCCCGCCATTCCAGCAGAAACCTCTCGTCCTCTGTAAGATCTGTTGTATTCAAAAGTTCTAAAAGTTTATTTGCATTTTGAAGTTCCTGGTCACGGACATCGCGACGACGTTGCGCTTCCCACTGTTTACCGTCTTCTGCACGCCCGTCAAAGACTAGAAGAACCTGGTGGCGATTCTTTTGCAGAGCTCGAATAAAATCAAGGATTTTTTGTGTATTCCCTTGCCACCGATAAATATAGAAACTAATATCGATTCCGATTCGTTGGCGAGAGAATTTGGGATTCAATAAATCGTCAAATGTTTTAGGAACACTGTATTGTCGAAGAAAACTCTGTAATCCACGAACACCCATAAAAATTGTACTGCCTTGTAGCTTACAAGATCATACAAGCAATTTTTTAGATGGCTTAATCATCTTTGGGTTCACAAATAGTAAATCGTAAAGATTTAACTTTTGTATATCCATCTGGCGCAGATGGCACCTGAAGACCAAGACGGCGCCAGACTTCCAAACGACCAATTAAATATCTCCACGCATACTCTTTTGAAGAATAGACTTTATAGGCATCTTGCAGCGTGGCGGCTTGTCTAACTGCCCAGCTAATTTGCTCTCGCATGTGCCGCACAAACGGCTGGGGTTGTCCCTTTGCAGCCATTCCGCATAAAAATAACTCCGCCCACGCCTCCGTATCCGCTTCAATATGAGACGTATCCAAATGATAGGGGTCTGAACAAGAGGCGTGGAATAATTCATGAATTAAAACACGCGTCACCTCCTCTTTTCTGTACAAAACTATCGTCTGTGGCTCACAACGAAAGGCTGCACCGCCATTTACATGCGCAGGTCCAATTTTGGTCCCTAGATGCGGAACTTCGCGCTTCTTTGGATGTGCAAATATAAGAATGCGCACCCTTTTTTGAGGACTCAAGAGACGAACACAACGCCACCACAAATTCCATGGCGGATGTATTGGATCCTTTTTAAACGATACAACGATAATTTCACCCAAAGAACACGTCGTTTTTAATGCGACTGCGCGTCCTGCACCGAGCGCAGACGCAGACTCTTTCTTCAATCCTGCAGTGTCAAATGGGTCGTTCTCGCTGGCAGTATTAAAAATATAGGTCAAATCTCCGTGTGTAAGGGGTTGGGTTCTGTATACAGGGGGTGGCTTTCGGTATTCGTCCTGTAGTTGTCTTAAAAACGGACCCATCCATGGAAGATCCAACATGCTGCTCATTCCGCACTCCTATCTAGAATGCAGAGTTTCTTAGACTATTGCGGTGTTGCTAGGGCTGTGGCTAAATGAAGACCAAGATGTTCCCATGCAATCGGAATTCTATAACTCGCCAGAGTTTGACCACCCCCTGTAGAAGATTCATTTGCAAGTACCGCTACAGCCTTTTTGAGCCTGTCTTCGGGTATAGGTAAATGCAACAGGGATTCCAGAATATAATGCACTACCTCTTGCCAACGCAAGTTACGCTGCAGACAAAAATAAATCCAATCGCGCACCTCTTGGATACGGCTAAGTGTCATTGGCTTTTTGCTCCATGATAATAGGAGTTGATCAAAATATTGCCCCCAGTCTAGCACATTTGTTCCATACTTTTGGCGCATGTTTACAAGTGTAAGATCTTTACCACCGACGGGGATTTCAACAAACCAATCGACCAATTCATAAGGTAGAGGCAATTCACTTGTGCACCAAATAACGAGACTTCCTTCGTGCTGTTCTAGAGCTGTTTGAAGTTGCAACACACTGACGTGGCTCAAAAGATGCGCATGATAAAAAACAAGAATGCGCTTCACAGAGTGTTTTTTCTTCCCCACTGCAACTTCTGTTCCGTATCCTAGGCGCTCCAAAAGGCTCGCAATATAATTTTTATCCTGCATAGACATGCGGGCAACATCAAATCCTAGATGAACAAGTGAAGTTTCATAGGGGATTCCCTCTTTCTGTTGCGGCGTCTCTGTTTCATCTTGCTGGGCTTCTGTTTGTTCAGAATCCCTTTGCATCTTTTTATTCGTATCCGTGGACCAAACAGATTTGCGAATTTGAAATCCTACGCCGCGCCCCTGTGCAACATGTTGTAACGCCTTATGAATATGTGTCTGTTTACCAGTCCCTTTATTTCCAATCCAGACAAGATTTAACTCGTCCATTCTGTGCATGTATAGACTGTGCGTTTAGACCTGTCCGTTGTCGAGTACTCAAAGATACGCAACATCCTATACTATAGAAGTATGAATGGAAATTATGATACAGGATGGATAGAAATGGTCCTTCCTATTGAACACTTTGATCTTGATTGTATACAATTGGAATCACCTAGACGACTACGTTCTGCAGAGACAGATGTTCGGTATGAACGTCTTATTCTCCCTTTAGCCTATGAAACGCCGTTATATCGGCTTCCGTGTTTAGCTATTCTCACACCTTTTATGAAGGTACATTCATGGGATTCGAGCACGGGGCGACTTGAATTTGAACTAGAACGCGAATCTATAGTCTATAAATATATTACAGCCTTTGAACAAAAATTAATCCAGCTTCTTGTCGACAATTCAAAATGGTTGGGCTATTCCACGCACGACATACAATCCCATGTGCAGCAAAATTTACAGTATGCAATTCACGACTGTATTCTTACAGTGTATTTGCATGGGCAAAATGTTTCAACGAAACCAATGGGCAGAGTGTGGGGATGGAAGCAAGGGTTATGGGCAAAAGGCGCAACACCATCGAGCTTTAAAAAAGGGCAGCAACTACGTGTTGCTCTCCGCTTTCAGGGCATTTGCTTCTTTCCCAACGCGCCAGCGAAATCCAAATACCGAATTCAACACCAGACTATTGCAGTTTATTATAAAGACGGGTAGGATTAAATACTTAGGAGTGCACAATAGACAATGAAGAAGCGCTCACTGCAAAAATACTCAAGAAGAGATTCACAAAGAGCATGATAAGTGTAAAGAATGGAATATATCCAGGATTTTGAATAAAGTACATGTAGGCTACAAATCCGAAAATGCCAATAAGAACTGCACTTATACCCGCGACAATACCAAGATTCTTGCGAATTTCAGCGGCATTATCCTTGTTTTGCGTCAAGAAACCAAGCCACACCATGATGGCAATTACGCCTGTTAATCCGAGTCCTAAAAGGGTCCATAGTATAGGGTCTGTTTGCATCTATATCGCTTCCTATTCTATAGGGGGATCCTATGAAGTTCTACTCGCCAGTCTGCGCATAGAATCCAGATTACTGGAACATGTCAGCGCCCAATCGGGCATTGTATAAATGACAAAAAGGACAAACAGAAGGATGAGAAGAATTAAAATTGGAAAGATAATGTGCCAAAATGTGGATGTATTTAATCGCTTGGTTCGGGAGCCTTCTTCCGCCATTCTACTCGCATAGCCCTTATTTTATATCCAATCGTTAGGAATATGCCCCCGCGGCGCACGCGAAAAAAAGGGAGGCGCCCACCAAATCCGGGACCAGAGACGTGCTCACCGTACGCAGCCCGACGAAACAAAGGATCCTGTTTAACGCCAAGTGTACTTAGGAATATCGCTTCACGAACTCTTAAATATCGCGGGAATACAAGTGGGGGAAGTAGAAGTCTACAAGCCGAGATTGCAAACGAACTGGGGTGTAAGAGCACAGATGAACGGTGTATTTTAGAACGTTCTGCATTGAGCGCCAAAGAGAAAAAATCACTCTTGAATACGTATTTTCGTCCAAAGATGCCCGAAGAGTGGAAATCGGATCCGGATGCATGGCTTAGTAGCGACGATATCATTCATGTTATGAAACAGTACGAAAAGGCGTATACGGATTTCAAGTTTTTGGGCGTTGTTCCAATTGACTTTTCAGCCCCCAGCCCCTATGTATCTGGATCCGAGAAGAAATGTATGAATGACCAGTTTTGCCACGTGGACTTGAAGGAGGAAAGGGGGCGGGGAATGCGCATACTCGGTGCGATATTCAACTTAGATCCTCATTACAAGGATGGAAGCCATTGGGTCGCTTTGGCTATTGATTTGAAGCGCAATTGTGTTTACTACTTTGACAGCTACGGCGTTGAACCGCCCAAACAGGTTGCGCGATTTATGCGCTATTTAACACTTCAAGAGCCGAATTTACGTCTTGAAAGCAATGGACGTCGTTTCCAGTTCAGCAACACTGAATGCGGCATGTACAGCATGTATTTCATTATACGCATGATTGAGGGCGAGTCCTTTAAAAAATTCTGTAAGAACAGAATTGATGATAAATATATGTTGCAATTTAGAAAGGTTTTATTTGATCCAAATGCATAAGGCGCCGAGTCTATGTGGCTGCAATGTCGCTGCAATGTCGCGCATGTCGTTTATATCTAAAGCACTTCCTATTGCATTCCAGTAGAGATACGTCCTGGGATGCAAAAAATGGCTACTCAGAATCCTGCAACAGAACGTCAATATTTTGGGGAACAAAATGAGCAGCAGCTTTTCAGCATCATCACGCAAGATTTTCAGCAAAAACTCGGCAGCGGTCTTACAACCACGCAGACAAACCGCCTGGGGCGTACGCTGGAACATTATATGCAAGAGGTGTGGGATGTCAATGGACCCATGCCTATACAGTCTCTGAATCGCGAAGTTATTACAGCAGTCACAAGAGACTTTACATCTTATCTCCGACGCGGGGAATTAGCCCCCACGATTGTCGCTAGCCAGCGCATCGTCTCAGATCCCGCAAACCAGCCTCAAACGGAAATGGCTGCACAGCGCCTCCTCCAACAGCAGGGTGTAGCCGTTCCTCCCCGCCCGACATTTGAATCCAACTTACTCATGGACACTGGGTCACGATTCGAACAACTTCAACAAGAGCGACTCCCCCCCTCTGCTCCAAGACCTGCGCCCCCCAACTTTTCCATTCCCGTTGTTGCGAGCGGAGACGAACAAAGTGCACTTTCCTTATACGAACAAGCTAAAAAGATGCGTCAAGTTGAAATTACAAAACAACAAGAGGATGCCCAGCGTCTTTCTGGGGTTCAAACCGCAACTGGAACTGCTGTTACAGATGTAAATCCTCTTGTACGATTTATGAGCCCGCCCTCTGTTCAAAATGATGCACAAAATAATCCTACAACGGCGCAACCTATTGCGGCGATTGCTCCTACCCCACGCAGCACGCTTCCACAAGACTTTTTAATCAAACAGGATGATATTGTTAATTACAAGGAAACAGAGCATAACTTAATTCTCTATAGCGCAGATCGTGACTGGCTGACGAATTCAAAGGAAAATCGGTATTCTTTCAGTGTCACCTTTGATCCTGCAAACAATAAACACGGATTCACAATGACCCCGTCTTCCACTAAAAAATTCAAAAATATCAGTCGCATTGAATTAGTCAAGGCAATTTTGCCTTCCGAAGGACTTCAGAACCTTGTTAGCCGCGTGTCTGGGGGGGCTTACGACACTGCATCAAAAATCAACGTCTTATCTTACCCCTATGTGCTTGTACACATTCCGGAACTAGATACGAATAACTACGGCACGGACAATAATATCGACAACTCTTTTGCAGTTTTACAATACGATGCCAACTGGTACACGGACACGACAAACCTTTCCGATGGATATCTGGGTATGATTCCTAAATTCATGAAATGTCAAAAGGTATATCAGCCAACACCCCTGGCAACTCTGACAAAACTGAGCATTGAGCTTCAGAGACCGGATGGAAAATCTATCAGCGCTTCTCCTGATACACTCACCATTCAAAACATCTATGCGAGCAGCACGTTTCCTGGAAGCTTTGTCTATAATGGTCTCTATTCTGCTGCGACGCTTGCGAGCGGTTCTGTATATTATTTAATTCAAACAACAGAATACTTTAATCAATGGATGTTCCAAAAGGGGAATCGCATTCAACTCAAGGGTGTTGATCAAAATCAAATCGCTGGGACAATGGCGGCTAGCAACTTTGCAGACTACATGCAGCGCGAAGAAGGGCTACTCATTGTCGGTGTTGGTAAAAATAGTGCAACCGATCCAGATATGCCAAACAGCATTGGGTATGCCAATGTAATTGTTGTAGAAGCGCCATTTGCATTCCCTACTGCTGCAACACCTGATGTACAACCCTTTGGTGGTTCAGCTTTGGCTAACTCTGATCTGGCAACTGCATTAAGTACAACCACCTTTACAGGTGCAAAACTAATTAACTTGACCCATCAAACAAATGTTGTTCTTCGAATTATAACGCGCGAGTTGGATCCTGCTGCTCGTGTACGCCCGGATAATCTGTAAATGATTTGAATATTTAGCATATTTAGATCATTTTATTCCTTTCTAATTAGATGGAAGGGCTCATACCCCTATTACTAACAGCAGGGATAGGCGGCGGATTTCTATACGCTGCTAAAAAAAAGGAAGGATTTGCAGCTACAATTGATCCCCCCGTTGAAACGGCTATGCGCGGCGGCGACTTTCTTGAACTGGCGCAGTCTGGCGGCTATAAATTCAACCCAATTATAAATTTAACAGATCCTAAGAACAACCCATTCTTTTCTGAGAATGCATCCCGTGGAGAAATTAGTCAACAAGACGCAAAAGTAAAGCAAGCTTTAGGAAGTGCACTTGCATCACCCTCTTCCGAGGGTGTACAATTAAGAGCGTCTGATACATCTCTATATGACATAACACAAACAAAGGGGGGAAAGACACTTGAACATATACGCATGTGTGAAAAGCTGCGCGCATCTTCATGCGACGCTTTTAATGACCCCAAATTTGCAGAATCTTGCGGCGTATGTCTCGAAGGAGGTCGTGACAGCGGGGGAAATGCAACACTTGGTGGCTTATTCATGGGGAGCGACGATAAACTAAATGCGCGTGAATCAGCCGCCCGAATGGGAGCAAAGCGTGTGACCTATACACCAACCGTTGGTCAGTGCGCTCCTGGCGCATTTGCGGTTAATAAAGCACAATGTGAGGTTATTAAGAAGCGTCTAGAATGTGAAAAGAAGCAAAACTTTGACGTTCCTGGATGCAGCCAATGCTATCAAGACGAGCGGTTTTATTTCTTGGATGAGCTCGCTGAGTTTGATCAGCCCCACCTTGTTCTTGTGGGACAAGGAAAACTATCTGTATCCTATATTGATACCACCGGAAAACTCACAACACTTCAAAAGGATCTTTCAACCAATCCTACAACCCTAGTCGTGCCTAAATTTAATGAAGGCGATATACTTGAACTGCAAATTAGTCCAGCAGATGCAAAAGTGGCTGGATATTTGACTGGAAAAACAGCCACTGGAGAGTTTACAATGGATATCATTCGTTTGATTCAGGTTGACTTGGAGTCAAATGCAAAGCCACGCATGAGCGGGTTTGATGTCATAAATGGAATTGATGTGACTGTAATTCGCCCCTCGGCTGGAAAAGCGTCCATGCGTTTACCTGTCCGCAACGTCTTTTCATTTCTTGCACAAGATCAAGCTGAAGCCGCCTCCTGTGCTGCAGCCCCGTTTATAAAATCATCCGCGAGTGCTGAATTTTTAAATAGCGGACCCTGTTACAAAAAGGGTCAACAACCTGGTCGGTATTCATTAGAATGTCTGCAGGGGATTTTTACAAATGCAGGGTGTACAGTCGACGGTGAAGGGTACCCATCAAATGATGCAAAGGCGAAAGCACTCATGCAAGGGGCTGGGGGGAGACAGTTATCAGTGGCTCAAATCGCTGGAAAAGTATACGAGGCGAATCAAGCTGCATTTTCTGGACAACGAGGAGGGAAAAAGATGGCGCTCCCTGAATGGGATGAGGTTTCCCGCTTTTGCACTGGAAAGCAATTAAACAACCCCTGCGACATGGATGATAAAGTTTCTGGACCTTTGAGTGCAGATTGTCTGTCCTACTTGTGGCAAAACACGGGTGCTGTTGATAAAAAACCTGGTACCCTCGGTCCAACATATTCCAACTCTTCAAAACCAACAAGTTTGAGTGGGAAAGAGATGCGATACTGTACAGCAAACGGTACAATGGCGCCTATAGATGCAAGAGGGCAATACAATCAAACCGCTATTGCTGCAGCGCACAAGGCGGGCGGTGTAGATGCGGTCAAAGCCCTCTACAATCAAATCCATGCTCTTGCAAACGATAATGGTCAAACAGATGCCAAGCGAAAAGCGGCGATTGAACAATGCTACGGTCTTATGCTCGAACCTCTTCCTGACGCCACGATTCCTGGTTCTGTAAATGCAACTATGAATACAACAAGCGTCTTGGATTCCAGACCTGGTCGCACGAAATCTGCATTGCAGCGGAACAATTATACACCAATGGATTGGTCTAGATTTTCCAAACCCGTGTCAGTTCTAGGACCTTATGGAATGAACCCATGGGGAACCTGGTGGGCTGCTGGATTTCCAGGGAATGCTGGAGCAAAATGGATATGGACAAATCCAAGAGCAGCTGCTGATGAACCTAGTTGGGGGTGGCAACAATTCTTTTATAGATATACAAACACTACAAACGCGCCTATTCAAGTTACTCTTATTGTAGCCGCTGATAATGTGTCTTCTATTCTTGTTAATGATGCACTTGTTGGAAATTCAACTGGAAATGTTACCCGAGTTAGTGTTCGTTTTTTACCAGGTGAAAATAAACTGCAAATTAATGCAGCCAATCAAGGCGGTCCTGCTGGATTGTGTGTTGTTGCGCAAGGAGCCAATGGTACAGTATTTGTATCAGACGGTACATGGACAACCAATACGTAGATGATGCTTGTATTTTAGACCCATGCCCATTATAAATGGGCACGTGAGCGCGATCGATAAGGATTTTTACTATGGATAAGGCACGGCTATGCCGTGTCTTGCGCCCAATTAAAATCCTCAGCGATCTATTACTATAGTGAAAATAGTTTCTATTTCTACTATAGGATGTTTCGTGCACTTGCTACACTACAAAGAGAGGGTAGGGTAGCAGAGGGGTTTGCTTCTATGGATCAAGCAGCCTATGTTGCAAAACAAACAGCAACCTTTAATCAACAGTACCCCAACATGTTTTTAACCGGTCTGCCTACGTCTGATACTGAATCACCGCGACGTAGATTGGCTTCAGCAGGGGGCGCATTACAAACATGGGATCCTGATACCCGACAATCTTCTCTTCGTGATATTGATATTGCCCAATATGCTACATCAGTTGATCTAAACTTGGATTTACAAGCTGAGAGTGACCGCTGTAAAACCGCATCATTAGATTCCCTATTAAATACGCAGGATCCTAACAAGAAACTCCGTTGTGGCTGGATTTATAAAAAGGGTACGCGCGGCGACCGTCCCGCAACCTCTGAAGGGGCACTTGGTACACGAGAAAAACCAGCTGGATTTATAAAGGCTCCTGACGGCACATGGTATTGGAATTTGGACGAGGCTAAAAAGAGGGTGTTGGGCGACAAGTGTGAAGCCATGACAAGCTGTAAAGATGTAGGATCCGCTGCATTTCAAGGTTGTGCATACAGCAAAACCCGCGGCATTGGCGTCCCCGTTGATTCCCAAGGAAATGTATTGTATCCCAGAGATCCCAAATATTCAGCGCCACAATCTAGCCTAGTTATAAATCCAGCGAGCTGCCCTGCACCCCCCGCTGTGGGGAGTCCGCAATATCAATTACAGCGCAGCCGCGATCTTTGCACACCCATGCCCGATGGAAGATTGTCAAGAGATTGTATGTTACAACAAATAACTGCGGCTGGATGTAAAATGGATGGAAGCCTTTATAATGCACTCGTATCCCAAGCGCTCCCCAATAACTATGCAGCCGGTTTACAATCACTGACAAGTTTTCAAAAATACCAACAGCTGGCTGCAAAACCTATTCTAGATTCCGTCATCCGTGATGGTTCCACTACTGTTCAAACTGCATTAGGTACATTTCGCTCGCTTGCAGACGAATCTTCCAAGGTGGGAACAACTGCGCTGAATTTTGCAGCGCGCGATTTGTGCTTGAAACGTGGTGTCATGGATGAATATGACTTCTGTGACGATTTAAATTCCAATAGCGTCGCCCCCTTTGCACTAGAATGTCTACAGAAGGCGTTCTTGCGAGCTGGTGGACAACAGAGCGGATCCATGTATCCAACCGCCGCAAACCATGCAGATTGGAACGGATTGGGAAGATGGCAAGCCGTTTTGGATAAAATACAAACTCTCAAAAGCCAAACCATGTCTAAGAATGAGGGAATTCAACGCGGAGCCCTTCAAACCTTTATGGGTATTGCGCGTGAACCTTACGCAACAAAACAAATTGGAAAAATTCAGGGGATTGAAGTCCTTTGGTTTAATCGCGGTTCTGGGACTTTTATTGGGCGCAGAATACGCTCTGGTGCACAAGTGGACTTTCCTCGTTACTCAACGGGTGGGGAAGTCGAAGGGACGGGTCTAAATGATTATGTAGAGTATCTGGCGCTCACGAATTTAAGACCCCCTACAACCCAATCCATACGTATGCGTCTTGAAACTGATGATGGAGTTCTCTATACAATCAACAAAGAGGCTAACAGTGAATCTACTCGTGGAAAGTATTTGGACAGTGCAGATTCCTTCGGAGCCAATTGGGATCAAGCGCCGACACGCTACGATGCTAGGACATGCTGGTCTTTAAAGGCAAATGGACCCAATTATATTAATGGGTGGTGGCAAGAAACGGGCGGACATGCCCACTCTCAAGTCTTTTATTCTCCGTGCACATCCATCGCATGGCAACCTCTTCCAGCAGATTGGTTTAGTTTGACGCAAGAAGTGGATGCACCCATGCTAAGTTGGCAAGCCACGGAGTTTGGATTTGTCGAACGTCGTATGCCAACCTATTTTGAGTTAATACAGAGCGGGACACAGCTTGTAAAAGTCAATAGAAGTGATTTGCCATATTCAACACTGTTGCAGATTACACCCAAAACAGGGTCTGCTGTTCTGAAAAAGACAATTGCAATGAATGCATGGCGCACATTGACATTTTCCTTCATACCTGGATCCAATGCAACTTCAAGTATTATACTTTCAAATGGGTCTACATTCACAGTACGCATACAAGGACAGGATGTGCAGTTTGAATTCCGTTCTGCGACCTTGACTGCAACCCATGTGGCTAGAAATGTGCTCGTTTTAGATGGAAAAACTGCGCATTATATCTACATAAATATGCGCAGTGATTTTGATGCGCAGTTTCCCAATCGCCTAACCTTTGCAGTCGGATCACACCAAGCATGGCTAAATGGATCTATTAGTTTGGGTGTACTTGGAAATAATGTGCAAAGCTTCACAACCGCTGGAAATCAACCGCTTTACAGCAAATCAGACTCTATGCAACTGATTGTGGGAGACAAGAATCGTATCATAACTGCTGCTATGCAAGTTGGATTTTTGCGCCTTTTTGACTATGAATTGGACAATCGCGACATTCTTCGCGATCTTAAAAACGATTGGCAGATGGCGTATTTCATGTAAGGCTGTGGTGTGATGTGGCGTGGCGTGGCGTGGGGGGGGGGGCGAAGCAAGATAAATAAAGTATAGAACAATTAGTAGTTTGTTCTATACTTGTAAAGTATGGATTGTGATTATGAATTGTGGTTATGGATATAAAACACACTACATGAGCCGAATTTCTGTCTTTCCAGTTGCAGGATTGACAATTATTTCGCCAAATGGCTCCTTGTCTAAATTTTGAGGAATGACATCGTCGGCTTCTGGATTTGATTTCCTATAAAGCAACCGTTGACCGGTTTGTGGATTTTCTACCAACAAATATTTGAGCTTATTAATCATAACCACCTTTACAACTTCCTTTGGAGCCTCTGGAGCTTGTTGCGCTGCGGCTGCTGCATCGGCGGGTTCTTCACGAATACGAACCATTTGTTCTGTGCGTGTAATATCTTCACTCAAACGAGGATCATATAAGAAATCATCAATACCCCCCTCTAACACATAGCAGCGAATATCCTTTTCATTCTCAGCTTGATTGAGTTGGCAATCGACTGCACCTGCCTTTACCCAGCGCAATACATCGCTGCTCACTTTTTCCTTCATATTTGCAACATTTTGAAGATATTCATCAGATGTCTCACGATCATCATGATTTAAAATCGTTTGATCTACAATTGTATCTTTACCAAATATAGATAAATACGTATAGACCTCCACATTACGTTCTTGGAGAGGGAGATCTTGATGGCTACAAATACGCACCGCACGACCCTTTACTTGATCTGTGCGGACTTTATTCCAATAGGGTTCCATAATATGGACAGTTCTTACATTTCGCAAAGAAAGACCCTCTGCACCAGCACCTGTAATCATAAATACACGGCACATTTCTCCCTTACGATTGTCAGTGTCAATTAGTGTCTTGCCATCAGGAAATTTACTTTGACGTAAAATATCCGTAATCTTAGGAGGCAGCTTTCCAAGACGATTATTGAAAATATTAATCAATATCTGACGCGCCCGAATACGCTGATCTCCACTGTAAACTATATACCGCGGTTGTTCAGGGCGTTCTGTGAAAGATTTAATCGTATCAGGATGGAGACCAGGATCCATTTCATTTTCATCTAACTGAATTCTGTGATAGCCATTGGCTTCCAACACCATTCCAAAGATGCCAATGCCCTCCAGTGTCTTAAATGCACTGTATACAAGGCTTGTGCCAGCGCTAGCTATAATTCTCTCTAAAATAGCTGCAAATTTGGGGGAATAGGTTGTGAGGCGCTCATTTTCAGGTGCAGTGGGATCATTTTTAAAGATGAGATCCTTCTTTGCATTTAAGGCGGCGATGGCTTCATTTTTTCGCACCTCATAGGGTTTGATTTGTTGGACTGCAGGGACTGCGGGGGCTGCCTTATTCGCGCGTTTAATCGTAGCTGGCTTAGGGAGGGCAGCTTCAATTGCAGCAACCTCGCCCTCTTCTGCATCTTCCGCCTCGGCTATCAGTTCATCTTGCTCATCCTGTTCAGCCTGTGCAACAGTTTGTTCCGTAATATCCTGACCGTCGGCTGCAAGCGTCGCCTCCATTTTTGTCATGGCTTTTTCCAAATCTTTCTTTGTTAATGGAAATGGACGTTCAATATCAATAGGAAAGACAAAATTGCAGGATGCGCGACTACGGAAGCGATAACTAGAGGCTGCTTTGTCATCGAGACCATACGCATCCTTGAGAGTTGTTTGCTTTGATTTTTTTAACTCTGTACTAATTTCACCCATACGATTTTTTGTATATTCGGCGAGTTGCAGTTTACTCATTACACACTGGACAATTTCGTCTTTAATAACCTCTGGCATAAGCTCTTTTTTAGAACCTTTATAATAGGATACAAGACCTGCGATTCTTTTTACAAATACATCCTTATTTTTTACAGCGAGCGATTTTTCATCAATAAATATATCTGAAAACTGTGGCTCTGTAGGAGGCAAAATGGGCAAGGCTTCATATACAGGTTCGCCAAGGGTGCGGATTCCAACTGCTGCGAACTCGAGTTTCACTTGCTCAAAAAGTTCCTGAATAGTCTCTGGCTTTGTCGCATAGGCAGTCTGCATGACGCCCTTGAATGTACCAGTGTCTTTTCCAAATACTTTTACATATCCTTCTTCTAAAATTGTGCAAAAAAGGATACTCTTTCCACTTGAAAGTTTGGTATCATAAAAGTTGGCACGTGGATTCTTTTCAAGAATTGCATTCACCTGTGCACGTTTTTCGTCACTATTCACATCCAGCGTAATTGTAAAACTATTCATGTATCCATGTAAAATATTAGCTAAAATGCCAAATTCAACGGGTTTGTTTACAATTGGCGTACCTGACAAGGCTACAATCTTTGTATTTTTAGCACCGACAAGAAGGCGGTAGAACATATACGCACGTTCATACGTTTGATCCCCTTTGAGCTTTGGCTCCCAGCGATCAACGCCAACCGGTTCATAACTTGCGGCTTTTCGCTTGCGTGATGCAGCCATGAGTCCCTCCGTTTTTCCTTTCGCCTTTGCTTCTTGATTTACAAGATATTTTTCCAACTTGCCCGCCATTAAACGCGTCAAGTTGTGCACTTCATCAATAATAATCACTGCATTGTCAAATTCAGCGAGTTTTTCTGGATTTGTTACAATACTCTTTAGATCTTCTGTTGTAAATCCAGTGTATCCAATAAATTTAATTCGTTCGTGAATTTGGGAACGAATTTGTTCACGAATGGCGGTCTGAGCCCAAGGTTCAAGTTTATCAAAATAGGATGGGTTTGCTTTGGTGGCTTCGGGTGTTTCTTCTGCTTCCAAGTCGGGAACCCATAGCACACGTTGTCCGTCGGGTTTTGCGAGGACACGCTTCATATAATCAAGACCGATGCCCATAACAGACCGCGCATATGTATACGTTATATCTTGCATTGATTTAACGGGAAAGGGAATCCAGACATTTTCTAATCTGTAATGTTTGAAGCCACAAAACATGAGCTGATCAATAAAGTTCTCCTTCAAGGCTTTGGGGGTCATGACAATGATTTTCTTGTCGCTTTGACTGTATAAAGCTTCTGCGGCTGCAATTGATGTGCATGTTTTTCCTGAACCAAGACCGTGATAGACAAGAACGCCTCTATACGGGCTTGCTTGACGCATATAATCGCGAACAAATTGTTGATACTTGTACGTTTGAAGAGAGGAAGCTGTTTTACATGCATTGGGGTTAATTTCATCACGAAGTTGTACAGGAAGTTGATAAGGGAGAAATTCAGTTGTTATAAATTTATAGAATCCTTTACGATCTTCTGGAACGTATGGTTTTACACCATCATCCTTATACGGGTTTTCTTTTGAGATTGCTGTAATATCAGCTTGATAGGTTCGCAGACCGCCATCAACAGCTGCAAACTCTTTTGTCTTTGGGGGTTTTGCAGCGGGTGCGGCTATTGGTTTTTCAGGTACAATAACCTCTTCCTTTATAGGCTGCGCTTTTGGTTCTTGTTTGGGTTTTGGTTCCAATCGGGGTTTTGGTGGAACTGGAGGCGCGGGTTGAGGAGCTGGTCGAGGAGCAACGACAACTGGCGGGGGAAGAGGAGGGGCTGGGGCTGGGGGCTTTGGTTTTTGTTCAAAAAAACTAGGACCTGCTTCTTCACCTTTGAATTCTTGCTGCACAACGGCTGTCATGTCTTGTTGAAGCTCTGCTGGGTTTGGATCCGGACCCTTTTTAAGATCCACTTTAATTTGAACTTTACGAGGTTTGAATCCTGCTGGTTTCTTTCCCTCCATCTACATAAGCTAAAGATTGTTTCCTTCTATATCTATCGCACATTGGCATCACGTTTTTCCAATACTTCAAGCGCAAGTCTTGAGGCTTCTTGTTCAGCCACTTTTTTATTCCTAGCAGTATACGTAGCTACAATACCCCCATCAATATCAAGTACACCCATTGTAAAGATTCTATCATGTGGAGGACCTTCTACGTGCACTTCCTTATAACGAGGAGGTTGATGCCAACGGCTTTGATAGAATCGTAGAAGCTGATCCTTAAAGTTATTATCCTCTGTAATAAGTCCAGCGAAATCAATATATTTTTCCATAATCCGGATAAACCAGCGTTGACATGCTTCAAATCCTCTTCCCCCCTGACCTTCGTGGAAATAGAGTGCACCAATCCACGCTTCAAGCATAGACCCCAGCATACGCAGATTATTACGACCATTACAGACTTCTTCCACATGCCGACTAATAATCATCCATGGACTCAGACCCATTTTTCTTGCAAGTTCTCCAAGCGTCTTATTATTGACAATGCGCGTTTTGAGTTTCGTCATAAACCCCTCTCCTTCACCAGGATAACGATCAAATACATAGAGAGCTACAATATTTCCTAGAATAGAATCACCAACAAACTCAAGTTCTTCATTATCGGCTTGTTTCAAATCCATACATCCATCGGGTCTAGGCGCCATTTCCATAGGTTCATTGGATTGAGCTGCTTGTTCCGCCCAAAGTTCTGGGCGACTTACATATGATTTGTGTACACACGCTTGTTGAAAGATAGCAGGATTGTGTAGCTTTCCACGCCATCCGTATGCACGCAAGATGCGCTCAACGACATCTTGCGTGATATCCTTGTTAGTTGTATTCCAAGGGTTGAAGATCTTTGAAGCATCTACAGTGAGTGGTTGCATCCTTGTACCCGCTTTATCAGGTCGTCCCTGGACCAATTTTTTTAACCCCGAATACAGTGTTCATATTTGTTAGCGTTTTATCTCTATATCTTTTACAAGATTCATATAGAATGGCAGATCAAGTAGCGCAAGCCGCGGCTGCTGATGCACCTGCACATAGGGGTAGACAAGAATATAAAGATGTTGGGCAACAAAGAGCGGCGGCTGCTTTAGAGGCACAGCAATTACGCCAGGATGCTGCTCCTGAGGCTGCTCCTGAGGCTGCTCCTGAGGCTGCTCCTGCGGCGGCTTCTGAGGCTGCTCCTGAGACGGCTCCTGTTGCACACAAAGGACGGCAGCCCTTTAAAGATGTTGGACAACAAAGAGCTGCTGCTGCCGCTGCATTAAGAGCACAACAAGAACGCACGACACAGCCTAACACGAGTCGTACTGCAGAAGAAAATGCAGAAGCTCGTCGTCAAGAGGCTATATCTCCATCAAGACCTTTAATAATCAATCGGTTTGCAAATACAAGACGCAATTTAAATAGCAACAGACTGCCACCAGCAGCACCACCAGCTTCTGTCGCAGGTAATACTGAAAATATAAATAACGCTGCAAGTGTAAATACTACAGAACGCATTGCACAAGGAGCAAATCAACTTACACCAGAGGGGTCTGAACTTGGAGAAGAAAACAATACAAATCAAAATAGCATACTTGCACAGCCAGACGAAGAGCCCATTGATGAATCTCCAGAAGAACCAGGACCTATTTTAATGACTGGACAAGGAGACCCTTCTCTCCCTCATATTTTAAAAATTGGACAAGCATCATTTGCAGAGTATATTACGCTCAAACAAATCCCCATTGGAACTGCAGGAAAATTTAATGCGCTTCAAACTGGAAGCAAGCATGCCGAGTTACGGGAAAAATATGGAATTCAATCTGATGATGAAATAGCCGCAATGCAGCGCGCATTTGGTGTGCGTAATCAACATCAAACACCGCCTATTCTTGCATATATAGAAAAAGGGTGTGTTCCTAAAGGGTTTGATACTGTACGCACTGCGTTGGAAACAAGGCTTGATACTTTAGATACCAATATTGACCTCGTGCGAAATAGTATGGCAGCCAATCCCATGCAACAACGTCAACGCTGGATACGCGATATTTTAGAAAAAACTAAAGATCTTACAGAAACATGTGACGACAACAATTCTGGGAAATCTTCTGAGCCAAAACCAGTATCTTCAAGCGGCTGCCCTTGCTTGGATGAACTGAGCCTTTTACGTAATTTAACGTATATTATTAGTTTTCTAACAGGTACAACAAATCCTGAAGTAAAACAGCAATTGGAACAAATTACTCTTGAACGAATGTTAAAGGCTGTTCAAAATGGAAACACGAATCAAGCATCTAACATTCTTCAAGACATCATACGTATTTTAGAAAATTATATTAAAAATCCAGTGCAGAAAAATATTCCTGTTGAGGATACACGTATACAAGCAATCTTAAAACCGGTGTATACAACATTAACAAAAATACGTGAAAAGCCAAATACTATTCAAACAGTCCCTGAAGTTATTACAGTTGATTCCGTTATGAGCGAATTAAATAAAGTAGTCGATATATTAGAGGAAACGCGAAAAAAGGGGTCTGAATGTGAAAGTCTTGAAAAGCGTATAGATGAGCTCGAAGAGGAGTTAGAAGCAGAACGGACAAAAAGTGTGGCGGCTGCTGGAACCGCAGAAGGGTCTCAGCAACAAATACTTGCATTGCAAGAGGGAGTAAAAGCGTTTACCAAATCATTAGAAACAACAAAGACACAACTTGCTCAGACACAAGGGGACTTAGATTCTGCCCGTGAGGCTCTTAAAACTAAAGTGGATGAAATGGCTACTGAAGTGGCTAGATTGACTGAAATTATAAAGGGTCACGAGCAAACCATACAAGAAAAAGATGAGATTATTAGTGAATTTGAAGCCAGTGCAGAGGATACAAAGGGACAGACTGAGTCTTTAAAAGAAATTATTACAAATCTCACAAAACAAAAAGAAGAACTCATATCTGCACATGCCGCGGCTATTGCGGATGTTCAAAAACAGGTGGACGGAAAGGAGGCGGAAATTAGTGGCTTGCGCGAACAATTGGCGGGAGCTGCGGCTGAGGCGGCTGAAAAAACCGGTCAATCTGAAGTCGTTGCAGGACATTTGCAAACATTAACAGAATCATTACAAAAGTCCGAAGAAGAGGCAAATAGATTACGTGAAGAAAAAAAGGCATTGGAAGATGCAATTACAATGTTAAAATCTATGCTTCAAGATTTGCAAGTTAAAATGCAAGGACATATTGCAGCTGGTGAAGCTGCATTGCGCGCGTCTCGAATGCGTGAGGGGCATGACGAGGAACGGATTGCAACGCTAGAAAAAACAATATCTGAATTACGAGGTGAATTACAGACCAAGGAGAGTGAGAAGACGAGTGCAGATGCAGAGCTTGTAGACCTTCGTAGACGTATAGAGAAAAATGGAACCCAACTTGCTGGTTTGCATGCACAGATTGAACAACTTACTGCTGAAAAGGCACAAGCTGCTGAAGCTCTGGATGCTGAAAAACAAAAGAGCGCTGAATTTGAAGCTACAAAGGCTAAATGTGAAGAAGAAAAGGCTGGGTTACAAAAAGAACTTGGCGAGCAACAAACACTTGCTGGAAGCTTGCGTGCTGAATTAGCGACAGCCACTGCAGATGGACAAAGCAGTAAATCTGATAAAGAAGCGTTGGAAAGACAGCTTGCTACAGCTATGGCGAAAATAGCATCCTTGGAGGCATCTTTAGAACAGGTTACATCTCATTCTGCAGCTGCTCAAATTCAGGTAGATGAAGCTCACAAGGCGCAACTTGCGGCGCTTGAAACAGAATTGAATGCTACAAAGGCTGAAGTGGATCGCATCAAAGATATTGCAGCCGAAGAACGTGCTGCATTGATACGCGCTCAAGAAGAAGAAATAGCTGGAAAAAAGGGGGAAATTGAATCTCTTAAATCAAAGCTTCAATCTGCAAATGAAACTGCTGCTGAAAAAGGGGCGTTGGAAGCGCAACTTGCGACTAAAACAGCTGAATTAGAGGCTGCAACTGCAGCGTTGGCTGAATTACGCGACGAGTTGGCGAGCAGACCCACGCAAGCAAATATAAATTCCAGAAATAAAAAACTCGCTGAAAAAGATGCATTGTTGCTGGAAAAAGAGAATAAAATAAAGGAATTGGAGGGTACACTTGCAGAAATAAATAAAAAATATACAGCACTCAGCGGTGAATTTGATAGTCTAAGTGGAGAAAAAGATACACTTCTATCTGGATTGGCGGCAGCTGAAGAAGCGGCTGCTTCAGCAGCTGCTGAAAAAGATGCTAGACTTGCAGAAATCCAGGGTGAATTAGATCATGCAAAATCAGTCATTGAAGCACAAGCTGGCGCTCTTGCAGAAGCACAGGGATCCAGCGGCGTGACTAAAGAGCGTTTAAATACATTGTTGGGTTATCTTTTAATCAATCCAGAATTACAACAAAAAGCGCAAGAATTCTTAAATGGGGATGATTCTGCAATTGGTCCTATCCAACGAGATTTGTGCGAGCTCTATGAATATTTAGGAAGTGTTCTCAATCTCCAAATTCGTAAAATAGATAGTTCCGGTTTACCCAAAGAGGCTAAACTAGATATATTTAACATCTTCAAATCCATGCCCGCATATGATGAATATAAACTGTTATCCGAATTAAATACAGTTTTCCAAGAACTTTTTGTACAAATTGCACAAACAAGTACAATTCCAAATGATTTATTGTTGAAAAAGGAATATCCTGAACTCACCAAAACATTTGGTGGATATGCAGTTGAAGGTGAGAAACCTCTAAAAGTAGAGGGGCGCGACTTGGATAAACTTATTATTGAATTAAACACGTTTGGTTATTTGAGCAGCGTATCTATAGAACCTCGTCCTGGCTCTTTTTTTATTCTCAAGAAAAAGGGCTTTACAATTTCTCAGGAATTTGCCACCGCGAATACAACACATACAACACCTCTTGTAATTTTGGGAATTAAAATGATACAATTGATGGCGAAACTATTGCGAGTCAAGTATCAAGACTTGGCTAGCCGATGTGGAGTAGCTCTTAGTGCAGATGTAGGGTCTAGAGAGGGCTCCCCTGTACCTGTGGCTGAGGCTGTGGATGATCCGGTTGCAGATGCGAAACGGGATTTTGATAATTCTGTAAAACAGCTAACATCAAATTTATTAATACAACATATTAATAAATATTCAAATCTTTTACTTGACCCTAACAGCTTGAAAGCTGAGCAATTAAAACATTTTTCTAAGCGTCTTGCATATGCGGTTCTTTTGAGTAATTATGCACACCATTTAGTACAAACTAAACCCACAGTATCTCTTGCAAGAATGATTGAAAGTCGCGCAGATGTATTAGACGGTGTAATCAAGTCGCATGAAAGTAAACCTGAATATACTGAAATAATTAGAAGGGCACGAGCAAATGCAGCAGCCTAACTTTGATTTTTGGCGGCGTGTTAAATACAGTTTTTACGCAACCCTGATTTTTATTTTGATAACAAACCCGATACTCTATCAATTTACGGAGCTAGTATTTCAAATAAAAAATCCTGCTCTACAATACTTCTTTCATGTCTTTCTTTTTTTTATGGTAAGTCTAGCTGTTATGATGTTTCCGAGGGATTAATATGCAGCGGTTAGTTTTTATCTACATAATATCCTATATTTTGTAGATACAGAGCATGTATATTCCAAAAATTATCCATCAATTGTGGATTGGCGACAAACCTCCTCCGATTAATTTAATGAACACATGGAAAGATAAACATCCTGAATTCGAATACATCTATTGGAATGAAGCTGAAATTTTAAAACGCGGCATTGTATTTGAATGTCAAGATAAAATTAATGAGATTGAAGAAATCAATGGTAAGGCTGACATTATGCGTTGGGAACTTTTATACAGGTATGGGGGCATTTTTATTGACGCAGATTCTATTTGTATTGAACCACTCGATACATTAATGCTATTAAATAAATCCTTTGCTGGCTATGAAAATGAACACGTAAGAGGGGCTGGCTGGTCACAACTAAAAGAGGTTCTAGGAAGCACGCATCCATTAATTGCAACAGGAACAATGGCATTCCCTCCAGGTCATGATCTTCCTAAACTGGCAATTGAATGGATAAAACGAAATCCAGTCTGTAAAGCCAAATCTGGATGGCGAGCATGGGTCACGGTTGGTCCTGGCATGTTGACAAGACTCTATTTTTCCAGAGAATGGAGCGATATGATTATATTGCCAAGCTATACATTTCTTCCCATCCACCATACAGGGTTAAAATACGAGGGACATGGAAAAGTCTATGCATTTCAACAATGGGGGTCAACTAATAATTCTTATGATTCTATGAACTCTTCAACGTTGCCTAGTATTTTATTGCCGCCAACTACTTCAGTATCTATTTTGATTTCAAGTTACAATACAAATTATCAATATATTGCCCAATGCTTAAATTCAATTAAAAATCAAATTGGTCATTTTCATATGGAAATTGTATGGATAAATGATGGCTCCGATGCATTACATACAACATTACTGAAACGCGCATTAGATAATTTTGTAAATACTACAAGATTTGTTTCAGTACTCTATCATGAAAATGAGACAAATCTGGGTATAGGGGCTACACTGGCAAAAGGTGTACTATTGTGCACACATGAAATTATTTTAAAGATGGATAGTGATGACATTATGAAAGAGGATAGGGTACGAATGCAGCTACAACTCATGCAAGCAAATCCAAATGTGCATATTTGCGGAGGACAAATTGCAATGTTTCGCGATAAACCACATAATATTGTAGATGTTACAAAACATAAATCGCTAACCTGGGATGAATATAAAAAACAGCCATCACACTGGTTTATCAATCATCCAACTGTTTGCTATAGAAAACAGTCTGTTCTAAATGCTGGAAATTATAATAAGGATTTTCGCGAAATGGCAGAAGATTTTGATTTAGAGTTAAGAATGCTCAAGACATACAAGTATATTCACAATATGGACCAAATTTTGGTGTATTACAGACTACATCAAAATCAGGTTACCGCAAAAGGGAATAAAGATCCCCAATACTGGAATACAAAGCGACTGGATATTATTAATCGGTTAATTACTGGTTAATAGTTTCGGCTTGTTAGCCGAGTTTTGGAACATGTACAAACCATTTTGACAGTAATTCTTCAGTTTGTTCCGAAGCTTGTTCTTTAAGATATTCAAGAAGAGTGGGTGCAAACTCCTTTTTAATCATATATCCTGCTGCAATTTGAGGACAAGAAGGCTTTACCAGAAACTTATGTTCTGTTTCTGTTGAATTAAGATCTGTATATGTAAGCTGGACTAAATTAAAATCTACGTTAAGCAAAAATATTCTTGCAATATAAATCCAAAATCGTGCTTTATCGATAGGTGCGAAATCATCTTCAAAAATACAACACACCGCATGACCAGACTCTATGAAAGCTTCTAGGGCTTTAATATGACTTTGTGTTTTAAGATATACACTGTCTTCAGCACAAATAGCTTCAATGCGCTCGATTTTATTCTCCGGGACACATTCTTTCAACCAACTCACCATAGTTTCTTTACGATCAGTATGATCTTCGGAATTAATATAGTAAATTTTATCAATCTGAACCATGATTTTGCAATCTACTCATACTGTCGAATTCCTATTTTGTAGAAAATCGCACATATAGTTACACCATATAGTTTACAACAGAATTTTCAATATCACTATATGATTCTAGTTGATATCCGAGTCTTGGGTGATACACATACCATTTATAACTTGGCATTAGTTTATCCCAATAAGCATCAACGCAATAATATCCATTCCTAATTCCATGTTTATCATAATATTCTATTAATTTTTCCATTCCCTCTTTAAAATTTTCAATAAGTTTAGGAGCAAATTCACGTGTAATTAAATATCCAGATGTTGTTTGTGCATGTGTTGGTTTTACCAAAAATGTATACGATGAATTTGTAGATTCTAATTTATTATAGGAAAGTTGAATTAAATCAAAATCAATATTATTTGCAAATATGCTATCAATAGATGCCCAAAATGAATTTTTATTTGTAGGCGTGTAGTCATCTTCAAAAAGGCAGCATACCAGATGATCTGAATTTATAAATGTTTCAAGTGCCTTGATATGACTTTGTACACAGCCAACTGCACCCCTTTCTTTGTTGTAGACTGCATCAATACGCTCAATTTTTTCTTCGGGAACACCCGTTTCACGTAGCCACGTTTCCATATGTTCTCTACGGTCTTTGCGATGTTCTAAATTAATATAGTAAATCTTATCGATACAGTTCATCTATCAAATATAATATTCTTATACATATATATTTAAGTGTTATTTTATAAAATATCGCACCCGATATTGATTTTGGAATGCTGCTTTTTCAGCCTCTTGCTGACAGATAGTCTCCGGCTTTCCAGCTGCTTTCATCTTTGCATATACTGCAGCACCCATCCACATTGCTGTTTCTCCTAGACTAGGATCTAGTCCTAAGAGTGGTTTCCATGTATGCCATTCTCCTCCACTTTGTGCAGTCCATTCTTGATTCATTTAAGTTTATTTGCTCTATACTATAATCGCTGACAAGCTTTACACCATTTTCTTCAAGTAGACTAGATATGAAGCCCTCTCTCGTCGCACTCCTTGGATTGACTGCATTTATCATTGGTCTTCTGGCAATCACATATCTTGGATTAACATACGAGGGATTTGCCGATAAAGCATATGGTAAAACAAATTCTCGTGGTACCTTTACTATGTACTATGCAGACTGGTGCCCCCATTGCAAGACTGCAAAACCTATGTTTGTAGACTTTATGGGATCTGGTGTTGTTCAAGTAAATGGTCAAGATATTAAACTAAAAATGGTTGAAGAGAAGCAAATACAAAAGGGCGTTGATCCTGAAGTAAAAGGTTACCCTTCTTTCCTGTATTCTGACGCTGCTGGCAAAGTGGTTGAATACAATGGTCCTCGCTCTCCCGATGGATTTATGAAATTTCTTGAGACACAAATTCTTTCTTAGATTGTATTAGGATATGGAGGGATTTTCTGAACCATTGGATGAAATAGAGTCTATTCCATCCAAACGAGTAAAAAAGCCATCTGGACATGTGGCTGCTGGAAAAAAATGGGATACGTCTGAAAAGGGTCGTATTTGGAAAGAACAAACTATACGGGCAAAACATGAATTGCGCGATATTATTAAACAGCGCACGGGGTTGGATACCTTTGCAAACCAACGTATGACTTTAAAATACGCTGGATTTATTCGTGATGGGAAAAAGGCGGCGGCTAAACGTATCATAGAGCAGGTTGTGGAGAGTGCGAAGCGATACAACAAGGGGACGCGAAAAATACAGCGGGAACCGCTCCAGCGACAGCAGCAGCGCCGAAATAAAACCGCTAGAAGAAATGTGGCTGAACATACAGCGACAGCTCCAGCGGTGGGGTTTAAAGAAAATTCAGCTGAATTTGGAGCTGCTGTAAATTTCCAGCGAAACATCCAACCCAACCTATCACGTCCTGTTCAACCCTCTTTCCAGCCAATTCAGCAACCAACCTTAAATTCAGCTGAAAAGTATGCTGAAAATACAGCGATGAATACAACGATGAAACCAGCTATGAATACAACAATGAAACCGGTAGATACAATTCAACTTCCAGACCTTTTAGATTAAGACACACTATGTCTTCGCTGTAAACGAGGGTTGTATTGTGCAGTTGTAAAAAATGCTTTTGTAGCCCTATATCCTATGTCTACAAGAGTTTCACGTTCTTGCACAGATGCTTCAAAATGTAAAGATGAAAATTCAGCACAAGGTAAAATAATTGTACGATCCTTAAAATGGTCAAGAAGTTTTTGATAGGAAGGTCTATAATATCCAGTTGTAATGGCTCCAATAAATTCAGGTAATTCGTGGATCTCTATTGGCGTTTTACTATGTTCAAACACAACACCAAGTGTCTCGGATGCTTCTTGTTCTGTTAAATAATGTATTGGATAGTTGTCAAACACTCCACCATCTACTAAATATGTATTTGTTTCTGGATGTTTTAACGGAATAAAATAAACAGGAATACACATAGACGCGCACAATGCAAATGCAATAGGAACTGTGGGCGTGGCATTCGCTGAAAATTCTACAGGTTTTAGAAGTTGAATATCAGATGCCCATAACCGAAGGCGTTTTGTACGTCCTGAAGATTTTAAATCCTGAAATGTTGCATTTGGTTGGAACCCTTTATGATGGAGAATTTTATGAATAAGTACTTTTAAATTTTCACCAGAATCGATACCAAATGTTTCTAGAATTTGAAATGGATTCTCCGAATCTATAGAACGAACATTGCCAAAATTATATTCAAAACAAAAACGTTCCAATACAGACATCTTATATCCTAAGGCTAACATGAGCGCCACAAGACCTCCCGCAGAAACGCCGCAAAATTCTTGTACATGATCTAAAAACTGCATTTCATTCAAAACACGCAATACACCTATATAACTCACAACACGAATCCCGCCACCTGAAAATAAAAGTCTTCGCGGTGGAATATAAGGAGGAATGCGCATATCTGCCGTGATACCGAAAGACTAGATTAAGTAGGAGTTTTATGGCTGGTATTGGACCAAAACCGGATGTCCCCGTTTTGCCGCCAAATACACTATTTGATAAACGAAGAGAACGTGATGGAGCCCGTCTTAAAGCATACAATAAGATTTTAGAACAAATTTATTCGAGAATTAAAACATCAAGTCGCGAAGGGGGCGATCCGTGGATAATTTTTTCCTGCCCCCCCTTTGTCCTTGGATTGCCTCGAATAGATTTAGAAGACTGCATAGTATATTTAGTATACATGCTCCGAGCCCAGGGATACGAGGTTCGGTATACCTATCCGAATCTCTTATATATTAGTTGGAAACATCACGAAAAAGACTATATTCTTAAAGGATCCCCTATTATGCAAAGTATGTTGGCTTCTCAAAATACAAAACCAAAGAATGAATTACGTGGACAGAGTGCAACACGCGTACGATTTGCAGATCAGATTATGAGCTCATACTCTCAACAACCAGGGCAAATGGGATCTCAATTTGGTTTAGGAGGGGGTAGACAGACCACAATGGGGCGTGCTCCACCCAAACGCGTGGAAACATATGAACCTCCCACTAGCTTCTTGGATGCCGTTGAAAAAGGTGCAGTCGCAGAACCCCGAAAAGAGGCTCTGAATGATTTTTTGAATTTTTAATATTAAGCAACAGAATGAAGTAAATTCCATAAACGTTTTGCAACTGCTGGACCAAGACGCCGCTCTCCAACCTTGATCTCTGCGAGCACCTTTTCATCCATCTCCAGTAGTTTCTGCCAAGACCCTGTTGCCTCCCAAATTGCCGACGCAGATTTTGCCGATATACCAGGACACCCTTGGAGAGATCCACATGCAAACGCTCTAGGATCATCTTTATTCGCCTTTTTTGTAGTGTGTATTACATCTGTATAACTCAGCTGTTCACCTTCAAATACTTTCGGATCTTCTGCAATCTGAGAAGTCAGCAGTTTAAGAGTTTCAGCTGTATCTTCTAGCGTCTTTGTATACAATACAGATACACCGTATCGCAGAAGAAGTCTATGTACGAGTTTCTGAAGAGCAGGGCGTTCCAAGGATCGCCGACGACCATCCAAGCCACCTTCTAGGATGTAGAGAGCCTTTGCCTTGTGCTCTGCACAATAGGCAAGAAGGCGGGTGCGTTGTTCCCTGTAGCGACCGTCCAAGAAAGAGGCTTCAAAATCCGCGGTTGTTTTACGTTCAATGACAAGTATAGGCGCTTCTTCTGATTGGGACTGTCGTTTAATCCAACAATCCCCTACTGGAAGTTGTTGTGTGATTGTTTCTGGAAAAAGTCCAATGAGACCATGCTCTCGTGTATCCAACACAATTGACATACTGTCTTGGATATGATTATATTGGTTTAGACCAGGTTTATCGGCGACGATTCTTGTGTCCTTGTTTGCGACTAGCCTTACGACTTCCCTTGCGATGACGACGACCCCCTGCTTGATTGTTCCCTACAACTCCCTCTCCTGCATTTTTCTGCGGAGGCTCCTCTACAACCACATTTTTCAGACGATTCACATTAATTGCGACATTGTTGCGACGTGTTTTGTTGCGATTGTTACGTCCAGGAGTCCCGGGATCACTTGCATTGGTATTCATACGCTCATTCATTCCAACTTCCACATTTTTATTCATTCCATTCATACGTGGTGCCATTGCGCTAGCGTTGGCTTTACTTCCAGACGCACCCATTTCTTCTACTTGTACCGAAGAATTGCTCTCAGGGGAACTAAAAAACCCTCCCATCGGGATACTCTATGTATAGGCGAGATTTAGCCCCATTGTTGCCACTGCATCTTAGGACCAAAAATGCCTTCTAAATTTGGATTATAGTTGTCATAGGTCTGACGTTTAGTGCCCTGACTTTCACCTGCACCATATGGGGCTAGACCAACGTTAATTTCGGATGCGGCTCCCGGAACAACAAGCATCTGACTTGGTTCCACCATTGGATTCAATGCATTATTTTCATTTCCCCCTTGTTGTACTTCATCTTCATACACAATTTTGGGATTCTTCTCCACCGTCTCATAGACTTCATACACGTTATTGGCTTTTTTAGCTACACTTGCTACAAGTCCCTTTTCTCCGTAAATTCTTTCAATTAGTTTTTTAACAGAACCTTCGTCAACTGCTTTTAAATCTGCAGTTGCAACCGGTTGGTAGGCTTTTAAAGCATCCTCTTCTGCTTGATCGGCTGCGTTATCCGGAGGCAAGACTTTCATGGATTCAATATCTTCAAATGTTTCTTTTGCAAAAGGGGCTGCTAAACCAGTCTTGTCTTTTACAAAAAGGCTTTGTTGGGCTTGAAAGAGACTGCTGCTGGGAGGCAACTGAGACCAGTCAAATGGAAAACGACGGCGCGCCATATTGATTGCCTCTTTTGTCGGATCATACCCGCCTTCATTTTGAAACACAAAATCCTGTTCAAAATCACCATATTTATCTTCATTTGTTACATAGGGTTTTGTTTGATAGCTTGTGTCGAGTACGGTACGACAGTTTCTATCCTGAAACCCATCACGATTGTAATATCGTCCACTCAAATAAAAAAAGATATATCCTAAGAATACAATCACCGCAAGCATTACTGCGAAATCCATGTCTTGCGACTCTCTGTTTGGGAAATGGAATTTCAAAGATGATATTAGGATGCGCGGCGGTGCAACAAAAACGAGAAAAGCAGCTAAAGCAGCAAAGAAAAATAGCCCTCCCCGAAGCACGATGGGGCGTCTCTTGCCACCAGTAGATATTAAGGAAGACTCGCAATTAAGCGAGCTGGAAAAGCGAATCAAAGAAGGTCCTTTAACTCTTGTACTTGTGTATGCAGACTGGTGCGGTCATTGTCAGAAATTCAAGCCTACCATGGAACAATTAGAAAACATCCCTGAGCGTAGTATTCAAACCGCTCGTATCCGGGATGACATGTTTCCTAAATCCGCCCTTTCTTCTGCAAAGATTGAAGGATATCCGACATTAATGCTTGTAGATAAAACTGGAAAGGTGGAGAATTTTAAATCTGAAAATGGCAATGTCACAAATGCAATTCCTGATCATACAAATGTTGAGAAAATGACTGCGCTTGTTCGTACAGCGGGGCGCAAAGAGGGATTGGATGCTTTGAATGAAAGTAAAGAACTAGCTACAATTTCAGTTCCACCGCCGTCTCTCAGTAATTTATCCAATGCAACTGTGAATCCTAGTGTTGCAACACCCGAAATTCCTAAGAATATATTGGCAGACCGCTTATCGGAATCTAGTGTACAGAAGCTCAATGCAAATCTCATAAACTCTTCTAATAGTTTATTGAAGGAAGCTACTGCGCCTATGAAAGGCGGGGCTCAAACAGGGGGGAGTTTATGGTCTCAGCTCATGCTTGCATCCGGTCGTCTAGCACCTGCAGCCGCCCTTTTTGTAGGGGCTGAGGCTTACAGACAAAAGAAGAGTCGTCGCAGTCGCCGCCGTAGTCGCAAGTCTAAGCGTCGCGCAATGACACGTAGACGTTAAATTTAGAGGGTAGTTAAAAAATTGATTGCGGCGCTTAGAGCTCTTGAATGTACTCCGATTAGCATATAGCATAAATGCCCGTACACTTTCATATCTTGGACGTTTTCGCTCGTGATGAGAAAATCGTAAGCGAAAACGAAGAGGAAGTCCTAGTTCAGTATTCCTCAAATTCTGAAAACTCTGATGATGAAGAGTTTCAGAGGGGGCGGCGAGGCGCGCCATCCGGACCACCAATGAAGGGTGATCATACTGGAAAATCAATTGTAGTGCACCTCTTTGGAAAGACGGTTGAAGGATACAATATTCGAGCCGATGTTAAGGGATTCAAGCCCTTCTTCTATATTCGTGCTCCTGAAGGGGGTCCTACCACTCAAACTCGAGCCGTAAATGCAGTCCGTGAATATCTACGGAGACACATTGCGCCTTCTGCGGTCTTTAAGAACATTGAAATTGAAAAGTGCAATCGCAAAGAGCTCTTTGGATTTACGCAAAATCGGGCAGTTCCCATGATTAAACTCACTATGCCATCTCTAGCAGTCTTTCGAGACGTCAAGAACTGCTTCTGCAACGGCTCTTGGGAACCTGAACTAAAGAAACTCATGGGAAGAGATGACCTTCTTGGCGAACCGTTTCCCAAAGGTGCTCCAATGGTATACGAAGCCAATCTGGATCCCATGCTTCGGTTCCTGCATCTTCGGAACTTGAGCCCCTGTAATTGGGCAACTCTGGCATCAGTTGACTCTGATGAACTCGACACGGAGGGAACATCTATTGTGGAATGTGACTGGACTGAAATCGACCCCTGTAAAACTCCCCCCGCAGCGACGGCGCCCTTTACGATCGCATCGTGGGATATTGAGTGTATGAGCACAACAGGGGCTTTCCCCATGGCTACTAAAGGGGATCCCATTATTCAGATCGGTGTGATCTTGTCCAGTCTAGGATCCACTGCACCTCCTGAAAAACACATCTTTACTCTTGGAACTTGTGATGAGATTCCTGAAGGGCGTGTCTATGCATTCCCTGATGAAAAGAAACTCCTAACTGCGTGGTTTCGGTGGCTGAATGAAAAAGATATTGATATCTTCATCGGCTACAACATCTTTGGTTTTGATGAAAAATATGTCTGGGAGCGCTGCGAGCAACTTGGTCTAGCAACTCGCGACGACAGGGGAAATGGTATGGCAATTCTCGATGAACTGCGACAACTGAATCGTCTGAGCGAAGTGGGTGGAGAAATGTCTCTAGAAACCAAGCGCCTCAGCAGCTCTGCAATGGGTGACAACTTCCTCTATCTCTGGACAACTGCTGGACGGCTACGTGTAGATCTCTATCATTACATCAAACGAGGATATCCCCTACCCTCCTACAAACTAGACGACACCTCGCGCAACTTCCTCGGCGAGTCCGTCAAGAAGATTGTTGAAAAAGTGGATGCATGGGAGCTCGCAATCGGCGCTACAACCAAACAGGATGTCGCCAAAGGACGCAGTGTGGTGCTTCTGAATGCAGGTGGAGATACGCTGTGTGAAAAGCTTGATGTGCTTGAATATGAACCTGGTCGACTTGTTGTAAGTCTACCAGACGATGTTCTAGCCGATGAGGTTGCAAAGTGGGCAGTTGTAAAAGATGATCTAAGTCCCAAAGAAATGTTCAAGATGCAAGGGCAGGGTCCATCTGAGCGAGCCATTATTGCGCGCTATTGCGTTCAAGATTGTCAACTGGTCCTTGATCTATTCAAGAAACTTGATGTATTTAACAATGCAATGTCCATGGCAAATGTTTGTTCCGTACCCGTTGGATACATCTTTCTACGGGGACAGGGTGTAAAGATCGAATCTCTAATGTTCAAATATTGTTATGAATCCGAGCAGTGTATTATGGTTCTGCCCGCTGCGAGAGGAGACGGAGAGACCTATGAAGGTGCAATTGTGCTGGATCCCAAACCTGGATTCTATACAACCCCTGTGGGTGTAGCAGACTTTGCATCTCTATATCCGAGCACCATCATCTCGGAAAATATCAGTCACGATACCCTCGTATGGGTCAAGGATTATAATGATGCAGGAGAGCTCATCGCATTTCAATGGGGCAGTGACGCCTATGACAATCTCCCTGGAGTGCGCTACACGGATATTGAGTATGACAATATGATTGATGATCCTGAAGATATGCGAAAGATGAAGCGGAAAATCAAGGCGGGGACGCGCGTCTGCCGCTATGCGCAGGATGTAATCGGAACCATTCCTAAAATCGTAGCAGGTCTCCTTGCGGCTCGTAAGGCGAAACGTAAGGAGGGGGAGAAAGAGACCGATCCGTTCCGCAAAGCACTTCTAGATTCTGAACAGCTTGCATACAAGCTGACGGCTAACTCTCTTTATGGACAGCTAGGGTCTGGCACGTTCAAAGTTCGCCTCAAGCCTCTGGCAGCCTCCGTAACTGCATATGGTCGTAAACAAATTATGTTTAGTAAAGCGGCTATTGAAGAATTTTATGGACCCCATTCTGGAAATCCCCGCTCTGCAGCGGAGACTGTCTATGGCGACACAGACTCCCTATTTATTGCATTTAATCCCAAAGATCCTGCAACTGGAAAGTTCCTAGAAGGGAAAGAAGCATTGAAGGCAACTATCGAACTAACAGTAGAAGCTGGTAAATTTGTAACAAAAATGCTAAAAGCCCCCCACGACTTTGAATTTGATAAAGTGTACTGGCCATTCATCATCTTCAGCAAGAAACGCTATGTGGGGCATAAATATGAAGATGCAGATAGTCATGTCCTTTGGTTTATGGGTGTAGCTCTCAAACGACGGGATTATGCGGCGATTGTAAAGCGTATTTATTCTGGAGCTCTCAATATTCTTCTGAATGAACGAGATGTCCCCAAAGCAGCAAAATATGTACAAGATGCTGCTGTAGAGCTGGTGGATGGAAAGTATGGGCTGCAGCCACTGACTATCAGTAAGAGTCTGCGCGCAGAATATGCAGATCCATCACGTATTGCTCATAAGGCTCTAGCCGATCGTATTGCAAAACGTGACCCAGGAAACGCCCCTGCATCTGGCGACCGCATTCCATTCGTCTACATCCAAGCTCCAACTGGACAAGCGGCTCCAGAACTTCAAGGAGATCGTATTGAAACACCCACCTATATCAAAGAGAAGGGACTGAAACCAGATTATATGTTCTATATTGACCATCAAATCGCCAACCCCGTTTGTCAGCTCTTTGGAATCGTGGTGGACCAAATTCCTGGATTTGACTCCTATAAGCCACGCGGTGGGTGGAAAACTGACAATCCTGAAACACTGATTACACAGCGCGAGACAGCAGCTTACGAGCTCCTGTTTCGTCAAGCGATTGATCGGAATAATATGGGTGCAAAACGTGCCTTTGCACAAATGTTTGGGGGGTCGGTCGAGAGTCAATCTACAGAGCCCGCCGCAAAACGCGCCATGCGTTCAGTGGCTGCAGCCCCAATGAGAAAAGTTGTGAAGGAGTCTACACAAAGCACTCTAGACAGCATGTTCATGGCAAGCATGCAGCTTAGTGCGCTAAAATCAGCGGCTAAACAAAAGAAGGAAGCTGAAAAGGTTGAAAAGGGTGCAAAAAAGAGTGAGAAAAAGTCAGAGAAAAAATAGGCTTAGTGGCGGCTGCGGCGACTGCGACTGCGGCGATTACGACGTGTTTTACGACGACGTGATTTGAGAAGATTACGGAAATGGAATTGTTGCGCACCTGGAAATGTACTTTGAGCACGTCGAACAGGTGGCATAGGAAGTGGAGGAGCTGGTGGCAATGCTTGTACGTTTACGTCCGTTACTTGCACATGAGATGCTCTTGGCAGAAGTGATGTACTAAGATTACGGGCTCGTTGTGTCCGTGATAATCTACTATGAGTATGTTGAATATGTAGTGGTGTAGGAAGTGGGGATGGCGATGGTGAAGCTTGCACATTTGCATTTGTTATTAATTTTTGATTGCCTCTTATCTGAACAAGAGATGCACTTTGAGGGCGTGAAGATTGACCATTTTTTTCAATAGATGCAATAGTTGCACGCGGTGCATTTAATGCAACCGCTGTTTGGAGACCAGTATATTGAGATGTATTCGTAGATTGTGTTGCGTGTAGAGGCACAGGACTAGGAGAACGTGATGATATACGTGTCGCATGTATGGGACTGCGTTCGAGAGAACGCGATGCACGTCCTTGTGGACTAATAAGATTATGAAAATGAAATTGTTTCTTTATTGGTGTTTGTATTGCACCCCCGCGTCTAGAAGAACGTGATGTGCGTCTTACTGTCGAAATAGATCGTTTTTGTGGTACATTCATCTCTCTATCTATAGGGTGCATAAACCATCGCTAAAGATAGAAGGAAGAGACGATGGGAAACTCACTATCGGGATTTCAAGATTCGCCACTTCAACCAGACAGACCCCCAATTTGCTGTAGTTCTGGAGCCGCGGCTCTTTTCAGAGCGGAACATATTGACAATTACAGAATGATAGTTGAACAATCACCAATCAATGCACGGGCTCGTGCGGGGCACAATTATCTCCCATCCTTGGTATCCGTTTCCAAAGAAATTCCGAGAATAGATCCCAATGAACCCTGGCCTAGTGGTCAAGTGGTCTGGATGGATCCAACCGCAGATGCAGGGCTTCCACATACACGCGCCCCAGATCTGATTTGTATTTCAAGAGATTTCCCTTCTGCAGATTTACCATCAACACTACTTCATGAACGTGTACATGTAAGCCAACGACTTCATCCAAACGCATGGAAGGACATATTTGAACCTTGGAATTTTAAAGTGTGGAATGGTTCACTCCCTTCTGAACTTGAATCCAAACGAAGAATCAATCCTGATTTACTCGGTGTACCGCTATATATATGGAAAGATACATGGGTTCCATTAGCCCTTTTTAAATCTACAAATCAACCTAAATTAACAGAAATAGATCTTGTCTGGTGGGATGCAAATGCGCGAACTCTATTGCGCCAACCGCCACCAGGATGGACTGCATTTTTTGGTTCTATACCTGCAGGAGAACACCCTTATGAACTTGTAGCTTATCTCGTCGCCGCAAATCCAAAAGAAAATAGTGCGTATAATTCGATAAAATCCCGACTGATGAAGCTCCCAAAAAACTCGATTTGACGATATAATACTAGGAGGTTGTAATAGATTAAGGGGGCTTTAAAAATGGACCTCATTCCCAAACTATGGGGAGATTTAAAAAAATTGGGATTTGAAGGATCTATAACAACATTTGAAGAACTTTACAAGTGGATGAAAAAAATGAATTTGATCTATACTCCGCCTAAATTATCTATTGTTAATTCTGCTTACAATGTGAATGGGTATGAATATACAAATATAAAACATTTTATGCCTGGCAACTTTGGAGATATTTATAGTGCGACACAAGTGAAGAATGCTATTGAGACTGCTGTATTCTTAAAACGAACACCTAAATTTCCACGCACGCTTATTTTAGAGGGGTTTCTACAACAAATATCGAGATCTATATTAGAACAGTATGGATTTGTTCAAGCTGTTCCAGAAATTCTTGATTTAATTACCCATCCAAGAGATGGAGTTATATGTGCAATTGAATGTATTCCAAATTCATATTTATTATCAGAATATCTTGAAGTATATGGAGATGATGAATACACAAAAGAAGAATCTGAGCATATAATTATTGAAATTATTGCACAAGTTGCAACCTATATTGCAATTCTAGAATCTACGCTACGTCTTAACCATCGCGACTTGAAGGGTAATAATATACTCATGATCGCCCCAACACAAGAATGGAAACAAACCGTGTGTGTAAAGAAAAAAAAATGGGATATCACAAGTAAACGCAAAGTCATTATTATTGATTTCGGTCAATCCTGTATAGGCGATTCTAATAGGGATGTAATTGTAAGTGCAGATCCAACTATAATGATGAAAAATACCGACTTTTGTCCTAAAGAGGGGCGCGATATGTTTTTATTATTGGCGCATTTATGGAATAATCCATCCGTACGAAAGCTTCTTACTTCTAAAGCTGACGCATTATTTGACAAGTGGCTTCGAGACAAGTCAAAAAAGGCGTGGGCAAAGGATATGGTATCCACCCCTTTAAAATCACTTGCGGAAAATTTTGAAAGAATATGTGAATTTGTAAATAAAAAAACGTTTCACTCTGACCCCTGTAACCCTATCTCTGTCTTGGAAGATATAAGTAAACTATATCCTGATATAGTGTCCTTTTCCGCGAAACTATAATTTCTCGACACAGTGTAGAAAGCAATGCTAAAAGATGACAGCGTGCAACTTAGCGACTTACTTTTTATTGGAGGAGCATTTTGATGCAGTTTGGACTATTTTTACAGCCGTATTTCCAGCTAAATATGGCGAAGAATTCTTTGATGCGTGGACGGAGCGAAATCCGAAACTAAGTTACGGCGTTTTTGATACGTTAAATACTCTTAGAGGGTTTATTATAACGAAACAAAAAGATACAAGAACTCAGCACATTGAGTTCTTGGGTGTTGATCCTACTTGTCAAAAGGGTGGTATTGGAACCATCCTTTTAACACGTGTGCTGGATGTATGTCTACGGCGTCATCAGCGTATTACGCTTATTCCAATCGACGATCAGCGCGTTATAAATTGGTATAAGAAATACGGGTTTGTTGCTGTTGGTCAACCATTATTGTCTTCCTATACTGGAGACATGGAACAACTTATGGAATATTGTCCAATACAACCCATGGTATGTACAAATAATAGTGAACATACTATAAAATACAAGTCAAATACAGTATATGTGTAATCTATATATAGAATAGAATGGCTGACGCGTGTCAAAAAGAACTAGACTATATTCGCGGGATATATAACAATCCCGAGAATCAACCCCTATTACAAAAACTTAAAACTGTATTGAGTTCCATATTATTAAAAGTTCATGAAGAATTTAAAATACCCGCTATTGAATTTTTATCGGATGTTATAACGGAAGATGGGAATCTTGGAAAAGAACCATTACATATAACACTCGAAAATGGAACACAACAAATCTACACTACAGATGATAAATTAAAGTATTTAATTTCTGATAATTCCACTATACGTGAGAAAATCCAGGGAATTACAAACATAATTTATAATAGTAAACTATTTTCTGCTAAAATGTTTGAGTATATAATGAAGAATAAAAATGCATCTGAAAGTATAAAAAAACGATATACAAATATTAAAAATATATTAAATATTCAAAATAATAATATATCTAATATAACAAATAGTGAAAAATCATTATGGAAACAGATTGCAGTTCTTGATAAATATTATGCTTATAAGAGGTTAGTTACTGGTCATATTCTCACAGGTGAAAACCAAATTCAATTGGAATGTGATGTGCATAAAAGTAATCTAGTTGAACCCTTATCCAGTTTAGAAATTGCCTTTTTTGAATCTATTCCAAAAGATAAATATAAAGAATATACCCACAGCAATAATCAAAATATTTTACCCGTTAAATCGGGTAAATGTGTATATGCATCTGAACTTCGTAAAAACAGACGTTCACGAAAACGTATAGAATCTGGTATATGCACAGTAGCCGCATTATCAGGTCATACAATGAATATTCTCAATTTTTGTAGTTTGATTGGAGTTTCAAAATATGATCAGCAGCTTATTTTACTTGGATTACTTATTATACTAGTCCCAAATCACCATAGCAGTATGGAAATTTTTGACGCTGCTACACACTATGATGTATTTACCCCTGACTATAGTAAATCATCAATTGAAAATATAAATGATTTATTAATGATACTACGTGGGGCAGGTCCGAATAAAATGAACGCGGGAAGACGAAAACTACTACCTCAAAAAACAAGAAAACGCGTACATAGAAAATAAATATCATTGAATTGATTTTATATACTCTCCCCAAATCTTCATAGCTTCTCGCATACCCTTATTTTGATACTTGTGATATTTAGCTCTATAATACATTGTTGTTGCAACTTGACGCTTATAAGAGGCTGGCTTTCCTTTGAGTTTTTGAATACTTTCTCTAGCCTTCTTTGCAGTTCCATATCCTATTCCACGAGTTCTTGGATGACCTCGTGGATTATCATTAAAAAGTTGGTGACCCTTTTTCTGTTTTCGTGTTTGCATTTGACTTTCCTACTTAGGATCTACTCTTCCATTGCGTGTTGCATCCAGGAATATTACAGAGGTACAGGAATTTCATATTTGCAGCATCATATTTCATATAAATAATATCAGATTTTACACCTGGCTGTGTACGACTCGGGCATGTCTCATTAGGGCATTTAAGTACAGATGTATGAGGAAGACGCGGGTCTGATTTCGTAAATTCATTTACAAACGTACGATGGGATTCGGTAGCATCATCTTGAATCACCATTTCCATCACAAGTCCGTCCTTTTCAGGAGTCTTGTTGCCACAATTTTTACACGCTCTCTCAAAATTTCCCGCAGTGTATTTTGAGCCGGTTCCACTCGGGTCTGCCTCTGGAACAGGAACAAGCGGCATATAATAATTACATACACTGCACATATGATCAAATAGCGACATTGTAGTTTCTCTACTCTAGTTTGCAAGTTTTCCCTCCTTCAATTTTACGACCCGATCTAAATTAACTCGGTATCCTGTTGATCCTGAAAGACCATAGGGAAGCCCTGTAAATACAACTTCACCTTTTTCAAGTAAATTTTTCAAACGGTCTTCAAGTTTATCAAGAATTTTTGGAATTCGTTCTATCATCTCCTCTTTAAAAGGTTCAAGCTCTTGGTTAAATTTACCCTTTGTATAATAATGTTCAATACAATATAAAATATAGGATATACACTTGGTCTCTATACACTTGGCATAAAGTTCATGCGATATTGTATTGGAATTTGCATATCCTGGTTCATGTTTGAGTGGATTTGTGTCCATAAGACTTTGAAGCGTTACTAAGATTGTTGAAAGGCGCATAACACTTGACCATTTTTCACCTTGCCAGGTTCCTAGAATACTCAAGCATACTTTTCCTTCTTTATACATATTTGGGTGAAATCGTGTATGACCATCTGATGTGATAAATGTTACCTTTGGTGGATCAAAGGGAAACGTAGTTGTAATTTCAAAATCATAAAGCATAGGACAATCTTCATATGGCGTGTCTTTGGATCCAAAAATACAAGCTCTACCTAAAAGTACATTCGAGTCTTCAATCGCGTAAAATATACCAGAATCTCTGTACACGTTTGTTTGCAATTCTTTTGCATCCGCCACCGCCCGCTTCACAGACATATGTTAGAATCTATACTCAGATTCTAATGCGCATTTAGACCCTTTTAGGATTTGTGAGGAGGGTTAGACATGGGATGGACGTGACCCGGTCATTAAAATTGACGGAACCGCCGAACCCAAATCAAAGTACCTCTACAACTATGGCGCAGGATCATTTCTTCGGATCTGCTCTGCAGCAATTCTTGGAAGAACGCCGTGTACAAAGTGGGCGTGGACAGCCCGTGAGCATGACGGGTATGGGGCAATACAAGGGATCTTGGAATATCAGCGATGCAGATTATCCTAAATTCCAAGACCTTATGCACGACTATCTCTTTATTCGCAAGTTGCGCCCAAATAACTTTGTAGAGCAGCGAAAGTCAGATGGAGTAACTCCGCTGCTAGTAGATCTAGATTTCCGCTATTCAGGTGAGAAAAATCTAGAACGAGCCTTTGGAAATGATCATATTCTTATCTTTGTTAAGGAAATCATTTCTGTTCTGAAGGAGTACTTTGAAGTGGGTGATCGCCCGCATCTTCGGTTCTTTGTCACTATGCGCCCTCAGCCCTATCAAGATCGCAAGGCGGCTCCTGGCGCAAAAAAGGAAATCAAAGATGGTGTACACATCCTTTGTCCAGACTTTACAGTAAATGCAGATCATCATGGATTCATTCGACACATGCTCCTAGAACGTCAGGCTGTACGAAAAGCATTTGAAGATACAAATTATATTAATAAAGACGAAGATGTATATGATAAAAGTCTGGTAAGTAAAAATGGATGGTTCTTCTACGGCGAATCCAAGCCAGATATTCCATCCTATTCTCTGTCAAATGTTATTCGATACAATCCTAAATCTGGAAAAACGTCATCGGAATCAATTGACACTTATGACGATCTTACTCTTCTAAAACTTATGAGCATCCGTTTCAATCTCTCTTTGCAACTTACCCCACAGGAGCGTCAAAAAGAGGCTATTGCGGAAACAGTGACAAGGATGAATGCACCCCCTCTTATTGTGGCTCAGCATCATCCGTCGCCAATGCATGGTCCCATTGCAACTCCAGAGGAGGCGGCTGCAATGCTCCCTCTTATTATGGATAGTTTCAACATGATTGTAAGCACAGAAGACGAAATTGCCCTTGCGAAAAAGCTTGCGATTGATTGTCTAAATCAGGAAAGGGCAGATGGATATGATACCTGGATGAAGGTTGGTTGGTGTCTTCGAAACATTGACTCTAGCGATGAAATGTTTGATATTTGGATGAAGTTTAGTCAGAAATCTCCAAAATACGATCCGACTGCACATGAAACCCTGCGCCGTGATTGGATTCGTGGAACCATGAAACGCGTCAATGGATCACCCAGTCTGAAAATGGGAAGTCTAAAAATGTGGGCACGTGAAGATAATCCAATCAAATACAGTGAAATTATGGATGGAGATATTATCTCCTTCATCACAAAAGCCGGTCTAACCTTTAATGGAGGCACGCATCACCATGTTGCAAAAATGGTTCACAAGCTCTATTATGATGTTTATAAATGTACTGTAGAAGGACGATCTACGGAATGGTATCATTTCAAGGATCACACTTGGAATCCCATGCCTCAAGGTCTAGTTGTAAAAACAACCATTACTGAAGAGGTTGCACGAAAGGTAGACTCTGCGCGCTATAGTCTAAAGGTTCCTGAATCCAATGATCCGGAATACGAGTCCAAAATGCAAAAATTTCAAGAAAGTATGAAAAAGCTTCTAAAGCTCCAGGAAAATCTCTATAATGCAAACTTTAAAGACTCGGTAATGAAAGAGGCTGTTCAAATGTTCTATGATCCTGAATTCTATAAACGCATCAATCAAAACCCGTATTTGATTGGGTGTGCAAATGGAATTCTAAATCTGCGTGAACCAATCTTTGATAGCAATGGAAATCCAGTGAAATACAAGGCTACTCTACATCCTGGATCTGCATCGGATTATGTGACTCTAAAGGCTGGCATTACCGCAGATGGCAAAGAACCTATTGATTATGTCCCCTATGATGCAAAAGATCCTGTTCAAAAGGAGATCATGGATTTCTTCAAACAACTCTTTCCTGCAGATGATCTGCGTGAATACGTTCTTACACTGGCTGCAGGATGTCTAGAAGGGTCCAACTTGGAACAGTGCTTCTATATTATGACGGGTAGTGGCGGTAATGGCAAATCTGCATTCGTAGAACTTATGACAAATGTACTGGGGCAATATGCAGGATCTCTTGCCTCCACGGCACTTACCCGTAAACGTCCTGAATCTGGCGCCGCAAATCCAGATATTATGAGTATCAAGGGGTGTCGCTTTGTGGAAATGAAAGAGCCTGATGAAGGAGAACCTCTGAACTCTGCCCGCATGAAACAGTTTAGTGGAGAAGACTTGGTAGAGGCTCGTGGTCTCTTTCGTGATCAAGAACGTTTCAAGATTTCGGGTAAAATCTTCCTAGCGTGCAATCGCATGCCTCCTATCCACAGTATGGATGGTGGTACTTGGCGCCGCATTCGAGTAATCCCCTTTGACAGTAAATTCCTGCCGTCTGGAGACCCTATGATTGATCCCAGTCGTCACATGTATCCTCGCGATGATATGCTCAAAGAGCGCATGAAAGGTTGGCGGCAACCCTTCTTCTCCCTTCTGGTGCATTACTATGAAACCAAGTACTGCCCGAATGGAATTAAAAAGGTTCCTGCGGTTGTCATGCAAGCCTGTGAAAATTACAAGGGTAGCTTTGATACCTTTGGTAAATTCATCAAGGCGCGCATGCGTCGCTGCGTTGGTCACGACGATCCCCCTGTATTCAAACAAATCTGGAATACATACAAAATGTGGCATCAAGACAACTCTGGCAAACGTCTAACTGAAAATGAATTCCGTATTCGTCTGAATGAGACCTATCAGACTCCTGCAGACGGTAAAACATACCTTCATCTCCAGCTCTTTCAGAGTGACGAAGATGCAGAAGAATACGACAAGGAAATGGCGGAGGCGGCTGCGGAGAATTAAACATGTACTTGCGCGGCGGTTTGTGCAAGTTCAGCTATTTCATTTGGTGTCAAACTAGGGATGCGTTTATTATTGTTATAGTGTGTATGATGATTATTTTGTAAGGGGGCGGGCAACATAACTTGAACTGGAGTGGGAGAGGAGGGGGCTACGGTTTGTTGTGACTGCACTGGTTCTTCATTTTTATTTCGATCCATATACATGAGAATTGGTAGAGAAATTGGAAGCGTTGCGATGAATAAAACTACTCCAAAATAATAAAAACAGTTTTTTGCCATATTCTTAAGTAAAGAATGTGGCAAAAGTTTAGGCTATATTTAGGTATTAAGCTATTTGGACTATAAGAGCATATACGCACATAGTTACGAGAAGCATCAAGGCTAATGTAAAGCTTCCAGCCTTCCAACCTCCTCCTGGAGAAAACCAGCGAACAGCCACAATTGTCACGATCATAAACAACCATCCAAACCAAAAGACCAAAAGCGTCAAATCTTGCAAATTAGGGATGAATGGTTTCTTATCCGGTACATTCATAACAGAATCCATAAACCCTCTATCTGCAGCTTCCACACGAGCTCTTAACGCTTTAATTTCAGACATAATAAAATCTTTTTTCTTAGAAAGCTCATTAATTTGCTCATTTGCTGAAGCAGAAGATGTCCCTGCTAAATTTGCCATAACAGACGTATTGTTTCCAGCAAGAAGAAGGCTATCATACTGTGCCCTTAATCCCGCAAATGTATCTTTGAATTCACTCACGGATGGGGTAAAAAGATTGTTTGCACGCACCGTATCTGTATTTGTTCTGCATTGTGTTATATATGTATTAAAATTCTGTGTCTCTGCTGTATTTAATAGACACTTTGCATTTCCAGCGTTTGCGCCCGCCATGCCGCTCTCTCTTCAGACACAATAGAATCCTTACATGCCAAAATTAGCACCTAATACAGAAGCCATATTTGTAGCCTTGTCTGAAAGTTGCACCGCTTGTGTTTTAGCAGAATCAAAGGCTGCTGCACTTGATGCAACTGCACTTGATGCAAGTTCTTGTACAGATTCGCAAGTCGGAGGAGTTGGTGGTCCTCCCATGGATGCAAAACGACGACGATTAAAGAATCGTAAATCACGGGATTTATCGTGATATTGATAACGTACAACAAATGTCAAAATAATAGCTATAAAAATAAGAAAACTAATCATGGAAAAGACAGACATGGGAACCATGCCAATGCGCACCATATAAAGCAGTGGTGCAATTAAAGTCAACCCTATAAACATCATTTGCATAATAAAGAGCGTGTCCATCTTATTTCCACTCGTCCATTCATTAATTTCAAATTGACGTTTTGCAACTTGACTATCATAGGTGGCTGCATCCGCCTCTGCTTGCGCCTTTCCAAAAATAGCTTCTTGAGTAGCATCTAAATCCTTGTTACGAACATGATAGTATGTTATATTTTTAACAGTATTTCCAGCATTTTGTAAATCATTGAATACCTTTTGAAAATTGTCGGAGTGTTCCTTCGTCACCGTATTATAAAGCGAGTTTCGTTGTTGCTGTATAAATGATGTCAACTTACTAGGATTATCTTTTAAATTTGTCATTGCATTTGCAAGCTGAACATCCTGTAGGGATAAAACATCGCGGATATTTTGATCCATCGTACCTTCTCTATTTCTAGAATTCAAATTCATCTGAACTCTAGAACCATTCATACTATATATAGATTATGTGCGCGCAATATAAAATATCATTGCAATAGCGGTAATATTTAAAATACCATATAGTGTCAACAGATTTTGATTTGCGCGGTTCTTTTCAGTAGTATATTCAACCATGCGTTTATGTAAATCCGCCGCAGCAGACTCACGGGATAAAATATCTCGCTGCTCCAAAAGCTCTTTACGACGCTTTTCTAGGTTTCCATTGATAGAATTAATTTCACTTTGCATCTTTTGTGTGCTTGAATACCGTTGCTTTGCAATTCCATTGGTAATCTGTGTTAATAATGTCAGTTTTTGATTCAATGCTCGGGCTAGATTTAGATTTTGATCAACAGATGCAGAGGCTTGTCCACGAATGCTTGTGTTTGATACTGCTGTCAAGAAGCTATTCAAAGCTGCAAAATAACGTTTTTCATAAAAACAATACTCCTTTTTTAGAGTTTCTTGAACTGAATTTTCTTTTGCAACATAACTTTTGAGGGGGTCCTGGGATTCGGGAGAACCAAATGGTGTGCTTTGGAAATTTTTTGCAGAGGGCAAATTTGGTAACCGACCCTGTGATACAAGTCTAGAAATATAATCTAATACCCATTTCTCTTCTGCAAGCCCATTTGGCATAGGTGGCATTCCATCTGGCAAAAAGCCATTCGGAAAACGTGCATTTAATTCGGATGGTGTCATTGCGGGGACAGATCCCGTACCTCCACAAAATTGACTCATACTCTTAACTCCTAAATTACAGCATTAAATTTATCTACCCATATCATTTGAGTGTTTGACCTAAAAATCCAGAATATGATAATATTCCAACAACTGCAAATACAAAAGCTGCTCCAGATGCTACACTATAAAATCGCGAGTCTGTAAAGAGGGAAAATACGCCACCAGTATCATATACAGAACTTCCATACGCATTTCCAATAGTTGGAGTGAAAAAATCACGAAGCATAAGACCACTTAAAAATAACAAGAGTAAACCAAATCCAATAAGAACAGGTATACTGTATGTATGAAGAGGCTTTGTGAAACCAACTTTTGCACTAAATCCTTGGTAAAAAGATGTATCGTCCACTGGCTTGATTGCATTTTGCTGTCGGGCTTTTGCAGTTTCCAGGTCAAGCCGCGTATCTGCAAGTTCCTTTTCCAGTCTAGGAATATCTTGGCGAAGCTCGCCGACCTGCTTTAGTTTATTTTGTATATCTGCATTTCCAGATAAATTCCCAAGCTGTTGCGCCATCCGTTTATTCAAAGCAGAATACTGATTTACACCGGAGGTTAATCCTTGAAAAATAGACTGGGCAGTTGCATAATCCGGGTCCGAAGCCGAATTTGTCACAGTAGATATTCCTGCACGACTTACATAACGCGACAATGCTGCATTCATTTGAGATACTTTTGAAGTTATATCTGCATCAGTGAACTTTGCATCGAGAGCATTCTTTTCTTGCTGCGCTGTAGTCTTAAAGTGTTCCCATGACGACATGATGCGCCTATCCTATTTGAGAGAGAGGCATTCTTACGGAACACACACACGATATTCAACATATTCTCCTGAAGTAATTGATCCACGTGTGATCTTTACAACATCAAGCGGAACAAGACCAAGACAGCGAGCAGCCATATCATTATGAAAGCGGATCTTGGGCAGATCATCAAGTCCTTTCATATGCCATTTCTTTTTAAGATCTGCGAGTTCCTCCTTTGGAACAATTTCAAATTTGGGTTGAAGAATGTGATCTAGAGGGTTGCACACGAGACGTTGAATAGGGAAGAATTGGATTCGTTTCTTTTTACTCACCCAAGCACTCAATGCGGCTCTATCATACGGGGAATCCTTGTCGTCTACAGCGGTTTTTACTTCAGCCGGATTCATCATGTAAAGCACAACATATTCAACCTCTGTGGTTTTTTCAGTACTACCGTCATATTTTTCTTCCACTGCAGCCGTATAAGACCCATTTCCAACAGATTGTTTGATATTATATGGACTATAATCTACATGCACAATCCGATTGGAACCATCTTTTGCTTTTAGAGTCATATTTAATCCATGTGGACCTAGATATGTATTCTCTTTAATACTTTTATCATCATCTGGACCAATACGGCTTTGCGTAAAGGCTTTTACAAACTGCTTGCCTGCCTCGGGACCAATAAATTTACGGAATGGGGACGAGTCATACCCACGACGCTCAAGCAGATCCAAAATCGTAATACGAGATTGAATCAGGACGTATTCAAGAGATGTGCTTTCCATTCTAGTACCTATTCCTAGGTAGGAAACCTTAGGTCAATTTTTTGACTATGATATAGTTTGATTGATAGAGATGAGATAACTAGCCCAATTTTACAACCTTTACGGGGGCTGTGGATGATGTCATTTGTTGCGACTGCTGTTCCTCGCCAGAACTATGTTGATACATTTGTTCTTGCATTGGCATTTGGGGTGACGCGACCCTTCTTTGACGACGGAATCCACCCCCTCCACTCATACTAGGTCCCCGTATAGGCTGTGTTGCATCACCTGGCTGTGTTAATCCAATTTCTCGCAATGCATCATCGTCTGTGCGCACTTGAATGATCGGGTTGCCTTCCGCAGTTTCAGCTACAACCGCACCTTCAACATTTGCAACTGGTAATAGCGTCGGTGCGCCATTTGTAGGCGCTACTTGCGATACATTTGATACTCTTGGAATTGGGGCAATAGATTCAGGGGCTAACTCAACTTGTTGTTGTAATGTAGTTACTTGACCCGGTATTGTTAAGTTTGGAATAGGGGGGTGTGTAGGCTGTTGCGGTCCTTGTGACGGTGGCTGTGTAGCCGTTATTCCTGCTTGGAATTGATTCAATGATTTTTCTTGTTCGGCTTGTATAGCGGTTAATTGAGCTGTAATTTCAGCATTTGTTGGTGCACGAACTGTATTTTTTGGCAATTCAGGAACACTAACCTCTGGAATTTGTATCATAGGAAGGGGTTTTGTAAATTCAGCTGGATTTATGATTGTATCCCGTTGTAATGCTTCAATACCTTTCAAATGATTCGTGTCACGACTTGTTAATATACGTGGTGCCATATTCATAAAGCATTCCATTTCTTGGAAAAATAATTTTGTTGCATAAGGAATTTCAATCTTACTAAATGAAGTTGCACTGCGAACCGAAGGAGGAATTGGTTCTAATGTATCCGCAGTATCACCTGAATATTGTACAGGACCATCGCACAGGGGACATAGATAAAAATTCTGGGATTCATTATACAAGGGTATTGTACCACATCCATTGCATATAATAAATTCAGATTTATCACTGCGTTCCATGAAACTTTCTTTTGCAAAATCTGAAATGCCATGTGCGCAAATTGCATCGCGGTCCATTTCACCAATACGAAGACCGCCTTCATTTCCGCGCCCTCCAGTTGGTTGACGTGTGCGCTGTTCCTTGCGACCTTTTCCGCGTGCATTCCACTTATCTTCCGTCATATGTTTCAGACGCATACTATACACAACGCCCATGTAAATATCCGCTGTAAGTTGTTCTCCAGTCATTCCATTATACAGGACTTGATTGCATAATTTGTGCATTCCAAACCTCTCTTCCAAAATCTTTCCAAGAATTTCATGTGGCGAACCATCATTCATAAAAGCAGTACAATCTCCAATAGCCCCTAAATTAGCCGCTACATTTCCCATCATCATCTCTAAAATTTGACCAATTGTCATACGAGATGGGATCGCGGTTGGATTCATAATCATATCAGGTACAATACCATCAGCGGTACGAGGCATGTCGTGACCACGATACATTACATTGATTGTACCCTTTTGTCCGTGGCGATTGGAAAATTTATCGCCGAGTTCAGGTACACGATCTTGCGCCACACGGACCTTCACTATCCGCAACCCCATATTGTTTACAGTTACAACAACCTTTTCTACACGCCCTCGTGTCCAAACTTGTGGAGTTTTACTTGCACATTTTATTGCACCATATTGATCCATCATATACGCGCCTACAATAACAGTATTTTGATCCACATATTCTCCTACTTTAACTAGCCCTGCTGCGTCTAGTTTACTGTAATCATAGTTGGGATTTACATTCATCCAAGCAGGAATTTCTTTAGGATTTCCTATCCGTATCTGTGTATGTGTATGTTCATCATTTTCTTCAAATATCTCGTAAGAACGATAATTAATACTTCTGAATTGTCCACGTGCAAGTGCATCTGCATTTACAATAATACCGTCTTCTTGATTATATCCACCATACATACCCATTGCTAAAACGATATTCTGTCCATATCCCATCTTGCCTTCGCCAATATAATTCTGATAAAAAGTTCTGCTCAAAGGTGCTTGTCCATAGCATAAAATATTTGCAGTATTATCAAATCTGTTTTGAAAATTTGTTGCATATAAACTGAGACCCTGTTTACTCTGACTTGCAGATAAATGGTTACGAGGGCTTTGATTGTGATTGGGGAATGGAATCATGTTTCCTAAAAGTCCTAGAATCGTACTCGGATGTACTTCCATATGTGTTGTTTGTTTAATAACATGTTCTGGTACATTGGCGATTAAAATTTCATTTTGTTCAAAGGGGTCCAAGTATTCAATGAGGGCGAGTTTGTCTTGATTTTGTTTAAAAAATGGTATATAATCTTGTAAAGTGGCTGCACGATCCTTTAGGGGGTCTATAAATTCTCGTGAACTGATCATTGTAGACTCGCGCATTGTACCCACAACATAGTCGCGCCATGTTTTACGATTAAACTGGTCAGGAGATGGAAGTTTGCCTTGTTCGTGACATATAATTAAGGGGCGAAGAGGGCGCCCATCATCCATGTAAATAAACAGTTTATTTTCTGGGATATTTAGCCCGCTACTGCTCAATGGTGGCATATATCCTGAACGTTTGAAATATCGTAAAACCTCGGCTAAATCACGTGCAGGTTCTGATTTTCCATCTGCAGACTGTTTAAGAATATACCCAATTATTCCAGAATTGAGATATACGGGTACAGATCGTTTAATAGTATCCAAACTAGCATCCGCACAACGCCCCACTCTCCCACGCGTATACAGCCATTCCAGAAAATCTTTTATCGGCGCCGTTGTACTTATTGCAGTCATAATGGAGAGATTCTTAGTAATACCAATATGGGATCCACTTGGTGTCTCGCAGGCGCAAAAATACCCATATTGACTCGGTCTGAGCTGGCGCGGTGATGATAATTTCATGCCCGTATCGAAATTGAGAACAACGCGTCGACAATGGCTCATAAAATCCAAATAGCTTAGACGACTCATTTCTTGCAATACTCCTGATTCTTCGCGACTTGGACCGGTTTCCCATTTTCCTTTAAAGGCTCTCATGACTGCATTTGTAATATGCCCAGTTAAAAATACATGATTTTGCTGAGATGGATCGAAAATATTTTTAAATTTATCATCTTTATACACAGTTTCGTTATATACAAACATCTCCGCGACAGTTTGTTTCACATGTTTTACGTAATCCTTATAAATATATTGAAACATCATTTGACACAAGAATCCGCTGGAAAGAAGACGCTGGTTGCGTGTATCGTCGCGGCTAGGAGGTTCTTCTAACTTTGCAACGACACGAAGAAGCTTGCGCACACAATCTCCTAAGAATTTTATGCGAGCCCCTGGAAGATCCTCTACATGGGAAAATAAGTGCGTGTGAATTATGTCAAGAACGTGAAATTCACTAAATCCTTTGGTTAAGGTTTTAATGTATTGAATTGCAGAATAAGAATCCAAAAATGGGCGAGCTGCATTAAGAGATGGCAGTAACATGTCTCCTAAAAGCTGCGCATCAGGACTTTTAAAATCTGGAAAGATTTGATGTAAAATATCACTATCGCTTTGAATTCCCATAGCACGGAAAAGAACAAAAATTGGAATTGGTTTCATAACAAACGGTATACTTACTTCTAATACGCTGGGTTTGTAGACATTCTCACGATCAAATTGTTTTTCCTCTTTAGTCATAGCACGTTTTATTCTTTCTCTTGTCCAATAAAATGCAACACGCTTGACCTCTCTTGACTTTGGATTCAAACAACTAATGTCCGCATAATATTCTACTGCTGGGTCGGCAGGCTGTTCTTTAATCCATAAAGTATTAAACGCCCCTTCTTGACGAGTTACAAGAACCTTTTCAGAACCATCAACAATAAAATACCCACCTTGATCTTGCGGGCATTCGCCCATTTGTTGAAGAAGTGCAGCCGACTTTCCTTTCAACATACAGTATGAGCTATGCAACATGAGGGGGAATTTGCATAAAAGCATATTCGGTATATCAACTGTTTCTGTGATTTCGTCACCGTATGGGTTTTGATCAGAAGGCGGTTTGCGGGTAATGACTACATGTACATTTGCATGAATTTCAACTAAATATGTTAAATTACGAAGACGCGCTTCATTCGGATATAAAAGGCGTACATCTTGTCCTTGATTTAAATTAACAGTTGGAGTTCCCACAAATATTTCACTTCCATCCTTGCCCCCAACATAGATTTCACATGTATATTTATATCCTTTTACTTTACCCTTCATATCTGCTTTCTCGTTTTTCATAATAATTAATGGATTTTGAGCTGCAATTATATTCGGCAAATCCATATACAAAAACTGATCATAGCTTTCAGTTTGATGTTTTGTAAGCGGGTTATAAATTGTTGTAAAATAGGTGTGAATAAGTTTTCGTGCAAGTGTGCGGGCTTGGTCGCCAGTCATGGGTTGTTCATATGCGTCTGGTTGAATTGTAACAGGTTGGACAACCGGTTGTTCAGGTGCGGGCGGGGGCGGGGCTGGGGCGGCTGGAGCTTCTAGGGCAGGCGTTGCGGGAGGGGCTGGGGCTGGGACATCTTGTTGACCCTGTTGTGGAATGTCAGGTGGTGCGGGAATACCTTGTTGATCTTGTTGTAAAACAGGTGGTAAAGGAGGGACTGCAGTGATTGGTTCTGCTTGTACGGGTTCTGGAGCAACCGTTGGTTCTGTGGACTCCATCTACTAATCCTATTGTTTCCTAAGTATTTAATATCGTTTCTTTTCTTTCATTATAAACGAACGAAAAGAAGCACATGCCAGATTAATTAACGACGGGTTACATCATTTGTTAATGTACGTGTATAGACTGGATTTGCAACAATTGGAATTGATGCATTGGGAGGCATTTGATATTGATAGGCTCGGTCATAACTATTTCCACCGGGACCCAATGGCTGTCCCTTCCATGCAGCCATCGCATCATTTTGCAAAGATGGGGGGTTTTGTGCAGTAAATGGTCTGAAGGAAATTGCATCGATACCATTTGCAATGGAATCTAAAAATCCTCCTCCTGACATTTTATTGCTTCCAGTTTCAGGGTAGGGCAAAATAGGTTGCTGTTTTCCATAATCTGCTTGGATTGCAGGTTCAGGATTCCAAAATCCGGCTTTAACATACGGCAAAAAGTTTCCATATGGAAGCTCCAAACCGGGTCTTGTCAGAGAATCAATAGGCGCCCCTAAGCCACCTCCACGAATTTTACGTGTTTTCTTCTTACCCTTTATACCAGTCAAGTGACGTATATATCGCTCCGCTGCATCTAGAGATAGAGGTTTTCCAAAAACTTTTTTCCATTCAGATGCAAATGTTGCTGCAGCCTCTTTTGTTGTTTTTTTACCGGAACGGGCTAGTTCTTCCCCGTAGCTTGCAATATGATCCAAACTTTTACGTAAACTAGGTATTGTCATAGCGCCCTGAGGCTTCGATACTCTACGAGTTCGTTTATGTGTCTTTCCTCTTGGCATCCCTACCTATCCCTTACAAAATACGATTATTTCTCACGTTGGGCGTATTCAATATGCGCCCTAAATTACTCAACATACCAGCCTTATTTGTGTTATTTCTAGAATTTGTTATTCCCAGAGCATTTGTTACTGCATTTGCTGCATTTGTAACAGTATTTGCAACTTTATTTACAACTGTGTTTGCTGCATTATTTGCAGAATTTACCACCTCAGTTGCATTTGGAATAGGCACACTAGAATCCGGGAGAGCGGATGGTCCCTCTGTTTTAAATATGAATCCAAGATACATTAAAACCGCCAAGATAAGACCACCAATAAGAACAAATGGTGCATAAAATTTCAATTGCTCTTGCCAAGTACTGTAACGATATTCAGATGAAAATAATTGAATATGGTTATAAACGCCGTATACTAATAAGATAACTGATAATGCAGCCAATACCGGTGCACCAAGGCGGGGTAAAACTAAAAATACAATTAGGGCTACAATTAATATGGTTGCCAGGCTAGGGATAAATAACTCCATTGTCTATGCGACTCCTCTACTGCGGTGTTTGTTTTTTAGATTTTAGAAGATTTGGGTTAGGCGTGTGCTAAATCTTGTCAAGTAGATCTCGGTGTGTTAGCATAGTTTTACGACAACAATATCGCGTAATTCCAATCTCATTACACGCTTGAAGTTCAGGTGTAATCATGTCGGGTTTCGTACTTCCATCAATAAGGATAGGTCCAGCGGTATCGCCCCTCTGGTCGCGCAGATGCTTTACACGATCTTCATAGTGACGCCACTTGTCAGCTAGAACAAATCCACAATTAAAACAACGAACCGGAATAATCATTCTATCTAGGTGTGGTCTTCCCTATTGCAAGACTGCGCATCAATTTTTAGGCGGAAGAAACGTCATCTCTGCGTTTAAACTGTGAAGATGCCTTTCCGAAATTACGCTAGAAGCAATGTCATCTGTCTTAAACGTCGGTGTTATGCCCACCAACCCCGTTGGAAACCAGATTCGTCGTCTAGAAAGTGCTTTGGAAACTGAACGAAAGGATAAACAAATGCTCTTGATGGCTCTAGAATCAAAAGCTCCTGAAGTTTTCACCGAATACATGCGCATGAAGGAAGAGGCTGAGGAACGCGCTCTAGCCGCCCAGCGCGCCGCTCAAGCTGCACAACAGTCCCAGCGTTTTGTACCCAGTCAACCCGCAAATCGTGGTGGCGGAAACTTTGGCGGACGATATTAGATATTTTAGACCCGGGCGGATTTTAAATGAGCGAGGGGGTCTAAAGAAGTACCTAAAGAATGTCTAAAAAATTGACATACCGTTTTCTTTCATTTCATGGGTACATGGATGCAAGAAAGCAGTGATGGTAGACATCGTGAAGATGTTCGTGAGCGTCTTTTGAACCGAAAACGAACTAATGAGGTGGTTGTCAAATGTTGTCTTTCCTCTAGGATTCTGAATGCGGAGGTTAAAGAGGAAATTCAAAACCGGGTTTTGCAAACGTCTAAAATCGTTCATAGAGGGTCATTACTCTTTAACAGACTTCTTCTTCACTGTCTTCAAACGAATAGTGAACTTCCCCCTCTAGATGACCAGACCTTCTTTCGCCAGTGTTTTACAATGGGAATAGAGTTGGCGAAAACGCGTTCCAAATTTCCCCCTCTTCAAGACCTTTACAGCACCGCCTTTCATTCCTTTCCACGCCCTGAGAGATGTTCTGGAGACTCGAATACCCTTGTGTACGCTGCAAAAAAGTACATGACAAACTTTCATACTATGTTGATAACCACCTTTGAAACCCGCCAAAAGAAGTTTCTCAATGCTTATGGAGAAGAACATGGGCTTACAAGAGAGGTACTCTCTTGGGTTCGATATGCAATTAATGGATGGAACCATACCTCTCGGAACCAGCTTCCAGATTCTCTTCTACCCTTTATTCAAACGCAGAGAGCCCTTCTTGGACTTGGAGAAGTAGAAGAACTTACTTCCCGTTGGTTGGAAACAAATCCAAACGCCCTCTTGAAGTATTATTATTCCATTCTACAGTATTATACGGAACATAAGAAACCTCTCTTCACTCTTGCCCCCATTGCAAGGATTCGAAACACCTTTATTACCATTGATACAACCGTTCTGTATGAAATTCTCAAAGCGGTAAACCTCTTTGAAAAGTCCCTCAAAGAGTTTATGGACTTGCGAGACGACCATTGGAGAAGTATCTTTGTTCTAGAAGGATTGAAATCTAAAGGGGACTTTACCTATTTGGTGGAGACCGATGGAGTAGGACTTTGTGTTCACTTTCGGATTCCCAAGAGACAACCTCCTTCCTCTTCTCGCCCCGCAACTACTCCTCAACGAGTGATTGCCATTGATCCCGGACGATGCAACCTACTCTGTGCGGTTGAACGGAAGCAAGATGGGACTCTTCAAACCTGGAACCTTTCTCGAAAAACCTATTATCAAGAGTCTGGATACATAAAAGCCCTCACCCAAGCGAATCGATGGAACGTAGAAATTCAAGACGTCCTAGAACCTCTTTCAAAGGTGTCTCCTAAAACGATTCAATCAGAAGAATGGAGTGCCTATCAAACTGCTCTAGAAACACATTATGATGCACTTTGGAAGCAGTATACCACCCGAAAGTGGGGACGTTCTAGAATGAACACCTACAGTGGAAAACGAAGAACCTTGGATACATTCTTTAGCTCCTTTCAAAAAAAGGGGGAGGAGAAACCTGTGATTGCGTATGGAGCCGCCAAGTTTAACCCTACAAGCAAACATGAATTGTCTGCACCAACAACCTATCTATCCAAACGATGTTCCCAACATTACGAGACCCATTTTGTAGATGAATATAACACCTCTAAAATGTGTTCTTGTTGTGGAAAAGAACTCACTATCCTATATAAAAAATCAGAAGATGGCAAAGTCCGACAACTTAGGGGGTTGCGATGGTGCGGTTCCACCAGTTGCTGCAAGTTCCTAAATCGGGATAAAAATGCCGCTGAGAATATCAGAATGTGCTTTGTGGGGGGAGCCATTCGACCCAACTCCTTGTCAAGAAACTCCGTAGGGGTTAGCCTTGGTGAGAGTAAGCGAGGAAGGAAATCTTCCAATCTTACTATAGATCCTTCTGTGGATGGAAGATGAGGAAACGCTCATTTAAAATCCGCACGGATATAAAGCATTTAAACTAAATTGAATAAATTTCATTATTAAATTTAGTGAGAGATGTCCAGCTCGGGCATGTATATTTTAAAACGCCAATCTTCTGCATTTCCATGTCCTGAACGAGGTCCTCCCGGACCAGAAGGTCCGATTGGTCCATCAGGACCACAAGGAATTCCTGGAGATGCAACCTTAACGGGTGCAACGGGTCCAACGGGTCCTCAAGGAATTCAAGGAACTCCTGGATATGCATTTAATACGGGTGCGACGGGATGGACAGGTCCGACTGGACCTACCGGACCAACAGGATTTGCGGGAGTAACTGGCGGCACGGGTCTTACCGGTCCAACGGGTCCCTTTGGATATACCGGTAACACAGGTCCGTTAGGTTTATCTGGTCCTACGGGTATCATAGGTCCAAGAGGACATACTGGAACAACTGGCACGACCGGTCCAACTGGATATACTGGACCTCAAGGTATACCTGGAGATGCAACTAATACGGGTGCAACGGGTACGACTGGTCCGACGGGTACCACTGGTCCACAAGGGTTGCCTGGGGATACAACCAATACGGGTGCAACAGGAACTACTGGACCCACTGGATATACTGGACCTCAAGGAGAACCCGGTATAGCAACTGGTACTGGCGCGACAGGTACAACTGGTCCAACTGGATACACAGGTACAACAGGACCAACTGGTGAAACAGGTCCCACCGGTCCAACTGGATATACAGGTACTACGGGTCCTACAGGTACAACAGGTACAACAGGTCCTACTGGACGCACTGGTCCTACCGGATATACGGGCACCACGGGTACAACCGGTACAACTGGAACTACCGGTCCAACGGGAACTACCGGTCCAACTGGTCCTCTTGGCACGGGTCCTACGGGTCCGACGGGTCGTACAGGGTCTACTGGTCCGACAGGTCCAACGGGAGCAGTGGGTACCGGTCCTACCGGTCCTACTGGTCGTACAGGACCAACCGGTCCGTCAGGTCCAACGGGGGCTGTTGGTACAGGTCCCACCGGTCCAACGGGTCGCACGGGTCCAAGCGGTCCAACGGGAGCTGTTGGAACTGGTCCCACTGGACCGACTGGATCAACAGGTTACACCGGATCTACTGGTGAAATGGGTCCCACCGGTGAAACTGGACCAACAGGTGTTACAGGTATAACAGGTCCCACTGGACCTACTGGATTAACGGGTCCAACGGGTATTACAGGTCCTACAGGTCCTACTGGACCTACTGGTCCCACTGGTCAAACAGGGGCTGTTGGAACAGGACCAACCGGACCCACTGGTCCAACAGGTGTCACAGGTATAACCGGGTCAACCGGTACAACGGGTATTACGGGAACAACGGGCTCAACTGGTCCTGCAGGGGGTACTTTTGGAAGTTATTTTGGTTCTTTTAGCAGTTCTTCAAGTCAAACTGTACTTGGTGTAAATACACCAACACCATTATCATACGATACTGTTGAAACTGCAAATGGGATTTCCATTGGAACTCCTACGAGTCAAATAGTAATTGCAAATGCAGGAACCTATAAGTTTTCATATTCCATAGAACTGATTAAATCTGGTGGAAATAGTGAAACTGTAAATATATGGGTTAGTATTAACGGGACGCCCCTTCCACGTTCTGCTAGTGTAACTACACTCAAAGATGCAGATTTCCGTATTTTTCCATATTGCGACTTTATCTATACATTTAATCCAGGAGACTATTTTGAAATCTACTTTTCAAGCTCCGATTCTGCTACAACTGCAACCGCACTTCCTGGCTCTGGAAGTGTGCCCGCAATTCCTTCTATCATCACAAATGTATATAGAATCGCCTAAAGTTGCCCTTTTTTTTGCAGAGTTTTAAATTGAGTTTCACTGATTGTAATCTCCAAAGTTTGCTGAATTTGAAAACACCAAAGTCGTGGCGTTAATCCTGGACTTTGGCGCACAAGCGCTTGCATCGCTGTAATTTGTTCCGCTGAAAATTTGCTGGATTTTTTTACCGCGTTTTCCTCTTGTTGTGGGGTATGTGCATATTGACTCAAATCAATAATCTTTCGCTTAGGACCTTGTGACGTGTCTTCAACTGGTCCCACATGAAGAAGTCCTGCATGGTGTTTATCATGACAGACTTGGCACAGAACCGCTAAATTCCGTACATGATTCAAAGCAGTGCCATCCTTGTTTCGTTTATCTGGAGTCGCATTTGCTCGCTCCTCCAAATGGTGCACTTCTAGCTCCTTTTCAATCATGGAATTACAAGAAGAACATTTTTGTCTCGTAATTGCTGTATTCCAACTAGACTCTTTTGCATCTTCAGTCGCAGAAGATCCAAGAAGACTTCTGCGCATCTCAAATGCTGACTCGATCATATCCCTCGGTAAATGAAGCGCTTTTGCAACTTCCAGTCCATACATACTAGAACCAGCGCCAGGTTTTAGTGATCGATGATAAATCAAACAATCCTGCACTGGATCATATTCTACGTGAAGATGCCACACCTGAAGCCCTTGAAGAGAAGTTACAGGTGGAAGCTTCATAAGATCGTGAAGATGCGTGGCTAAAACAAAACGTGAACCCGCTTTATAAAGATGCTGAATTCCTGCAGCAACAATTGCAGTCCCTGAAATGCTCTCTGTTCCAGCGCACAGTTCGTCGCCTAGAACAAGCGTCTGATCATCAGCTACAGATAGAATTTCTCGAAGTTCAGACATTTCAACTGCGAAGCTAGAAAGACCAGCCCATAGATTATCCTGGTTTAGAATACGCGTTGCAATTCGATGAAAAGGTCTGAGTGTCATTTCTGTGGCTGGTACATATGAGCCTACTTGGGCTAGAAGAGTGGCTAGACCAATGGCTTTCATCAGCGATGATTTGCCGCTCGCATTCATGCCATAGAGGAGCCATCCTTGTCCAGATGTTTCATACCCAAGCGATACATCATGTGTCACATATTTACTTTGACGTTTTTGAGCTTCAATAAGGGGGTGACGCAGATTTTGAATATGAAGTCTCGAAGGACCTTCTGAAGTATCAATCTCAGGTTTTATCCACCCATTTTCTTTTGCAGACTTTGCCATACAGTTTGCTAAATCAACTTGAAGAATCCACTCTTCAATAGGTTGCCATACGGGGCGAGTTTTCATAGCATACTGTATACATGCATTCGGCACTTCAATTGCCATAGCTCTTGCAAGAGTAGCCTTGGCTCCATCTAGCTTTTCTTGAAATGCGTCAAGTTGAGGATGTTCTACACGTCCTGCACTTGTAAGAGTCTTACAATGTGTCTTTTTATAGGAGCTATTTGAATCTGCAGACTTTACAGCGGATTCAATTGTTTTTAGTAAACTTTTAGATGCATGAAGACAAAACATATTCTTATCAGTTGGTTTAAAATACAGCGAATCAGTTGACACATTTCCAGCAAAATGACGAAAGGTGTCCAGCCATTGATTCGCTTGACTGAAAATTTCAGCGATTTGATTTTCGGCAGTGGCTGAAAAGGGGGCAATGGAATTTAGCAAAAATCCAGTCTCGTCCTGTTTTTCTTGCGCTTTAACTGCCTTTTGAATATCAACAATTTCCAGCAAACTTTCAATGCAAGTTTTCAGCTGAACTTGCAGGGTATTTGTTTCATTTGTAAAAGGGCTAGATTTGAGAACAGAAAGAAGCATTTGTGCACTTTGATAAGACTGATGAAGCTGCAATACATCAGTTGCTTTGAGAGTTCCACGAATAATACAGCGATGAAGCCTTGCAAGATCATAAATTCCAGCAAGCGCAGATTCTATCTGTTTTTGTTTGAGGATGGGTGCTTCCAAAATCCAGCCAACTTCGGACTGACGCTGAATAATTTCAGATGCATTTGCAATAGGTGAACAAAGGCGAGTTCGTAGACTCCGTTTGCCCATAGGGGTAATTGGAGAAGCAAAAAGATCTTCTACACATTGTTGTGAGTCATTGCCAATAAGATTCAGCTGAGTAAGAGCATTGTTAATAATTTGCAGATTTTGTTTGGGATGCCACAGCTGGGGAGCTTGCAGACATTCTGCGAGTTTAGGCGCATGGTCTTCTGCAAAACGAAGAAGGCACACGAGGGCTCTTTCTATTTTGGAAGATCCATCCTCAGAAATATGAAGCCATATTCTAAGCGGCAGCGCTGACTGGGGTTGAAACATACGCTGAAGATATTCTTGTCGAGTAAACTCTTTTTCAAACTGACCTTGATGTTCAGAGGTTGCAGCTTTTGTATAAATAGGGGCTTTTGGAATGTAGAGTGTGCGGCGAAGCATTTCTTCATCAAACTGGGGATTTGAGGATCGTACATAGAGGAGAAGTTCTTTTGGAGGAAAGACCTGAAAGAAGTGACGCAGATCGTCCGTGTGCCACACATCGGCTTTTCCAGTTGCATGCCCTTCATATAAATAGACTTGCCCCGTTGTTAGATCGGCAGTAGCAACGCCGAATGTAGGACCCTCTGTAGGATGAGGCTCTAGCCAAAGAGAGGCTACAAAAAAGGATTGGTTTGTTTCAGCAACATCCACGTGAGTTCCAGGACTGAGGACTCGCGATACTTCGCGTTTTGTGACTTTTCCAGCACCGTTTTTGATTTCGTCGATTACAACAACCGACCATCCTTGACTGGTCAGACGCGCCGCCCATTTGTCGAGCGTGTATATGGGGACTCCTCCATAAAATCCAGTTGTGCCTCCTGGACCATCTCCAGGGTAGGTATGAATCTGTAGAGAAAGCATTTCCATCACCTCACGCCCCGTATTCAAATAGTTCAGCGTTTTAGGATCCTGTTGTCCATAAATCTCATAAAAAGAACCCTTTTGCAAAAATACACAGACTTGACTATACAGGTCCGTGTATTTTTTGTATGTGGTTTGATAAAGTGTATAAAAGTCGTGGCTATGCACCATTTGGATATTTTGGTTAGTCTTACTTAGTTTTCGCTAAATCTCTTTAGACCTACTTACCTGCGACGATATGACTTGCGACGATATGACTTGCGACGACGAGTTTTTCTCACAGTACCCCCCCTAAAATGTGGAACTGGGTTATGAAATAACATGCCATTATCATTTGCTGCTCTTGAAATCCTATTTGTAGTATCTTTTCGCAAACACTGTATTAATTCACTACTTTCATCATCAACCGCGCTCAGAACAGTGTCATAGTTTAAGGGAGTGCTTAACTTACATTCATGATTTAACCATCTTAATCCCTCACGACATCTGCCAGATTTTGAATGAGAAAAATCATGATTCCACCCTGCAACAATACTATGTTTGGACATGTGAATATCACAAAGATTTGATTTAGATTCTGGAATATGTGCTATATATGGGCGTTGTTTATATTTTATTATAAAACGTAATAGTGATAAATCCGATAAACTACCAAACACAAGTTTTGGTTGGTATATACATGCTATATTTGAAATATTTAATGTTTCTGGAATAGGATAAAAATCATCCTCTATTCCAAATCCTGGCCACCCTATTGATATTTTTTTTTGATTATGCTTACTTATGAAGTCTACTTTATACCATACTGTATTATTAAATATAGTATTATAATCAGTATCTCGAGTTATCAATCTTTGTTTAATCATATCATCTATTTTGTTAATAATTATTTGTCTATTTTCTTCTGAAATATCCTGCCAATAATAAAATGATGCACGGTCAACTCTATAAGCCCCCATATTTCTTCCATTCTCTGTATTGTCCGAATTTCTACTTTTACATCTACGGTTTTCAGGATCAGTCATCCAACAAACCTGTTGAATACCCATTGCAATTTCAAATTGTTTTCGACTAATACGCTCATCCTCTGGTAAAAAATATTTAAATAAAAATAATTGTTTTAAAATTTCTAAAAATTTATCTTTGCCAGGATTATTTTTTATATACTCATCCAATAATTTCCAGTTATTATTTATTATTGTATCATAAATCATATCATTCTTTTCAAATTTACCATCGGCTAATTCTCTTATGATACGATTGAGGTGCGCATTCTGAGATAAAAACATTGTTTCAAGAAAATCCGTTTTTAGATTCGGATAGTCTTTTCTAACCATAGTATTTTCTTCGCCCATATTTCTCTATTGTAGTAATACTATAAAAATAGGTATATATAAAAAATATACCTATTTGGTATGAGGCTATTGAATTTTTTAGCATCTAATATAGTCTATAGCCCCTTCTTGGTAATTAACAGATCAGCATACATGTTACGTAACATGTGTTCAGGAGCCTTGGAGCCTTTTTTGATGACGCCCGCCGATTCTAGTTTGTGACGCACATCGGCAATCGGGGCAGCAGCTGCAGCTTTCTTTGCCTTCTTGGCTTTCATTAGACGCGCAGTCACACCTTTAACACGAAGATGAATTTTGCGGGCTTTGCGCGTGTGTCCACCCCCTGGCATGGGAGGAACGTTGTTTTTAAGAGTGGAATCTGAACCGCCGCGTTTAGCTTTAAGAGCGATACGCGTTTTACGCTTAGGAGGGAGAAGTTTCACGCCGCCGCCTACAGGTGCAGGTTGGCTAGGTGCAACACCTGAAATTACGGGGGTTGGTTCAGGGGCGCCAGGAGTTGTAGGCGCACGACTTGCGGCTAAATTAATGGTTCCCGCAATTCCATCGCCGCCACTTTGAGCCTTCTTACCTCCAAACTGTTGCGCCTTATCGGGACCAAATTGTCCTAAAGCGCCTTGGACAGCTCCTTGGAACTTTGCTGTAAAGTCTTGCGTATTCATTGGTCCGCCCATTTGAGGAACTTGTGATAAACTCAAAAGTGCCCCAGAATTATCCCCACCTTGCTGGATTTTAGAAGGTCCGAAATTGGTAGATAAAATGTTGCGCACTTGACCAACGAGCTGTTCTCCATTTTCCATACCGGGAACTCCCTCACCCCCATGTTGTCTGTTCTTACGAGTTCCCGTACGACGGCTACGCGGTTTAGCCAATGCGCCGCCAGTAACCTTGAATTCTTTTACAGTTGGATCAGACATTTTGAGCCCCAATCTACTTTATTGTACGAAATTTATACAGACTATAATAGAGATATGAGTGGGTATGATGCAGATAGACTTGCATTTTTTAAAGCTAAAATGGAAGAATTTGGGCAATCTCTTGAAAGCAGAGCACTTCGCCGTTTATCTATGGAATATGCAAAAAAAACATCACCAAACCTTTCAGAATATCCAATTGAATTTATAGATCCATTTCATTGGACTGTTATGCATATTGTTCATGGGGAGCCTGTAAAACTAGATATACAATTTTCCAAAGATTATCCATTTTCTGCTCCACAAGTGGAAATTGTGGAACCCTATGTTTTTAGATTTAATATTGTCGGTTTATTTGGACCAACAAAAATGTTTGCAGAATTTTTGAAAAATATAGATACATATATGGATCGCCAAACAAAAATATTGAGTTCTAAATATAATTCAAATACACAACCATCTGTATTAGAAAAAACAAGGACAAAATTAGATTCAAATACCTTAGAATCTATAGAATCTGCAAAACATGCAGAAGGACCGCTCTATTTAATTATAGGAACTAATCCAAAAGAAGAAAGAAACGGAAGAACCTTTTATGATGATCCTCATTATTATATGTTAGATTATGCTGATATTAAAAGTGAATCAAATAGATATTTTCATATGGATATGACCGAAGTTGATGTATTAGCATATTTGGCATCAGAACTACCTGGTCGATTTCAAATTATTTGTTTTGACTGGTCAACAATGAAATATATAATTGAATATGATAGTACATTATTGTACTCGTTTTTTGCAAGTTTAAAAACACTCATACAAGAAGATGGTCGTATCTATACTGAACCTATAAGTAGGGACTATAATTTTCATGAATTATATTATAGAACAATTGAGAATAAAAAACACATAGTAGATTACGGTAGTGTATTTGGTGCATTAGGATTATATGTAAAAAAAACTACCATTTCTGAATGTTTAGATCATGATCGTGTATTGGAAGAGGTACATTTAAAACGTACAGAGCCACGTCTAGGCGCAGATTCAACAGTTGCCATACTAACAAAAACACAACTGGGTGGTAAACGAACCTATAAACGACAGACAAGGCGTCGACGACGCATTGTATATAGAAAAAAAAGACGCACGCGTAAAAGTCGTAAGAGTTATCAGTAACGCAATTAATGACCTCCACCTCCATGACCACCGCTGTGACCACCTCCGCCTCCACCAACAGCTACACCGGAATGACCTCCACCCCTGCCAGACCAATGGTGTGGCATATAATTATGACGACCGCCACTCCACTGACTATAGGAACCACCCACAATAGGTCCATAAAACGGTACATAATTTAACCAATACGAGTCCAGCCATCTAGGATAATATCCATATCCTGGGTCATAGGATGTCCAATACGGCAAAACTGGCGGCTGTTCGACTACTTCAACGCGCTGTATTTTTACAGGTTTGGGGCGCGCAAATCGATATAGAAGGATACCTACAAAGGCTCCAATCAAGGCTAAAAGAATTGCTTGGAGTGTTTCCATTCTGTCTATAGATTCTAAAAACGCACAAGACTATCTCGACTAGAAGGTCCCCAGGGTTTTGAAATAGGTCCATACGTCACCGAATCATAATACCAATTCGATATTGGTTCGTAAGATAGTGCATATTGTGGTGAAGGAATATAATCATATACAGGAAACAGTACATCCATACCAGATGTCTCTACGCGATTTGGATTTTGATTTCTTCGAAGTCCACGTATATCCCAATTCCATGAATCCATATAAGGTGCGGGAAGAGATTCAAATCCCTCTTTTCTTTTACTTGTAAACCACAAGAAAAAGAAAACTATACATACTACAAGAATTACTTGTTCAATTCCTACCATTCTTCTCTTGCGGTATATTTTTATTTTGTTCTCGCATGCATGCTATATATACATGATGTGATATTGCATCACAAGGAAGTTTATATGTCTCTGAACTCTCTCTATACTCTTTATTGCACGTATAAAATGCACGTGTTGCAGTTGCAACACATTGAAATTGTGCACTATCCATGTGTTTGTTTGATGCTGATAAATCTTACGTAAAGCTTTAAACGCATGTATCATAGCACCTATGCGTGTCGCTGTTTTATATACAGGACAGCTTCGTACAATCCGTAAAACTATGCCCATTTTTAAAACAAATGTATTGTGTACACCAGATGTACATGTCTTTGCATGCTTACAACACGATGCATCCGAATCTATTCAAGAAACAACGACGTGGCTTCAGAGTGAATTGGGTGATCACTTGAAAGTCCTTCAATGGTTTAATCCTGGCGATGGAACCTTTATAAATTTTCGGGAGCATTTATTACACGATCTAGAAATATCAGATGGCTGGAAGGGGTATTTGCGCCGAAGCGGATCTATAATTGAATATTATCAACTTCAGTGTATTTATCACAGCCTCTTTCGTCATGAAACAAAACAGGGTTTCACATATGACTACATTATACGGTGTCGTCCAGACACGCTATTTTGCAAACCTATCACATTTGATTGGCTTACATTATCTGAACATGAAATTCAAACTCGACTTCAGACAATTCAAGACTATTGCGGACAACTGGATGAAGAAAATAAAGGGGGAGAAATAAATGCTAGAGTGTTTGATATATTTATGAACACATTGCTGCATAAAACTATATCAATGGATGTTGTAAATCCATCCTATGTTTCTCATAGAACTAAAACATTTATACAGCCTCAATCACCAGTGCAAATTCAATCCTTTTTAAAGAATGGTCGCTATATTTTAACATTCCGCACGAATTTATTGTATATTGTAAAACGAGACTATTTTTATCTCATCCCTGCACTGGGAACAATGTACAGTCTTTTCAAATTCCCCTTAATTGAACATCAACACTGGTTTAATTCTGAAACACAGTTTCAAGGTGCATGTTATCATACAGATCTCACAATTTTTGACTATGAATCTAAAACTGAAAGCGATAGTTTATATAATTATGAAGAATCTAGATATTTTGATTCAGACGGGAAGCTTAAAGACGGTGCTCTTGTCTATGTTCTTGTAAGGAAATAGGCTTTTAAAATGCATCATATATTCTTCATATAGTATAAACACACGATAAAAAAATTGGTCGCCCCTTTGTGTACAATGTGGGTACACGCATCCTATACAATGGCTGCACCCACTCTATCTTACAAACAGCTGCTGGATGTCTATTTCAAGCAATCTGAAGGTCGTCAGATTATCGCCCATCAGATTGAGAGCTTTAATGACTTTCTAGAAGTTCAAGTTCCGCTCATTATCAAGCAGTGTTCAAACATCGTTGTACGCGGTAGCCCCGAAATTCCCCTCGCAGGTCCTCGCTCCGCTCTTGCATCGGCGACGGGTCTATCTACTAGTGCAGCTAATGCACTCATGGGACATGAAGCTACAGACACGAGTCACGGAATCAAGGCAAAACACGAATATGAAGTTACGATTGAATTTGAAAATGTGAGCATTCGTAAACCTACTATCTTTGAAAATAACGGGTCTATCCAACCTATGATGCCTAAAGATGCGCGTGACCGCAACCTAACCTACGCAGGTCCTTTGTACACAGATGTAAAAGTGACGACCACATTCATCGACAATACTCAAAATGGGATTCGCCAAACAAAAATTCGAACCTTTCCCAACATCCATCTTGGAAAGATTCCTATCATGATTCGGTCCAAATACTGTCATCTCCAAGACCAACGCTACATCAATCCCATGCTTCTTGGAGAGTGCAGTGAAGATCCTGGGGGGTACTTTATTATTCAGGGTGGTGAGCGCGTTATTATTAGTCAAGAGCGCATGTCTGAAAATCATCCCTTTGTGTTTCGCAACAATCGTAACACTGCAAAAGAACTAGAGGTCGTAGAAATCAAATCCATTGGACCTACAAATGAACAGGTGCCTAAAAGCAACACTGTGAAAATCGTATACCATCCTAAAAATCCAAGCATTATGCTCATGCGTGCTGGCGTGCCGCGCATCAAGCAGGAAATCCCCCTCTTCATCCTATTTCGTGCACTGGGTGTAGAGACAGATCGTGATATCGTGGAGCTCATTCTAGGTGAAGATACGGATACTACCTACAATTCCATCTTTGATGAAAGTATGCAAGAAGGAATGGTTGTGCGCACACAGGAAGAAGCCGTACACTGGATTGGTTCCCATATCAATACTTGGAGCATTAAAAATCAAAAACAGGTTCTAGTGCAGGATATCCTAGACGAGGAGCTCTTTCCTCACGTAGGGGGTAAGGAAACAAACTATGCGAAAGCGTGTCTTCTTGCACACATGACCCGCAAAATGCTCCATGTTGCATTTGGTCGCATGACCAACGACGATCGTGATGGATATAGCAATAAACGCGTTGATCTCCCTGGATTTCTCATGGCAAATCTCTTCCGCACCTACTTTGGAACCAAGATGGTAAAGGATATTCGTGCAAGCCTAGGAAAAGAGATTCATTCTGGTCCTTGGAAGGCGAGTGGAAACTTTGAAGACATTGTCAATGTAAGCAACATCTATAAAATCATCAAGTCTACCATTGTAGAACTTGGGCTGCGCTCTTCACTGGCTACGGGCAACTTTGGATCTGCAAAGCTAGGCGGACCTACCAAAATTGGTGTGAGTCAGGTGCTCAATCGTCTAAACTTTGCGAGCAGCATTAGCCATCTGCGCCGCACAAGCACCCCTATTGAAAAAACGGGTAAACTCATTCCTCCTCGTAAACTACACGGGACCAGCTTTGGCTATGTCTGCCCTGCAGAAACACCTGAAGGTCACAGTGTAGGTGTAGTTAAAAATATGTCTACAACTGCAATTGTAAGCATCACAAGCGATCCTACGATTGTTCGCGAACTGATTGCATCTATTGGAACTCTAAAGACCCTCGAATCCAGTTCGTCTACTGAAAAATTCTGGGGAACTCGCGTCTTCCTAAACGGCGTGTGGCTAGGAATGCTGAAAAGTGAAGATACAGGCTCCACAATTGATGCGCTCCGCAAAGCTAAGCGGTCCGGACAAATTCATATTCATACGAGCATTATTTGGAAGAGTCAGCTGCGCGAGCTCTGGATCAGCACGGAACCTGGGCGTTTCCTGCGCCCCGTGCTCTATGCACCGGCTCTAAGAGAAATTCTTGAGGATACTTCTGGTACTCTTGTGCGACAAATTCACGAGAAAAAGTCGTGGGATGAAATTCTTCTGTGGGAGACCCCTAATGGAAATAACCTACTGGAATATATCGATCCTGGAGAGTCTGAGCGATGCTATATTGCTATGCAGCACGAGGATGTACTCGTAAAGGCTGACACTACGCATGCAGAAATTCACCCGTCTGTTATGCTAGGAACAATTGCCTCTACAATTCCCTTTCCTGATCACAATCAGTCTCCTCGTAACGCCTACCAAAGTGCAATGGGAAAGCAAGCTATGGGTGTATATGCCTTCAACTTCCAAGAAAGATTTGATGCTATGGCGCATATTCTTTGCTACCCTACTGTACCGCTTGTATCTCCACATATGGGAAAGTTCTATGGTGCTCAAACTATGCTTAGTGGACAAAATATTGTAGTCGCGATTGCAACCTACGGTGGATATAATCAGGAAGATTCTATCATGATCAATAAAGCATCCATTGACCGCGGTCTCTTCCGTAGTATCTTCTACCGCACGTACAAGGATGAAGAGAAAAAGAATCAGAGCAGCGGTGAAGAAGAACGATTCTGCAAACCGGATCCTGCAATTACAAAGCAAATGCGCCATGGAAATTATGACAAGCTTGCAGCCGATGGGTTTGTCCCTGAAAATACCTTTGTGAATAACGATGATATTCTAATTGGAAAAGTGGTTCCTCTGCGTGTTCCTACTGGTACGGTGCTTCCTGTTGGAGCCAAACAACACCGCGATGTTTCACGAACTATGCGAAATAACGAAACTGGCTGGGTAGATAAAGTCTTTAAGAATCGCAATGGTGAGGGGTATAGCTTTGTAAAAATTCGTATGCGGCAAGATCGAGTACCTGAAGTGGGCGATAAATTCTCCAGCAGGCACGGACAAAAGGGTACTTGTGGTCTCATTCTAAATCCAGAAGATATGCCTCAAACGTCAACGGGTATCGTCCCCGATCTTATTATTAATCCTCACGCAATTCCTTCTCGTATGACAATTGCACAATTGATGGAAACTCTTCTTGGGCGTCTTGGTTGTGAAATGGGGTGCCTAGGCGACGGTTCCCCCTTTAATTACAATTGCAGTGCAGATAAAATCAGCAAACTTCTACAGGATGAATACGGTCTTCATCCTCAAAGCGATGAAATTCTATACAATGGTCACAATGGACGCCAAATGGAGGTTAATATCTTTATGGGTCCTGTATTCTATCAACGTCTGCGCCACTGTTCCGCAGACAAACTACACAGCCGTGCATCTGGACCCCTTGTGATGCTGACTCGTCAGCCCGCAGAAGGTCGTGCGCGTGAAGGTGGATTGCGATTTGGTGAAATGGAGAGAGATGCCGTGTGCGCCCACGGTGTCTCTGAATTCACCAAGGAGCGCCTTGTGGAATGCAGCGATGGCTTCCCTTGTTACACGTGTTGCAAATGCGGTCTTCTGGCAATTGCAAATCCCAAAGAAAATATCTGGATCTGTCGCGGCTGCGAGAATACAACCGAATTCAGTCACATCCAAATTCCCTATGCAAGCAAACTCTTCATGCAAGAACTGGAAAGTATGTGTATCAGTACTCGCCTAGTTACAGAGAAGCAACTGCACAGTAAACTTAAGCAGAAAAAGATGCTTGAAAATAGAAGAGGCGTGTAAGTATAATGGTCTATTTCGTCTTTGATATGGACGAAACGCTTGGAAATTTATACTCTGTCCATTATTTTTTATGCGATTTGCGCCGTGAAACCATGCTCGACGATATGGAACCCCCATCAGATGGTTTAAAGAGCGTACTGGATGCGGCGTATCAATTGTTTGTAACTAAAGTGGCTACAAAAGAGGCTAAACCTGAACGTCTTGGCGTATTGCGCCCCGGTATTTTTCATATTATGCGTCTCTTGAGTGAAGGTAAAAAAACAGGGGCAATTAAAGGGGTTGTTATTTACAGCAACAATGCATCTCTTGGGGCGCTGCATTTTATTCGTGATGTAATTCATGCGTACATTGGAAACTCGGATCTTATATGCGATTGTATTCATTGGGGTCATGAAGCCCGTGAATATGAAAGAGGCGCGTCACAAGGCAGTGCTAAAAAAACATGGAGTGTACTCAAATCAGTCTTACTAGACGGACCTTGTAAAGCATCAGAGACATTAGATACGAAGGATGTCTATTTTATAGACGATCAACTGCATCCAGATTTAAAACGCAGTTTGCCCATGCATCATTATATTCAAGTTCGCCCCTATGATTATAAGGCTCCATTTGAGACCTTGGCGCAATATTATAAGGAGTCACTTGAGGAGGCTGGACTTTTTGAAGATCCAGAAAGTTTAGAAGAATACTTTGCATATGTCAATGAAGGATGTTTAAAAAAGGAAGTGAATACAATAGACGCAGTTCTTACGCGGTACAAGGGTGCAACACGCACTGTACCTGTTGGAACTCCTATTCCTGTTCCCGATATGTTTATAGCTAGAATTATACAATTAATACATGGAATAAAACGCGGAGGCGGGTCAAAACTGAGGACGAATCATAAAAAGCGGCAACAAAGTAGAAGACGCAATCATGGTAGCCGCCACACCCGTAAAGCTTTTCGCTGAATTCATGGGCTCTGCTGCTCTAATGCTGAGTATCTTGGCTAGCGGTGGAAATTTCTTAATTATCGGCGCAACACTAGGCGTTCTAGTGTTTTTATTGGGCGGAATTAGCGGAGCCCCTTTGAATCCCGCTATGTCTGCAGGTCTCTATTATTCCGGCACTTTGAATGGTATGATGTTCTTAATGTACTCTATTGCTGAAATCCTTGGCGGTTTAGCGGCTGCATATGCCTACCGCATCGTGGCGTAAAATTGATGGAGCATACTAATAAATAGTAGTGTACAGTTTTAGAATGAATATTGAAAGTATTAAGAAACTTTCAGAGAGTATGTCTCATCGCGTTCTACACTTTACTCCATTCAGAAGTATCCTATTGGGAGCTGGACTTGCGTATTGCATTCAACAAGAGAACTATTATCATATTCCTCTTGTTATTCTCTTTCCTAGCACATATGCTGGATATCATGGTTACAAGAATCGTACAGAACTTCAAACCCTTGTGAAGGAAATGAAATAAGTATTGAACATCTACAATGAAGGCTGTTACTCGTCATCATCTGCAATGAATGCCGAACGCAGCTGTTAAAAATAGAATTGCCAATAAAAGGCTTGTTTTACGCCCTTCATCCTCAAATCCCTCGACTGCTTTTGGTGTTCCATCTGGATTCATTGTTTTAGGAGTTTTTTCAAACTCTTCTTGTGTTGTAAATACAGGGTTGCCTTTTGCATCCGTTTTTTGCATCCACTTTGTTTGGTGCGGTTTTCCATTTATCACTTGGACATTCCCTTTGACCCATTCACCAGCAGGATCATCTGCGCCTAGTTTGGGGTCTCGCGTAAGCCCTAAATCATCGCCAACGGGAAGTGTCCGTTTTTCGCATACAGGATATACGTTTCCAAAGGCGGCTTGTAAAATAGGCGTTGGATTGAGAGCCGCTTTAGAATCTTCTACAATACCTGGCGCCAATCCGCGCATTTCTGGATATCCCATTCCTTTTATAGCGCGCTGCACAGTTTGTCCCATAGCGTCTCCCTTTGGAATTCCTTCAAAATAGGTCCACATATCAGCTCCATTGCTACATTTTAACCCTGATGGCATAAAATAGTTAATACCTAGACGCTGAAATGGCATGCCACGTGTGAAATCACTTGAGGCTTCACCAAATCCAATCATATCGCTGTAATACAACATTCCCTTGGCTGCATTTACAACGTCGCCAAGCCCATCCCCCCTTTTTACACCCACTTGATTCGGCATTTTTAATTGCCCCGCAAAATCATAGTTCGGTTGCTGGAAATTTGCAGCCTCTTGTGGTGCATTTGGAAGTATTTGAGTTCTTGTTTCCTGACCTAGCGGCTTGGTAGCCATATCCCTGCTAGAGTGGCTGTAAAAACATCGGGTTCTTGTAGAGAGAATGGAATACATCATTCCGATTGTAAGCATTGAAGCGCTCGGAGACTGGAGTTTTACACAATTTATCAAAGAAGGTCAGAAAAACCATTTTTATAAACTTCTTGGTTACGTATGTTATATCGGTGTACTTGAACTTTTCCAAAAATCAATTCTCATGAAAGGGCTGGCTTGGACAAACTCTGCATGGGATGGCTGGTCCAATATTGCAACTGGATTGGTAGCTCTCCTGATCTTTAAAGAGAAACCGAGTTTGAAGGAATTCTGTGGAATGGCTCTTGTATCTCTGGGTATCTTTTTACTCGGAACTGAAGGGATTGCAACCTATGTGAATAAACAATAAAGTCCCTTATCCAATCCATTTTAAGAGCTGTTTTACCTTCTCTTGAGATTTCAGAACTTGAAGTTTTTGTTTCATAAATGCATTAAAAAGGCTAGTGACGTGGTCATCTGTTTTAAAATGGGTGTGAATACATACAAGAGGTACTCCCCGCACTAATAATCCAGAATGAGTTTGTTGCGGATCGCGCTTAATAGTCCATTCGCTCTGCTTTTCTTGAACCGTATCGTCACTCTGAAACATGCGCCACCAGCCATAATTCACTTCTTGTCCAAATTTTACAAGCTGTTTATCTGTATATTCTAGTGCCAAATCTTCCAATGCAGCTTGCTCAAAAAAACGCGACGATTTAGAAGCTTGAAGCCATTTAGCGGGCATTTCAATATCATTCGTCCATAGAAATCCAGCGTTATAGATACCGTATTTCAATTCGTCCATTTTGCGAATACAGTGGTGGCTCAGTCCAATCCGATTTTCAGCTGAAATCTTAGGAATAGGTCCCAACCAAACTAAATCCGCGTCGCAGAAAAGCACACCTCTTTGCTTATTTCCAGCGGACACACTTTTCAGTGACCATTCCAGCAATGCACACTTTTCCAGCGTAAAGTCATAGAATAGATTTGGATACCCTTTTTTACTAGGCGCCTTTTCCATTGTGGCTCTGGAAAGCCCTTCATATTGTTGCAGAACCTGTTTGGTGTGCATTTTTCCAGCATATTTGAATCCTGGAAGCGCATCTGCAACCAGCTTTGTACAATATATGTATAATGGCGGCGGATTTGCATTCCAAAGCGATAGTGACTTTACAAAAAGCTCAAGATCATGAAGCGCATGTTCATTGGCAAGCGTACAAATAGCGGATGGTTCAAATAAAATTGATGCACCTTTTACTTCTTCCATAAAGGTACCGATCTATACATATGGATAATGCATTCTTTACACTCAAGTATAGCAGAACAGAAGAAAATGGGGTGAGCGCAGCAATTGAAAAAAGTCCTGAAGATGCGCTCTTTGATGCGTGGATGAGTTCTGAAAAAGATGAGGGATATCAACAAAAAGACACTTTTAAATCGTGTCCCTCCTGCAAGGCTGGTGAAGATGATCTTCTTCAAGATGAAATGCTTGTCTGCACAAAATGTGGGGAAATTATTGCACGTCCAATTGATTCTTCAGCCGAGTATAGATTCTTTGGTTCTGAAGATCGTGGAGGCGGAGATCCCAGCCGTATTGGAGCCCCATTTGATCCACGTCTTCCCGAGAGCAGTCTAGGAACTATTATTCTTCCACAAGGCAATTCTAAACATATGGGCAAGGTTCGGCGCTACCATCAGTGGAATATGCTCCCTTACAAGGAGCGCGCCCTTCTCGGAGCTTTTGATCGGCTCGCCCTCGCTGCAAATAATCATGGGCTCAGTGGAGCTGTTGTTGAAGACTCAAAAGAACTTTATGTAAAACTCAATGGGTTCTGTGATCGTCGTGGACTGTCAAGAGATAGTCTACTTGCAAGCTGTGTATATACTGCACTCAAGCGGGCAGGATCTCCCCGAAAGCCACAAGATGTGGGAGCTATCTTTAGCCTAAGCCATGCATCCTTTACAAAGGCTTTCAAATTCTTCCAAGAAGTGTTGGCGCAAGCGACTCAAAAGGGTCTGCTTGGAGAAAACTGGACGCCCAGCAATCTTCAAAGCACACGCGCCGCTGATTATGTGGCTGTCCCTCTGAGTAAACTTCCAATCAGCCGCGCAGACTATCAAAAACTTCTTGTCGAAGCCCAAGAACTTGCAGATAGGGCTGAACGTGAGGGCATGAGTCCTGAAAATACGCCCCCCTCCCTGGCAGCAGGTGTCGTTGCATATGTCTGTGAAAAATGGCGCAAAGATGAAATCCCTCTTGCACGCATTGCAACTGCGTGTGACGTAAGTCTGGCTACGCTTCAAAAGTGTTTGAGACGGCTGCAAGGGATTCTAAATGCAGAATAGGATGGGTGCTGGTCAAACAAAACCCCTAGGCGGAATGACGCGCCAGGAATTATTACAAAAAACAGCTGGAAATCAGCGTATTGTACATGAAATGTTTCAAGAAATGATTACACGTCTTACACCCGAAGACTTTTTAAAGTTAGGAAACCCCCAAACTTGTAATAAATTCATTTTTATGATGGCAGATACGTTGCACGCAATGTTTACAACCCTTCGTATTCGCCCCAAACAACAGGGCGACACTGGTGTTATTCTTTTTGAAGATGCAGAAGCTCTACGAAAGCCAACTCCCGAGTCCAAGAAGCTTTGCTTGTATATTGCCTATTTTTACATTCGCATCTTTCAGATTTTTGGAGCACTTGCATTGACTGTTCTTGACGATCCTAGTGCAGGACCGATTCTAGATATAACGCGCATTGCAGCCCCCGCCGCCCCTCAACGCGTTGGACTTTTTGGAAGAGTACAGAGACCTCAAATCCAATATGGTGTGCGCCCTGTGCGTCCTCAAACAGGTGGTGCAGACCCAGCGAGTTTTACTGGTGCCGCTCGATATTTCAGTTTCATGAGTTCAGTCTTCTTAGAGCCTATCAATAATGAGTTTGCTCTAGCAGACGATGCAAATTATGTGCTGACTCCAACAAAACGAGAGTATAATTTTTATATCAATTTAGATGCAAACACACAAATTTTTGCACAACTCACGCCAAGTACAATGACAAGTCGTGGAATGGAGCGCTCTGCAAAACTACAATTTACAAAGTTTTTCTATAATGTTCCATCTGCATCTATTGCAGGGTCATTAGTAGATAGTGCTGAAACACTTAAACGCGTAAATGGTCAGCTTCGGTATTTAAAATATGAATTTACAATTGAATCTAATGATGGAGGAAATAGCTGGTATGGCAAAAAGACAAATCAACCTATTGTGGTTGAACTAGAGGCGATGAATAAAAAAATACAAGGCTATATTAAACAAATTGCCGAGAAAAAGGCTGGCATTATTCGTGATGGTAAAGTTGTTCATATAGACCAATATGGACAAGCTGGTTTAGCTGCTGCGGTTGCGGTCGGACAAAAAGAGGACCCCTTTGTTACAAAGGCGCTGCAAAATCAATACATAATCAATACACTGAAAGCCCTGAGTACAAACAGACCTGTTGCATTTTGCGTTGCAAGAGCTTTACAGCTAATTGACGCCGATACGCTGTTTAGTCGCATTCCTAAACCTGCACAATCCAGCATATGTTTTGCAACATTCATGTCTCGCCCTGGCTCTGCACCCAGAGACGGCACTAGTTTGGATTCAATGCTTGGATTGCGCACGCTGGACCATTTATATTATACACACCCAACATTTGACCAAGACAAGCGTGAAATAACTGTTGATCCAGCAGACAAGCAAGAATATGCTGATTTTCTTCAAAAAATGTCAACCCTTTTTGGCAAGTCAGCAGCGGCTACACCACACAGTTTAACTGAAATCAAAGCTACCGCAAATCCAGCATGCATTGGTCAAGCTGCAAATAAATATCTCCAGATTACCGACCCCAAGGCTGTTGCTACAATTATTAAGGTTGTCAATCAAATGTTCAAACGCCAATTTGATCACACTCAAAAGGTAATGGGATTCTTTAAAAACTATCTCTTTCAAATTGCAAAAGGTAAAAATCCAATAACTGGAGAAGTCCGTTTTGAATACAGACTCAATCCCAAATTACTGGCTGGTGGACTCCAGGGTATTGATAATGTGAGTAAAGCGGCTCGTCAACTGTTATTGAGTTATTATACAGACTGTGAGACTACATATCAGCAAGGTCTCAGACTCGTATTGCAATTGCGAAGTGTCTAAGCACACCAAAGGGGTAAAATAGGGCGTTCGACTGGATTTCCAGGGTCCAGTCCTATACAGGACCACGAGGTTTGACCAATTGATTTCCAGCCATGTTCCAGGTGAGGGAAGGATTCGGCGATTTCAATAAGGTCATACGGCAAGTGATCAAGCATTCTTTCCAATAGGACTGCTTGTTCGTATTCAGTCTTGGGTTCATCTCTCCATGCATAGGCAATAACTTCACAGTATCGTTTCTTCCCTTGTCGCTGGATTTCATATGTTGGCTGAATTAGTATTGCAGCCGAACGAGTTTTGCTGAATTTTGCCTCCCACACTTCTTGGATAGAGACCATGGTTGGCGTTGGTTCATTCGCTGGATTTTCTAGACATATTCCCGCTGTATTTTTTTTCAACCAAGTTTCCTTGAATGCGTGTTTCCAGTCCAGTAATGATACGCGACGAAGTGCTATATCAGCGCGTGATACAATACTTGTTTGCATACAATACAGGGGTCGCACAAGATGGGTGTCACTCCACACAGGGGGTAGGGGGGAACGTAGACCTCCATCATTGCGCCACCAATGAATCTGTCTTGGTTGGCTGAAGGAATATAGAGCAAATAAAAGCACAGATCCAATACCCCTCTTTCTCCAAGACGGGTGAATACAAAACCAGGATACTAAACCGCTCGGCTGCCCCTGCACATGACCAGCGTATATATCAAATACACAACCAATAAGCCTTTTATCTGCATCGCGAATTTCAGCACCAATGACTAGCTGAGTTTCCAGCAATATAGAAAGGGTTGTATGAGGAATAGAAAGTTCAACCGGAGCCGACGATGAATAAAAGTATCGCTGTAAAAATAGGGAATATTCAGCAGCATGTTCAGCTCTGGCACGCGTTGGTGTAGAAAAGAACGCCCCTTTGGGAATTGGTTTTTCAGCCAAAGTTGAAGAAATACAGCGAGGTTCCGCTGGATTTAAAAATGTCGATAAACTTTTCCTCTTTAGCCATTCCCACCAGGATAGACTAGCTGCCTCTGAAAAAAAGTGTCGGTCTGTCATATATACACCACATCTAAAGGGCATAAAATTGACTGCTTAAGCGCGTATTCTATACTGTACCCAATATAGAATATAGCTATAATGCTCGCAGTAGAGATTCCTCCTAGTACGATTACTACTGCAGAGTTTACATCTCCCGTAAAAAAGAATCGCTGCATCTGTTGTAATCGAAAACTGGGTCTAATCGGCTTCACATGCAAATGCGGTGGAAGCTACTGTGCAGAACATCGCATGTCTGAACAACATGATTGTACATACGACTATAAAAAAGAGGGCTCAAAGCATCTAGAAACCCAGCTTGTAAAGGTAGTCGCAGATAAAATCAGTAAAATTTAGACGGTACATTACAAATTTACAATCTGTTGCAAATAAAGAGAAACGATAGACGGAGACCATCGTCCCATGAGTTTTGTTTTTTTAGGATCAAACCAATCTAGCGCATCTTTTTCCCTCTTGTCTGCTCGCATACGAGCAAATGCAGCTGGATGATCATTTAGCCATTGAAATCTTCCTTGTGCTTCTTGGAGTTCACTTGAATCTACAACGGCTTGAAATATGTGATACTGAAAATAATGATTTTTAGGATAGTCTGGTTCACGACTCTGAACAACTAATCCAGTATACCGCAGATGATGAATATGTTGTATTTTTGATTCTTCAGACACTTCGCGTCGAACATTTTCAGCCATGAGTTGAATTAATGGCGCGCCATCTGGTTTTGCATCTTTTCCTTCCATTTGACCTTTTGGCGGCTCCCACGCCTTTGTAGACGCATCTGCCCCGTGCCGCTTTACAACCAAAAACCGTTCGGGATTAAATGGCTGTCCTTGCTCATGAATAAAACACGCTGCTCGCAAATACACGCGCCACCCTTCGACTGGATGTTCAACGTAGAAATAGCGCTTATGAGGTGCAAACTCTAACTTTGCAGCACCACGTATCAGACCGGGTTCGAATACATTTAATAAACCCCCTGGGGAAGTCGTCATACCCTATTTGCGGTATCTATATGTTTTTCGCTTGAAAGCTTTGGGCGGCTACGATAAAATTGATTGGTGTAGTTTAATACATATAAAGTACACCAGTTGAAAATGTCAACAAAACGTATACAAAAAGAATATACCGACTTGCAGAAGGATTGTCCTGAAAACTGCAGCGCGGGACCTCGTGGGGACAATCTATATCTTTGGGATGCGATGATTATGGGACCGAGCGACTCGCCTTTTGCAGGAGGTGTATTCAAACTCGAAATTCATTTTGGAGTAAATTATCCGTTTAGTGCACCCAAAATAACTTTTAATACAAAGATTTATCATCCCAATATTTCATCTAGTGGGGCTATTTGTCTTGATATTCTAAAAGACCAATGGTCGCCCGCTCTTACAGTTGCAAAAATACTTCTCAGTATTTGTAGCCTTCTAACCGATCCTAACCCTAAGGATCCTCTTGTTCCTGATATTGCAAATCAGTATACAAATGATCGTGAAACGTATAACAAGGTAGCTCGTGAATGGACTCTACGATATGCAAGTGGTGTCTAAGTACCCTATTTCTCAAATAACAGTAAATAACCATATTCAAATCCAAGCGGATTCAAATCTTGATATCCCACATATTTCCACCCAGCCCGTTTTCCCATCTGGACAATGGCTTCAATATTTGGCATCAAAAACTCATGTTTTTGTCTGCGCACATGCCCATTCTTGAAACGGAATGTTTCGTAAAATTCAGCCTTTGGGTCTGTCAAGACAAATTCAGCCTCATAGTCAAACTTGTCAAATATGACCTTACTTTTTCGTATACGTTCTTTTGTATATTTTTGAATACTAAATCCTACAAAAGGGCTAGCCGATTCAAGAATGGGATCGAATTTATATTTATTGACAACCTCTACAGCAAGTTTGCCCCCCTGTTTAATCCATAAATTCATATGTCTAAAAAACTCTTCTTGATCTTTCAAATAATACAGTGAAAAATACATACATACAGCATGTGTAAATTCTCCAGCGGCTGCTGCTGACGGATTCAAAATAGAGTCCTGGCGCCAACGAATTGACTGTTCTTGCTCCGGAGTAAGTTTTGCAGCCGGTGTAACTGTTTTTTCAGCCACTCTTAGCATCGCAGGAGAATAATCAAGTCCCACACATCGCCCAACGTTTTGCTTGGAAAATGAAACCACTGCATGACCTGTTCCAGACCCGACATCTAAAATAGACCACTCTTTTGTATTTGGCTGGGATTTCTTCCAAATATTTGTCAGCAAGGCTACCTTGGCTTGAGTTCGTTGACTTTGTGCACTCAATTGATCATAAACTCCTGCATAAAATTCATCATAAATGAGCTGAGGGTCTGTTATCCACGTGTATAGAGAATTGTCGGTGTGTGGTATTTGAGTAACTGTCCCCACAGTGCCTTCAAACCCTTCTGTAAATGTAGTCTTATACCCTTGTACTTTATCTATAGCCAAATGAATTAAATAATTTATACAAAGGAGTACCAAAACGCATAGAATGAATTTTTGTATACCTGACCACTCTGTATCGTGGCTCATCTCTGTTTTCTAGTGCGGGTTTTATAATGGCTTCTAGTGCCCGCATTTTGCCTTGGAATTCGACGACACGTTTTAGCCCGTTTATTTGTAGCACATCCGCTTCTATAGTTTGCAATGCGCTTACACAATCCATAAAATGTATCCTTTTTCATATGATGTAAATCTGTTTCCATACCACAACGAATCTTCCACAACCATGCGAGCGCAGATTTACGACTTTGTACTGCATTATGGAGTGGTCCTGCATGGCGCCTCCAGGAAAGTTGCCATTCCTTGTATGGTAGCATATATGGTAATGTCCTCCAAAATTCCTTGAGCCGAAGCTTTCGCTCCTTTGCAGTCAAAAGATTATATTTATTTCGTTCTTCAAGGCTTGTTGGCTCTTTTTCAGGTGCATCGGGCATTGGTTTACTGGGGCTGCTATCTGGATGATTATCCGCAATTGAAAATAAAAAGTCCCATCCTGGAAATTCAGTCTTAGAACAGTCTATATTTAAAAGTTCAGTATACTGATCCTTAACCATGGAAAACGACGGGTCGGGTGGAAGAGTCTGCCCTTGATCACGAAGCTTTTGATTTACTAAATTATGAATCTTATACAACCACTCTGGGTATTCTTTATTTTCATTTGGAATTGGTAATACGTTATAGTATTCGGTCAAACTTGCACGGCAAAATTTACAGGGCAAAACAAATGGAAGTTGTTTCCAGAATATCTTCTTATCCGTATATTCTGAAAATGAAATCATATGAAGAAGTCGCCACCCACTGGGACCCCAAAATTTAGTGTCCATCTCCTAATTTATCATTTGGTTTGATAGACCAATTCATTGCAAGATATTCACTCGGGGAAGGATATTGATGAATTTTAATTTGCATGTTTTTTCTTGTTTTCCGTGTATATTTTCCACCACTCTGACCCTGTATTTTTTTATATGGAATATAATGTTCTGATCCAAGATGAATTTGCCAATCCTGTCCTGCAAATGAAACAGAGTCAAAAATAACAGATAACGCGCTCTTTAACCAAATATAGATTATAGTGCATTTATTATCTTTCCATTTTGTAGAAACTTCGTTGGCAAATTCTTTCCATGTTTTTGTATCATTATATAATGGTAACAATTGTTCTGTTAGTTTTGTTTCAAGAAAATCAAAACTATATGGTTTTTTATCTAGATTATCAAAATTTATTTTAGATTCCTGATATAATTTACGCATTATCGGGTTTACCAATATCGCTCCAAATCGTTTTTCATAATACGATTGTTGATAAAAAAACAGGTCATAATCTGTACTATTTACTTGATAATATTTTCCATTTGGCAACAAACATGGAAATGATGCACTATCTTGTAATTTTAAAACCTGTAATTTTGGATTTTTTTCTTTTGCAATCGTCATTGCAAGTTTAGCCATAGCAATCGTTTTTTCGCCGCCGACTGTGTATGGAGGATCTAAAGAACAACCCTCTTTTGACTCTAATCGTGTAAAAGAACCTTCTGTGCCATCAATTGGAATTTTTAAAAACACACAGTCTGGAACTTTCCCTCCCACACGTATAATATACCCTATTGTAATTACTTGTCGAGTATCTCTATCAATTGTTGTATCGGGTTTAATAGAAACACGAAATGTGCCAAATGTTGTCCTTGCTATAAATAGTTCTTCCGTCATTATATGTAGGAATATATCTACTATATATCCCTGCATATGTTTATATTCAAATTTCATAGTATTTGCATATTCATTTACATACCAAATCCAGTTACACTCAAGGGTGCTAGGTAGGGGCGGACTTGCTGAATAGGAGCATCTTCCGCCTTGCATTTAACAACCGTGGGTGGGCACACTTGACGCGGGCATGGGGCGGGTGGAGGGCATTTCGTCGGCTCGGGGCATTTGACTTCAGGGCAACGAGGGCGGGGGCAAGGTGGGCATTCTCCCTTGGGCTTTGTGCATTTGCTGCAATCTAAAATTGTCGGCATCGGCTTGGGAACAGAGCTCTTGAGCACATAATTGCTTAAATCAGGAACTGGGGGGCATTCCGTCTTGAGCATATATTTGCTCAGATCTGGTTGAGGGGGGCAGGGGGGAATTGTTGATTTTAAGACGTATTTACTCATGTCAGGTTCACGGCAAGGTGGGCATGGGGGGCAGACGGGGCGGGGGCTCGGGCAACCGCATGGGGAAGGTTTGCTGCAACGATTACATTGCGCAGCCAATTCGGCGGTTGCATTAAACCCTTCGCGAGTTTTGCTAAACGCCTTGCTTAAAACCATTCCTAAAACAATGCCGATCAGCAAAGCCAGTCCAGGAACAACTATATTGACAGACTTGGTCATCGGGTACCTCTATCCAGTGCAGATAAAGAATCCTAACTAAAGAGTCTCAATCCTTCCATCCAGACCAATTTTGAGGTGGGCATCCACACGTCGTTGCTAAACCGGGATCAGTAGTTGTATTCAGTCGCATGCAAATCATGTTGGCATATCCTCTCCAACTGAAATTGTCGCCCACGACCGCATTATCGGGCAGCGCGCCGAAATCCTGGGGATTTAAACCACGGCGACGAATTTGCTCTTTAATTTCTTGACTGCGCTGTTTCCAATCCAAATGACCAGATTTCGGATCTGGGAAAATGCGACTCGCACTTACGCCAGGAATTCCGCTTTCATATCCTCGCTCAGTTTCATCCTTTTTTCCAAGTGGAGATGGCTGCTTTCCCATGACAGACTTTATATCTGGACTTTCAAAATGCACAGCTCCTTGCACGCCAGGAAGACCTGTACTTATTGGATACCCGCCTTGTTGGGCTGCTTCTTGTTTTTTAACCTCTGCTTGTTTTTCTGCCACCTTTGCATTTAATTTTGCAATATTGGGATTGTCATATTTTACATTTAAATTTAATCCCCAAGATGCACCTTCAAATAGATTTTTCATATATCCCTTCATAATATTATTAATCTGTTGCATTTGTTCAGTGTCGCGTGGAGACAGTCCTCCTGGAAATAGGTTTGCAACAGCAGGGGGTAAATCTGCTTTTTTCAATACCTGAGGGAGAGGTGCATCGGGTCTTGCGAGTAGGGGAAAGGCTTTTTCAATATCAGATGCAAAAATGGGAACAGTATCAGGCGTTAATGTTTTATTCTGCAATTGCTCAATAACTTGATCTACATCTGCTTTGATGCGATTCAGAGTATTAATACGTCCCACGACTACAGGATCGCTTGTTCCAGACGCTTCCATACGTTTGATTTCAACAACAACGCGTATTTGAAAGTCCTGTAATTGTTTAAGAGTCGCTCGTTTATCTGTAGTAGCGGGAGCTGCATTTACATCTGCAAACCCCTCTGTAGTTTGTGGCTGAATAGCTCCACTTGATTCTAAATCATGCAGAATGTCACGTAAATACCGTAAATTACTTTGAATATCGTCTAATTGTTTGCTATTAATGCGGCTTGGCAAACCGGGATTGCGCTCCATTACACTTTGAACATCGATAAGTTCGCCCATGTCTGCGCGAGCACGGGTTAGAGGGATCTGAATGGCGGGATCACTGCGAGATTCTAGCATCTGGGCTTGAAATCCAAAGAAGGCTTGGAGATCCTCCTTTACACCGAGAAGACGAATATACTTGGCTGGCTCAGTCGATGGGTCGCGATATGGGTTTGGGGTTTCTTTTGAACGCTGGGGGGCGGGAGCAGAGGGAAGTGTGGATGCTGCTGGTGGAGCAGGTTGAATATTTCCAACGCCCAGTTCAGCTTCATCTACAACTTTAGGCTGTTCAATTGGAAGTTTTGTGTAAAGAGCGGCAGGTGTTCCTGCATTTTTAGATGTCCAATCTATACCCATTAGATTTGTAAAGCCTTCCATTGGTTTTGCAAGTGCTAAAACAACCACGATTGTCGCTGCTATAAAAAAAAGTAGAGCTTTGTGCATCGGGTCGGTGCTTTCCTAACTGACCCAATGAGTTTTTATCTGTCAATCTTACTTTACTTTAGTGTGCAACCCCA